TATTCATTAAAGATGTATCTATCTTAACTTTATCACCGATATTAAATTTATAATCCGCTATTAATTTACTCATCTTTGTTTTGTTTTAAGTTCTTCTTCAATTATCTTTACCATTTCATCAAATGTAACTCCTTCTTCGTCTGCTCGTTGTTGTATGAATTTTGCTTGTAGATGTATATAATTTGCTTGACCTAATCTTTTCTTGTGAATTTCGTTAGATGCTTTTAGTAACCTACTGACTAATTCCTTATCTTCTTCTTTACTCATCTTCTTTTTGTTTTATTTTTAATAATGTAAATATAGTAAATGTTTTTTATATATGCAAATTATATTGTACTCTTAATTAATTCTGCAGTTACTTCTGACCACTGATGATTTCTAGGTACCAATGACGTATTATCAATAATGGGAATAAGTGAGTTGTTTAAATCTCCAAGTTGAGTAGCTTCGAATACTACACTATGGCTACCGTGGTCTTCTTTAGCATTAATGTTAAGTTCCACATTATGTTTCTCCATAAGTTGTATTAATTCTTCTTTGAATTTATTTATTGTTGACTTACTCATCTTCTTTTGGTTTAATTATTTCAAATTTATCCAAAAACTTTGATGGTATAATTACGCCAGGTTCTGTAGTGTTAAATCCTTTTTTTCTTTTATCTGAGTAATCTTGTCTAAGTGTTAAGGTACCGCATTTTTCAATTTCTTCAACTATATACACAATAGATTTATCCCTATATGGAAATCCACTTCTTTTATTTTTAGATACAAAACTAACCTTATCCCCAACATTTAATTTTTCTTCTTTACTCATCTTTGTTTTGGTTTAAATCCATTTAATAAAGTTATTATCTGACTCAATCTTTTTTATCTTTTCTTCACTTGGTCTAATTACAGCAGCTAATGATTGGACCTTATTATCTTGTTTGAACTCTTTCATTAAGTTTTCCCATCTTTCAATTTCTTTTGCTCTCCATTGGTTTAATGTTGTATCTTCATCAAACATTAGAAAGTATCCTTTGTGTAAATCTGTTCCAATACCAGTTTTCCATGTAAATTCTCCATGAGTTTCTTTTGGGTGTCTCGGTTCATTATATCCCCACTTTAAATAAAATTTTTCTTTACTCATTTTTGTTTTGGTTTATATTCAATTTCATCAATAATAAAATCACCGTTTTGTTCTTTCTTCAAAAGTTCATACGCATCAATAAGTCTTTTGGCGTCTGGTAAGGTTTTACAATAACCTATATCATTTAATTCTACCCCATAGGGTAATAATTTCCAATCCCATAATGTTGAATCATCCACTATAACACCAGGTATCTTGTAATTTTTTGTTATCGTATTAGCCACCATAGGAACCCATCTGATAAATTTTTCTGATGGTCTTTTTTCTTTTATGATTTTATATCTTCTCATCTTCTTGATTTACAATTATTTCTTAGTTCTATACACCACACTTCTGGGTTTTTATCGAATTCTCTATCTAGTTTCGATGCCTTTAATGCTAGGTCCACCCATTCTTCAGATTCTGAATTTTGTTCTATCCATTCTTCATATGGATATTCTATACCACCCATATAAATTAAATTGTCTCTTAACTTTTGATAACCTTCGATTGCGTACCTTTCTTCTTTTGTAGGTCCAATGCCTTCCATATATTCAGGTTTCTTTCCACTACCAAGATTACATAATACTCCAGAAACAAAGACACAATATAAGTCATCTAGTTGCTCAACTGTTGGTTTATATCTTTTACCTAATTCAACAGTTAGATAGGATTTCCATATAAAATATCCAAAATCAATTTTCATTTTAGAACATGCAAGTTTTAGTTTTTTTAATTGTTCTTCTTTACTCATCTTCTTTTTGGTTTATTAGTCTACGCATTACAGAACTTGTATAATCTTCTCTTTCATTTCGTTCTAATCCAGCTTCAATCATTATTGCATTACCTTGACCATGTACAAATGCTTGAGTAATTTCGTGTTCTAATTCTTCTATTGTTAATGTTATCTTTTTACTCATCTTTGTTTTGTTTGTTAGTCTTCGTAATCTTCATCATATATTGTATAGTATACTACATGTGATGTTTCTCTATATTCAAATTTCATTAGTTCCACGACCATGCTATATAGTTGAGATGTTTGTACTTCTTCCTTAAAGTATTCTTCGGTATCAATACAATAGCTTCTTTCACATTCATTTATTTCCATAGTGAATTTTATTGTTTCGTCTATCCATACATCATAGGTAATACAATTATCTGGGGATGTGTCAGCGTATAGTGTTTGGATTACTTCTGGGACTATTTTTTCTAGTGTTCTATAATGCATCCAGCTACTTGTTTTTTCATCAGATGTATTGTAGGATACATTCTCTTGGTATATGAAGTTTGGGTCTTTAGCTTCTTCGTATGTTAACTCATGTGTTTCTCCAAGTTCATCTTCCTCGTCTTTATGTTTAACCAGGTTTTCTAGTCTTGTTTCTTCATCCTGTATAAAGCCTTTAAATATTGCAATAAGATTATCTACATCGGGTTTAAAGGTTTCACCTGATTTAGTTTTAAATTCTTTTACTTTAAATTCGAAATTAATTGTTTCTTCCATTTTATTTTGTTTTAATCTATTAATTCATTTAATATAAAGTCTGCATCATTATCGCTAACAATCTTAGCTACATTGAGTATTGAAAGTATAGCTTGTATATCTTCTTCTTGTTCAAATAATTTATCTGTTATTTCAAACATATCAACTACATCGTCATTTGAAGGATATATCTCCAAATTGCAGTCAACAGACCCATTTTCATTGACGATTAGATATACATCCATAGTCCCTAGAATATTTAGTTCCATGGTTTTCTTATACATGACACTATATATATCAAGTTCTTCCAATTCATCAGGCCAGTAGTCTCTTTTAAAACCACATAATTCAGCGAAAAAGTCGTACTCACTATCGAAGTGTTCTGGGTCAAGGTCTTCCATTCTTCTTTCATCGATAACTTCATATAGTAGGTGTGGTTCACCCTTAAATGAAAACTTGTGGATTTGATTTATCTTAATATAGCCAAATAGGTATTTAATACGTTCCACTACAAATCTTCTACCGTCATTAAGTTTTACATCAACAAATACATAAGGTTCGTTTTGGTCAGAACCTATAAATGATAGGTAGTCTGGGTAATCAATTTCATCTATATTAAATTCTTCATATACGATAGACTCACAATCATCTGGTGTGATGTTATTGTCCAGAAATATCTTTTTATATATTGTCGGTTGGTCAATCTTTAATGATTGGTACCACCACCAGTTATCCTTTTCAGTTGCGGAGCCAGTTTCATCAGTAGGTAAAAGATATTTAACATTATCTATAGTTTTAAATGAATCGTCTTTCAATTCATCAAGAGTTAATGTTATGGTTTTTTTATTTTCTTTACTTGTCATCTTTGTTTAAATTATCTTGAATGTATTCTCTTATCATTTTAGGTGTTATATTACAACCACCATGTTCAATTTCATATTCACCGAATCCAAGTTCACTAAATTCTACTCTCTTTATAATTTGTTTAGTGCTGGGATTATATATTCTCACCTCTGCTTTTCTATCTATATCATGTTCTATGATATATTTCCATTCCACACCTTTTACATTCATATTTCTGAGTTTTCCTTTACTCATCTTTACTTTAAGTTTAATAATTTAGTATAGAACTTTACCCTTATTAATTCGAGACCATAGCCATACCATATTTCACGACAATACCTGGGTATTTACTTTCGGTTTCATCTATAAATTCTTTATTTTCATTTATGAATTTATTAATTTTATCTTTGGGGTCAAAGCCAAATAATGATATATTAGTTAATTCGTTTGCATCAATATGGTCACCATACGCATTGGTGTTAGGTAACCAAGTTTCATAACCCGCTTTAGCGCCAGAAAATTCAAATGACAAGAATTTGTCCTCATACTTACCATCAGCCAAATCACCTGGATATGGATATATATCTTCTGTTTTTTCCTTAACTACTAATTCATTAGGTTGCCCATTTTCTGGTGAGAACTTATGTGGGGTTTCTAAGTTTGTTTCATTATCAATATAAGTATATTTCTTTACTATATTTTTACCCCTAGGAACTTCTATGTATACTCCAACATATACTGTTGTATAATATCCCATATTATATTTAATTTTAAGTATTAATAATTACAAAGTAAATTTACGATTAATTATTTTCATGGCGACACTGTGACTAGGTGCATTTATAGTCATCATATGTCCAATCCTTAATTTATGGTCGATTAATATCTTACATTTATTTTTTTCTATGAAAGAAATTAATTTAGGATAGTCTTTATCCTTTACATTTATTTCTAATCTCATTTTTTATATTTTTTTGTTGTTTTTAACTTCATTAATAAAGCTAATATAAAAAATTAATTTTAATTATCCAAATTAATTCTAATTTTTTATTGTTTAAGGTCTGATTTAACCATTTCTATTTGTAATCTTTGATAGAAAGTATCATTATAGCCATTCATTGCATTATATAACTCCTTCTTTAATTCTTTATCGTTTTCCAACTTGTTACCTCTGTCTGGGTAGTTATCATATATAGCATATTTAGTTTTTGACTTAAGTCTTTTATCTATATAGAAAGTCCCTCTATTCGTTACTATTTTTGTGGTGCCACCATCTTTATATATGTCTATTTTTTTTACTGTATATTCTTTACTCATCTTTGTTTTGTTAACATGATAAATTCTTCCCTACCGTTTGAAATCCTATCCTCCCAAATTTCTATACCTTTCGAAATATATTTTTCAATGTCCCAGTCAATTGTATTTTTGGCATCAAATATTGTACGTTTGGTTTTAGTTTTTAAATTAATATTTTCCCAACAAGTTATTAATCCAAACATCTTATACTTCTTATAGAAGTCGTAGCATATTAAATCATTATCGAAACCCCAAATCTTAATCACGAATTTATAATCTTGGTCATTTGCTCTAAAAAAATGTGTAATATTATTTCCCATACCTCTAATATATGAATAATAATTTAACTGTACAAATATTTTATGAATTTATATAAATGCTTGTTTACCTGTAATACTTCTACCCACAATTAATTCATTAATTTGAGCCGTACCTTCGTAACTATATAATGCTTCAGCATCAGCCATATACTTAGCAATATCATATTCTAAAAGAATACCATTACCCCCAAACAATTCCCTACCAGTAGACACTAGTCTTCTCATTGCTTTGGTAATCCATACTTTAGCTAAGCTTGCTTGTTCATCTTTCATTTGACCAATGTCTTGTAATATAGATAATTGGTAGACCATGTTTTGCATTGCTGTTAAGTCACCTAACATGTTAGCTAAATGAGATTGTGTTAGTTGGAATGAATCTATTGGTTTACCAAATTGCTTTCTACTATTACAATACTTAACGGTGGCTTCATAAGCTCCCATACTTAATCCTACTGATTGCCAAGCCACACCTGCTCTAGTCATTTTTAATACTCTACTAGTATCTTTAAATGAGTTTGCATTTTGTAATCTATTCTTTTCTTCTATTATGCAATTATCTAGTGTGATAAGTCCATTCTGTACAATCTTTAAGGATATCTTACCTTCTATCTTCTCCACTGAGAATCCTACATTATCTTTTTCTACTATAAATCCTTTTACCTGATTGTCACTAACATCTCTAGCCCATATAATAGTAATATCGGAAAAGGTAGAGTTACCTATCCATTTCTTTTGACCATTTAAAACCCATTTATCACCCTTCTTTTCACAAGTAGTAGTTAGACCTCCAGCGACTGCGGAACCAACTAATGGTTCCGTTAATCCAAACGAACCTAACACTTCCATTCTTCTCATTTTGGGTAACCAGTATTGTTTTTGTTCTTCAGAACCACACAGGTAAATAGAACCCATAGCCAGTCCTGAGTGAACACCTATGAATGTAGATAGTGAAGGGTCCACTCTTGATAATTCAGCGGCCACCACACCTTCTGATAGGCTAGATTTGCTTTGACAGCCATAACCCTTGTAGGATAAACCACATATATCTAATTTTTTTAACTTAGGTATTAATTGATGTGGGAATTCATCTATGTACCAATAATAGTTGATGATAGGTTTGACATCTTTTTCCATAAATGCCCTAACCTTTAATCTTAAATCATTATCTTCTTTGGTTAAGTTATTGAATATGTTATAGAAGTCTGAATCATAATTGGCTTCTGTCTTTTCTTCCTTACCCAAACTTTTTAATAATTTAGGATTCTTTTCCACAAAGGAAATTACGTCTGTTATATTAACATCTTTAAACAGTTTGTATATTTTTTTTAAATCTTTAAAGTTTATCATTTTTATATTAATTAATTATTGTTATTTCTAATTTTAGTAAGTTTTTCCTTATACAGCATAACCCTTAAGTGATATGAACATAGTATAACAATACTTGTTATTTCACCCATAATTATACTATAAAAGTATAATGCTATTGATAGCATAAATAATATTCTATATAATGTAAATCTCTTATTTTGAAATAGACTGTAAAGACATGCAAAATAGAAAGAAAGTGCAAATATATTATGTAATGTATTAAATTGGTAATGGTTAAATGCTGTTACTAGTAATAGACATAAACTAGGTAGTTTCCAGTTTTTTAATGAAAAGAAAAAATAAGAACATATAACATTTGATATTATAAAAAGGGGTTGATATTCTGTATCCCAGTATTGGGATATTGAACCCAGTATATCTCCACTTGTTACCATTATAAATGGGGTTGTAAGGGAGAAAAAAACTGCGAATATCTTTACGTGAAACTCTTTTAATGAGCGGAACTTACTTAACAAACTTTTAATCATTGCTCATTCATATTCTTTTGATTTAAGAATTCAACATGAAATATTTCATGTGTATGTTCGTTAAAATTAATCTTATGTTTTAAAAACCCTACCCCTGATGTTTCTATATAAATCATCACAACATTTCCATATAATTCTGGTTGGTCTGGGTGCCATAATGTTTCGTCAAACCATAGTTTTGAGTTATAGTCTTTAAACAATGTTTTATGCCATTGTTCCATTAACTCTAACTTACTGAATTCGTTGTACTTATGATTTTCTTCTGGACCAAACATATTTAGGCACCTATACGTAAATCTTTGTAATTTAGATACAACATCAAATGTTTTATCGTTAGATTCAAACACCAGTTTACTCATCTTGATTTACCGTATAAGATATTTATGTTTCTTTTAAGTTTTTTATACTTACTTAAAACTTTTTTATACTCTTCATAACTTACCCAATGACCATTTTCATCTGGAAACATACCTTCACCATTTCCACAACTATGTCTTTTTGTATTCTTACTCATCTTTATAATTTAAATTTGTTGTCCACTTATTAATATAATATTGTTTATCGTATCCTTTTAGATTTAGATGTACTGAATCATACCCTTCTGTTCTTATAACTATCCAATCTATACCTTCAGCTTCTATAATAGAGTTATCTAAATCGTATCGCCTCCCACCAAAACCATTACAATAACTATCTGTTATTTTTAATCCTATATTACTCATCTTTATATGTTATTTAGTATTTTGTATTAATTTGTCTAAGGTCCATTATTACGTTTTCTAGCTCTAATATTGCATGTCTATACCCCTTTATATTAGTTTTGTCGTTCCTTTCCTTAGCTTTGTCACATAGTTTTTGTAAAAACGATATTCGCCTAGTGTATTTATCTATTAAACTATCTATAATAACCATGGTTGTTTTATATATATTTTAGGTTTTTAAAACCAGTTGTTTCGTTTGATATCTTTGTGCTGTTTTCTATTACTGAATCATAGTTTTCTTGGTTACCTCTATTGAATATTTCCATGTATACTTCATCACCTGATTTTGGTGTGTGAAATATTGAGAAGTGGTCAAACTTTCTTTGATTATAATTGTTGTGTATAACTTCGTAGTCTATCTCAATTATATCACCAACTTCAAAAAAGTTTAAAGAGCCATCGTGAAATCTTTCAGTAACTAAGTAAGAACCATGTTTAGAGTAATCATGTTCTCTTTCTTCTTTATCATTTTTTACCTTTAATGATATAGCCATTTCTAAATTAAGCCAACCTATAATAAATTCATATTCACCATTTAAGATGGTGTCATGTGTTATCTTAATAAATGGTAATATATATAGTTGATATTTTACTTTATATATTTTCATCTGTACCTTGTTTTATGCCGTTAAATGAACTATCTCCCATTCCTGGGTTGTAGTCAAGGTTTGTCATAATGTCAGGATACAAAGCTGCGAAACTATGCTTAGGGTTTATCATATCAGTTAGAACTGATACTCTAGAATCGGTTCTATTGTGTTGACAGAATAAAGATATTTGTTGTATCTCGTTAGAGTCTAATACTGAGTGTATTTCACCGTTATATTTTTCAATTAGTGTATCCATATCTAAATGAATACCATTTAAGTTTAAATTTTCCATGACACTAAGATAGGTATTTTTTTCTAATATGAAAGTATATTTTTATTTTATTTTACTAGTGACTATTAACGTAACTGTTAATGCAAGCCACCATGCTCCTATTCCGATTGCTGGTACCATAATATTTAATTATTTTTTAAATTTAAAAAGGTCTATTAGCCCTATTACCAAACCCACTGAGAGAATTGTACCTATTATTATAAAAATTTGGTCGTTCATTTATTTTTTATATTTATTAATTATAATTTGTGCGATTACCACTAATAATCCAACAAATGAAAAGCTTACCGCTAAAACTATAATAACTGGAATTATCCATGGTAATATTTGATTCATATCTATTTATTAAAATGTAAATTTAACCATTACCTCTTCACGAGGATTTGCTTGTATTGAGTATCTAAACTCTCCGTTATCAATATCTTCAGGTTTTGTTGTGTCGATTACTTTATAAACACAAACATTATTAATTAATTCTAAGATAAACTCTCTTGTTTCGGTACTTGGATGTTTCCCATAAAAAGATTTGATTATGTCTTTAATTTTTAAAACTTCACCCCTTAACCTTACTGCTTGTAAGTTACTCATGTTTTGTTATTTTTATTTTGAGTTTTAGTATTTACAGTTTGAATATTAGTGGTGTTATTATTAACCCACCAACTACCATCTTTTTCTTGTTCATCATAATGACCAGCATCGAATCCATCATCAAATGCCATCATACATAATTCTTTAACCTCTTCTAGTGTATATAATTTATTCATAGTTAATTTGGTTTCATAATTATAATTACCATAGTGAGAGAAGTAGGACTTGAACCTACGCCTATGGAATCAGTGCACTTCACCATCGCTCTATCACTGAGCTATTCTCTCATTAAATGTCTGTAGAAACAAACATTTATTGCCATTTTAATGACCTTTGTTTGTTTTTAAAAACTCTCCAAGTCCTCCAAGTGGAATACAAAACATAGGCTATATTCATCTATGTATTTTAACAACTCCGTAAACGGTTGTACCTAACTTCAAAGCTAACACTCTTGATAGTGTTGTGATACCTGAGTTGTTTCCTCCTGAGACAGCCTAGCACTGTAAGCGTATTCACTTGCTCATCCATTAGCTTGGAGAGTTTAAAATAGTAATAGTCGTATCAACCAGCATCGGTGCTTTCAAGTCTTCTAAGATACCTCTTATCTTGCGGAACCTCCCCGTAACCCTCTGCTATATTACTGTATATTTCAAATATATGTATTTTATTTCATTCTAGCAAATATAATTCAATTTATTTTTAATTAAATGAATATACTGCAGCTAAAACGATACTAGATAAGTTATCTTTTTCTTCAAAAACTTCCGAACTAGCCTTATCAAGTCTATACTCTAATTTTAAGTTTAGATTCTCAACAGCATAGTCAAGTGTAGTCGTTAGACCAATAACATCAGCATTAGCTACTTCAGTGAATTCAGAGAAGTATTCTGCTCTAACCCCAGCAGTTAATTTACCGAAGTTGTATTGAGGGTATAATGCCGCTCCATAGAATCCAGAACCATCAGTTTCATTGTAAGTTGTGTTTATACCTAAATAAAACTTCTCTGATAAATCATAACCAGCTGTTAAATCTACTTGGAAAGTAGCTTCGGAACTAGAATCTTGTTTACCATAAAGTGCGTTAAGATACGTGTCCTTATAACCTAACTGAGCACCTAATGTGTTTAGGTTAGTTGGGTTGTATTCAGTAGCGTCTGTTGCGTTTAAAACAGCTAACATACCTGTAAGATTCTCAGATAAATTAAAGTCAGCCTTTAGTCCACTGTGTGAAAATGGTCCATAAGAAAACATATAACTAGTTGAATAGTTAAAGTTTCCTGTAGGTGAAATAACTTCATAACCTAAGAAGGTATTAAAGTTACCCATAGTAAACGTAAGGTTATCATTAACATCCCAATAAGCATATAGCTGATTGACAATGCTAGAGTTACCTGAAGATAAAAATACTGCATCTTCTCCACGAGGTCCAAATACTAAGTCAGCAACGAATCCCGTGTTCTTTGTATCATAAGAGCTAACCAGGTTAAACATACCTAATGAGAAACCATTTAAATTGGCAAATGATGTTGCGGGTGCAACGTCAATAGTTGAAGTACTTAAATTCCTTCTGTAATAAATGTCAGCGCTTCCTTCAAAAGAAAGTTTTGATTTTTCTGTAGCCAAGCTATCTTGACCATAAATAAATGTCGTACCTAGTACAACAAGTAAGATTGTAATTAATTTTTTCATTTTTAAATTTTTATGTAAATTAAAGGGGGTGATTAACCCCCTTATGTTATTTATGTTATTAATGTTGATTAAGCCTAAAGTCAGGGTATGCGGACATACCATGTTCAGCGTTATCTAAACCTTCAAGTTCTTCTTCTTTTGATACTCTAAGTCCCATAGTTTTCTTGATAGCAAATAAAATCAAGAAAGAACTAACTAAACAAAAAGCACCAATAACTAAAACACCTGTAAGTTGTGTCATGAATTGACCAGCGCCAGCCATGTTACCAAAGATACCTACAGCTAAAGTCCCCCAAATTCCACAACCTAAGTGTACTGCAATAGCACCAACTGGGTCGTCTAATTTAAGTTTATCTAACAGAGATACTACAAGTACAACTAAGATACCTCCAATGATTCCGATAACTACCGATTCGTTTGGAGACATTTGGTCTGCACCTGCTGTAATGGCAACTAGTCCACCTAGTATTCCGTTCAAGAACATTGTTAAATCAAATGACTTGTCCTTAATGAATGAAGTGATAGCCGCACCCACACCTCCAGCAGCGGCTGCAAGGCAAGTGGTAACTAATGTTAGTGATGTTAATGCTGGGTCTGCGCTTAATACGCTACCACCGTTAAATCCAAACCATCCTAACCATAAAATCAATACTCCCGCAGTAGCGAAAGGGATATTATGTCCAAAAATTGGAATAGCCTTTCCACGTTTAAATTTACCAATTCTGGCACCCAATAGCCATACTGCTACTAAAGCTGCCCATCCACCAACTGAGTGAACTAAGGTACTTCCCGCAAAGTCATAGAATCCTAGATTGTCTAAGAATCCACCACCCCACTTCCAAGAGCCTACAATAGGATAAACTAATCCTACGTAAATTAAACTGAATAACATAAAGCTTGTTAGCTTGATTCTTTCAGCTACAGCACCAGAAACAATAGTTGCGGCTGTTGCGGCAAACATTCCTTGAAATAAGAAATCTGTCCACCATGTGTATCCACCGCTGGCATACTCGGCAGTCATACCATTTGCAGGCGCATCGATTCCGAATCCAGCAAACTTTAAAATACCTAAATCACCATCTTCGAAACCTGGGTACATAAGGTTAAATCCACCTATATAGTAGACCAATAGCCCCATACAAATGATGAAGATGTTTTTGAAAAGAATATTAATTGTATTCTTTTGTCGTGTCAATCCAATCTCTAAGAATGAAAATCCTAGGTGCATGAAAAATACTAGTCCAGTACAAATCATCATCCATATGTTGTTTGTTGTTAACATTTCCATATCTTTCTTAGTTTAAGGTTTGATTTCCCCTTTCACGGGTTCTTATTCTATACGCTTCCTGAACATCGGAAACAAATATCTTACCATCACCCACCTTGTCCGTGCAAGCAGAGTCTAATATGGCATTTACAGTTCGGTCCAGAAATTCGTCTGAAACAACTATTGATAAGTACCTTCGCTGAATATCGTTGGTACTGAATTCCACGCCTCTATAAACGTGTCCTGTTTTCTCATTACCGTGCCCTGTCACATCCCAATAACTAAAGAAAGTTACCTTAACGTTCATGAGCGCAGTCTTCACATCATCAAACTGAGATTTCCTGATGATGGCTTCTACTTTTTTCATAAAAAAAATTTATTTATATTATTATGGGCGCAAATATACATCTTTTTTTTTTAAAGTAAATATGTTTAACAAAAAAAATCCGTTAATTTAACGGACTCTTTAATTACTTAATGTTATTTTATATTATTTACTTACCAAGTTTCTACCTTAATGATTTCAACCTCTTCTTCTGGGTGATTTATTGTATAGTTTCTTCTAATTTCTTCTAATACATAATCTTCCAAGCTTCTATTGGTTTCGACCTCATCAAAATCAAATTCTAGTGTAGTTCTTTTAGTTATTTTAACTTCAACGGTATAACCTGTATAATTTTCTACTTTCATGTTTTTTATATTTTAATTATCTATTTCAATAAATGTTGATTCCCCATCTTTAACATTAACAACTACAGTGTATCCTACGCCCCTAACACCACTTTCAGTTTTACATTCATATGTTTTGTTTCGATAATTCACTGTTATTATATAACCACCCCATTTGCCAATGTAATTGCCGTCTGGTAATGAGGTTAAAATTCTTTTTTCAGTTGTTGTGACTACGTATTTCTCAGTAGTTTTTATTATTTTGTTGCTCATATTGTATTTAATTCTGTTAATATTTTTTTACTATCTTCAAATGTTTTACCGCAAAATTCTATTTCTGCAGTATAGTTTTTACAAACATCTGGATAATCTGACGTACCATGTATTGTGCATATGTTCATTTCATTCATATTGTTGCATCTAACGCCAGCTGGTTTTCCATTTGGGTGATTGGGTATTGAACTGGATATGTCAATAAATATACAGCAAGCCCCACAACCCAATCTACATTCCATAGCTAAATAATTGTATATTTATTTCCCCTTTAATTTCGCTTTAATAAAGCAAACAAATGTTGTTACCCCACAAACTAATATAAACAAAAGTGATGGGTGTGGTTCCCCACATAATCCAAATGCATGTTTAATAGCTTCTAACATAATACTACTTTATTTCTATTGATTTAACTTTGACGTTACCTTCAAATTCTATTTGATAGATGCTCAAACCTTTTTTATTAAATTCTTCTCTTGTAATATTATGCTCTTCACAATATTCTTTAATTACCATATCAACATTTTCATCTCTTTTGTTCGATAAGGTTCCGTTTTCTCCTATTATTATTACTCTATTCATTTTACTTATATATTAATCTCTTTGTACCCTATTTTACCATTACCATTTATATCATACCACTCTCGATAACCAAGATACATTCCGTTATTGAGGGTACATTTACACCCTACCTTACCGATATACTCAATACTATTGTATATAAGTTCCCAGTAACCATGTCTCTGACCTTTTTTATTTTCCTTATTCATATACTAATCTCTTTACGGTGTGTTTCACCATTTTCAAGATACCACTCTCGATAACCAAAATACATTCCGTTATTGAGGGTGAATTTACACCCTACCTTACCGTTAAGGTATCTCCATTCCCAGTAACCGTGCCTTATATCTTTTTTATTAAACCTATTCATATATTAATCCTTTTACACTCTATTTTACCATTTTCATGATACATCTCTCCATAACCAAGTGGTGTTCTGTTATTGTAGGTAAATTTACGCCATGGCTTACCGTTAAGGGTAAGAAAGTGTTTAACTTCCCAGTAACCATGCGTTATTCCTTTTTTATTAAACCTATTCATATACAAATAACTTTACAGCGTTAATTAGAAAATGACTCACAATCGTTTAATTCTTCTCGTATAAAATCAATTCCGTATATCTCAATTAAATTCTCCAAATGCTCTCTAAGGTAGAAGGATTCTAAATCCCAATCTTCCCAATTTTTATCTGGTTTTTCATTTAAAACTGAAACGGTTAATGTTTTTCTTTGTTTTTTTATTTTTTCACTAATCATAATGTGTGTTTAAAATTTTAACCCTATTCATATACTAATTTGTTTACAGTGTATTTTACCATTACCGTTTGCATCATATAACTCTGAATAACCAAGTAATATTCCGTTATTGTAGGTATATTTAGCCCATAACTTACCGTTAAGGTGTTTAAATTCACAGTAACCATGTGATTGACCCTTTTTATTGTACTTATTCATATATTAATCTCTTTACAGTCTATTTTACCATTTGTATGGTACCACTCTACATAACCAAGCGGTGTTCCGTCATTGTAAGTATATTTATACAATAACTTACCTTTAGGGTATTTACGTTCCCAGTAACCATGCGCCACCATCTTTTTTTTATTGAACCTATTCATATCCTAATATGTTTGTACCCTATTTTACCATTTGTATTGTACCCCTCTCGATAACCAAGTAATATTCCATTATTGTAGGTTTTTTTATACCATAACTTATCTTTAGGGTATTTATGTTCCCAATAACCGTGCTGCCGACTTTTTTTATTGCACCTATTCATATCCTAATCTGTTTGTACTCTATTTTACCATTTTCATGATACATCTCTCCATAACCAAGCGGTGTTCTGTTATTGTAGGTAAATTTACACACTACCTTACCTAATGATTTCCATTCATAGTAACCGTGCTCCTGATAATATTTATTCCACCTATTCATATACTAATCTGTTTAGAGTATATTTCACCATTACTGTTTGCATCATACCGCGTTTTATAACCAAGTAATATTCCGTTATTGAAGGTATATTTACACACTACCTCACCGTTATGGTATTTACGTTCCCAGTAACCATGCGTTATTGCTTTTTTATTTTTCTTATTCATATACAACTTATTCATATACAAATCTGTTTGTACCCTATTTTACCATTTGTATTGTACCCCTCTCGATAACCAAGTAATATTCCGTTATTTAGGGTATATTTAGCCCATAACTTACCGTTAAGGTGTTTAAATTCACAGTAACCATGTGATTGACCCTTTTTATTGTACTTATTCATATATGGTCCAATTTGATAAAACACATAATTATGATTGTGCGGTTAAAAGACTAAAATATTTATCAGCATTTAGTGGGACTATCTTGCCTTCTGGTTTAATATTGTCATCAATCATTTCAACCATTAATATATCACCTTGTCTTTTAATTTCTTTTATATTATCAATAAGGTTTTCATGAATTCTAAATGTAGAGGCTACAGCTTCAAGAGGTTCATCTTTGTATTGTTCCTCAATCCAAATCCAGTGTTCTTCATCTGTTGACGTACACCAGCATTTTAGAGCATATAGTGATTCATTTTGAATACCAAGTTTTTCACCATTTACCTTGTGTGTTTCATATATGACATCATATTCTTCATGACATAAGAAATTGCCATTAATATCATATTTTTTATGTTTAACTAATTTACCATCAGTGGCAACTCTTTCGTGACCTAAGTTAGTAATCATATCTGAAACATCTATTGTACCAAATACTCTAGCTTGGAAGTCAACATTTTTTAATTTAAATGCTTCTCTATAAGTAAACTCCTCAACACTGTCATAAATTTCAACTAATTTGTCTAAGAAATCATCACAAACAAATTCATGTTTACTACTTTGAAAGTCATCAATGTGTGATTGTGGAATGGTGTCAAAGGCTTTAAAGTCAGACTCGCTATCATCAAATTCGAATGGATAACCATCTGAGTTGTAGACATGTTTTATTTTATTAATAAACTTGTCCATAAACTCCTGTCTATTTCTGTAAAATCCTTTAATAAATTTAACCGCCTCAACATCTGAAACATCTGAAATATTAAAACATTTTTTAGGTACATCAATAGTTAAACCTAATTCATTAATTCTAATAAATACATCGTAATCTTTGTTAGTCTCACTCATAACTTTAATTTTTAATTGTTTTTAATTCTTATTAATTTGTTTTTAATCTTTAATATCTGATAAGCTTCACTGTCAGTGTCAACATTTTGTATTGCAAAGTGTAGTGCCTTATCAAGTTTTCTAAGTTCTTCTAGTGTAAATTTAATGTTTTTTATCATAACTACAAAATTTAAGTGATAATTATTAACATTGTTAGCGCACCCATTATGAGTCCTAATATAAATAACTCTAGTTTAGTTATACTTCTATTACTCATTTTATCTTCCTTGTGTAAGAGTTATATAATTTTTTTACCTCACTTAGTTGTTTTTTTAGTTTCTTGTCTCCAATATCAACTAAGTCAACTAACTGATTAAATCCGTGTATTGCCGAAGCGTGGTCTCTGTTTACCCTTTTACCAATGTAATAATATGATTTATTAGTTAAAGTTTTAGATAGGTAATAATAAATTGCCCTAGCATCAACTACTTCTCTACCTCTGTATTTTGACTTAAAAACATCTTCAGTAATGTCTAGATATGTTGTTACAGCTTTAATTATTAGGTCTATCTTTTTAGATTCACTAGCTTTATTTTTTTTATTTTTAAAATATGTGGTAACATATTTGTAATCATGACCTTCCCTAAACAATAGGAATGCTTTCTTCATTTGATTTTCAGTAAATACCATATACCTTTATTATAATTTATCAATTAATTCAAAAACTTCATTTAATATTTTCTCTCTCTTTTTATTTTCTTCTATTTTATAATCTCTCCTGGCTTTTTTTAACCTTTCAATTATAACTTGTCGATTAGTTGTTGAGGTTTTTCTATTAGCCCCACTGCTCATTCCTATTACACTCATAATCTTTATTATTTAAATTAATTAAAACAAATATAGGTATTAATTTTAAATTCTCCAAATTATATTTAAGAATAAATTAACACCTATAATATATTGTACAACTTTTTGTTGTCGTAATTAAACATAAAATCATTAACACTATTAACTTTATTATTTGCTAAACTAAAGTAAAGACCAGTAAAGTTCTTTATGTTATTTTCCTCGCATGTCTTGAACACTTCCATTGCGTACCTCTTTTTTTCACCAGCGGTTATATTTTTTGGTTTCAATGTTTCAAGTGTTATCCATAAGTTGTTTAACTTATCGATTAATCCATTGTAATTTTTATGAAGATTGAAAATCTCTTCTCTTCTTTCTGGGAAAGTAGATGCGAATTCTTCAATTTCATTTGTCTTAACAACATCCATTATTGCATGTTCAGAGGTCTTGGACTTCAAGTGGTGAACCGCAACATAGGCTGGGTTTTTCAACTTAACCCTATTGAAGTTACCATCCACTACAACATAACCTTCGTCATACCATACCATATTCTCAAATGTTTTTATAATGGTACCAGCGTTCTTAGCGTTAAGGTCATATCTTTTAACGACTGGAAATCCCATAGACTTAGCTATTGATTTCATTGAACCATAATCTAATTCAACTAACCCTGTTAAATTTCTAATAGCTAATAATGTAGCTGAAGATTCCGCATGTGGTTTGACTACTATGTTGTATGGTGTAGTCAATTCGAATACATATACGTATCCCTTAACGAAACCACTTCTAGATGTTAAATGTTCCTTACTTAAACCATACTTATTATCCATAGTGTTCCAGAATAACTCATTGAAGGTAGTCCCGTATTTGTTATTTACTTGACCTTCACCCTCAGCTGTACCAGTAGTAGCGGCGAACCACTCTTCCTTGTTCCAGTCCCAATATACTTGTATCATCGTACCATCTAACTTTTCAAGTACGTGAGCGGTATTCCAGTCTATTCTAGCTGCGTGACCTTCAGAGTTGTTGAAGAACTTTCTGAAAGATAAACACATGATGTTCCAGGTGTCTTTTTCAAGTATAAGTCCTCTACAATCTTGTACTTCAAATAACCCCATAGAAGACTCTATTTGGTCGTACTTCAAAAGTATTTTTGAATCATACTCTCGTACCTTCAATTTGAAGTCTGAGACTGATTTATGCAATCCGTTTTCCTTTATGTATTTTATGATAGTTAATTCCATTTTAAATTTATTATTTCGGTAATTTGTCAACCAAAACTATTATAGGTTTTTCTGTGATGGAATCAGAATCACATTCCCATATCGTATTTACCAAATTACCTATATCATTATTTATTATGTATAATGTATCATTTCTATACAAACATACATCATAATTTTTATAATCCATAATTTCGTTTTTTCCATCATCTATTGTGGTATATCCCACTAATATTAAAGATAGTAATATAAGATAAAGTATTTTATCGAATTTGATTACTTTACGCATTCCCCAATTATTTTTAATTTATATTTAAATTCTTCACTTATTGAATTACTTAATAATTCATACACCTCACTAATATTCAATTCAGAAACCTCATTGATGGAATCAAGTACATTATTTTCATTGTAAAATGGGTCCACATTTGTTTCGGTTAAATACGCATATGAATCATAATGAATAGCCCTAAGATTATTCATAATTGCTTGACCTATCCGCATTTCTATACCATGCTCTTTTAGGTCCTTATTGACTAACTTAAACAAATAAGCTACTTCAGGAGTTTTTAATTTAATCATTCTTATTATATTTAATTAATTCTTGAATTTCTTTTAAGTCTTTATCCCTGGCTTCCTTATTGCCATAATAAACATACGATGTAAGTGTTTCTACCTCTTCAATAGAGTTGCCACTAATGTTACCAGCTTTAACCGTATAACCATTATCAATAATACCCTTAACTTCTTTACTTAACCTACCGTTTTCCCAAATTTTAATAGCCATAATAATCGTTTTTTTAATGTTACAAAGTAAATATAAGAAACTTATTTGGATAATACAAATTTTTATCTAAAAAATTTAAAATTATTTTTCAATTAATAAATCAATATTGTTTTTTAATTTCTGAGCGTATTCGTATTGTTCGGTTTTAACAGCTTCATTTATAAGGTATTGATTAACCCTTAATCCATATTCCGAGTCTACTAGTTCAAGTTCCAGTACAACATCAAGTATTACCCTTACAAAGTCATTACTTCCATCTTCAACTTCATCTATTTCAGAATCACTTAGTTCATATATAAATGTTGATGTATAATAATCATCATCGAATAACTCACAAGCTAACATAAAAGATTCCTTTGTGAACGTTTTTGGGTTGTACTCGTTCAATATTTCACCGTTTAATAGCGTGTATGTCCCAACGTTGTATCCTATTGATTCGTCAGCGTATTTTATATTAAATGTTATATCTGAATATTTCTTTGACATTTTAACCATGGCTTTTTTTGGCGTGTCGTTTACAGTGAAAAAATAAAATTCATTCTTAGAAATAAATTGAGATTCGTATGGTGCCCATTTAGTTCCCCAGTTAGAAATACACCAATCGTCACCATTATCGTAACCGTATTTGTTTATTAATTCTAATTGTGTTTTCTTTGATATAGGCATTATGTCGAATTCAGGCACTTCATCAACTAGTTTCTTTATTTCATACTCCATTATCGCATTTGGGTATTCTTCATCACTAACCACCTTTTGAGTTGGGTATTTGTCTTTTAACTCTTGGGGGAATTTTGAAAATGCTTTAAAGCTGAATTCACCATTAATGTGGTATAACTTAGTACCCCATAATTCAGTTATAGCTTTTTTGATTGACTCTTCATTACCACTTAATGTAATTAAGTTTTTGACATTACTATCTATAGGTATCATAATTCATATATTTGTTATTAATAATACCGAATATACAAATTTATTATTGATTAACCAAATTTTTAAACAAAAAAAAACCATACAAACGTATGGTTTTTATATTATTTAATATTAGTAATCTACATTTTATCTTTTAGAGTCTTTGTTAAAGCATCTTTTTCAACATCAGTTAAACCTTGACCATCCTCTTGTTTAATCTTTTTTCTAGCCATAGACCTTATACCCGCATCATTGTTTGCGTCACCTAAACCAGCTGCTCTCCAGGCGTCAGCCATACTTGGAGCTAATGGTTTATCAAATACATTTTGTATTTCGGCTTGGTCCTTTTTGTCTAGTGGTTTTGAATCTTCCCCACTTTTAGGTTTTTCATCTTTTTCATCTTCATCCTTTTCTGGGGATTTATCTTTTTCAGATATTAAACCACCTAAAGATTCTCTAACTAAATGTTTTATAAATTCTTTCATAACCATTTTATTATAAATATATTAAAAAAGATAAAAAAGTATTAAATTTAAAAACTATTTAACTCTAAAATATTAGGGTTTGATTTTAGTTTTTTCAATGCTTTTATTTTTAACATCCTAACCCTTTCCCTACTGATGCCAATTTCATTTGAAATTTCACTTAAAGTCATAGTAACACCATTATTACCAATCCCAAAATACTTCTTTATTACCTCACGCTGGTTTGGTGTTAATTCGGACAATAATGATTCGGTTAATATTTCCTTGTCTCTATTTATAGTCATATAGTCTGTTGATTCAGTATCTGATGACATTAAGTCTATCATTGACGTAGAATCCCCATCACCGTTTATAACTTTTTTATCGTAAGATAATACATTTAGATTATCAACTTCTATTAAGCTATCAATTTCTCTATTAGTAAATCCCTCTAGTTTATCATACATATCGTTAGCAGTTAATTCCGCACCCTTTTCTTGCATTAATTTACTAGTTGCTTCATTAAACCTACTCATAGCACCAATCTTATTGACTGGTATTCTTATAGCTTTAGAAGAGTTGTAGTAATAATCCATTATCTCTCTTCTAATCCACCAAACCGCATATGATATAAATTTATACCCCTTACTTGGGTCAAACCTATTTGATGCTTGAATTAGTCCAATATTGCCTTGATTTACTAAATCTGGTAACGGAGAGTTTTCTCCCTCATATTTCTTGGCAACACTGACAACAAACCTTAAGTTTCTAATTACTAATTCATGTCTAGCTTTTTCATCACCCTTCACTGCCCTCTCTGCACAATCAGCTTCATCTTGAGGTGTTTTAAATTTTTCAATTTGAGAGATATCATTAAGATATTGTCTAAATGATTGTGCTGATAAATTTGTGAAGCTTTTAGTTATTACAATTTGTCTTTTCATAAAATTATTTGTTATTTACTATTTAATTCTCTACTTAAATCTCTTTTTATATCCCTTTCCTTTATTGTGTTTTTCTTATCATACAGTTTTTTACCCTTAGCTAATGCTATCTTAACTTTTATGAGTCCAGTAGGGTTAGTGTGTATATCTAATGGTATTAACGTCATACCCTTTTGACTTATTTTCTTATCTATTGTTTTTATTTCACCCTTTTTTAATAGTAGTTTTCTAACTCTAGTTGTTTTATGACTATCATATTTACCCACCAATTGATTTTCAGATATGTACATACCCTTTATGAATATTTCCCCATTATCCAAAAAACAATAAGATTCATTTAGTGATACTTTATTGTTTATCAATGGCTTTATTTCGGAAGAAAGTAGTACGATACCAGAAACATACTCTTCAAGTATGTTGTATTCATAGTACGCTTTTTTATTCCTAATAATAACCATTATTTGCTAAGATAGATTAAATTATAATAAAAACCAAATAAATATGTATTTTTTTATGAAAAAAAATTATTTATCTTTTTTTTCATTGTGTATTGAATCAATAAGTTGCTGTATTTCAGAGCAATATTCGTAGTTTTCAGATTTTTCAAAATGATATAAAGCTAAGTATAGTGTTTCGTCCCAATTGTCACTGTCTATTGATATGTTAACCGTGGTGTCACTTTTCTTTATATAAAAGCTTGCAACAGTTATGTTTTTATCACCACTTTCCCATGCAGTTTTAACTGAAATTATTAAGTTCTCAAAAAACAAATCTTTTTGATTTTTTATAAACTCATTCATTTCGTCTAAGTCCTCAACATCAATATTTAACATGCTTATATTAATTTAAATTAATACCAATATCATCGTCTGTGTTTTCATTTCCATCACAGTCTGGGCAATCAGATATGAATATACCTTCTATTTCTTCACCCAATTCATCAATAATTACAACGTCTAGACCACCCTTTCCGTCATATTCAATTACTATTTTATACTCATCTACGTCCACAATTTTGTTTATTGGTAATCTCATGCTCTAAGTTTTAAATTAAGTTATATCCATAATGTTTAATAGCAATATTTTTTAAATAGTCAATAGTCTTTGTGGTTAAATTTTTAAATTCATACATATTTTCACTCTTACATAACCCTTCAATTCTTCTGGCTATATGTGGGGTGATATTTTTTTCATTCAAACCCCTTTTGTATATATCAAAAACCCTTTTAAGTTTATATTCGGATTTATCAAGTAGTCCAATATATAAAATCCACTTGGTGTCTTCGATTAAGCTTTGACCCAATAATGGGTTGGTTATATTTGTTTCAATAGCCATTACCTTCCTAGCGTATGCAACGTCTTTAAAGTAATCCCCCTCAGTGAAAAAATTAGATATTACTTCTAAACAAACATCTTCATCTAATCCTATATCAATCAAATATTGTAGTAAAACCCAAACATTCCCAAAACGTTTTTCTTTTATTATATTTAATAACTCCTTATCTAACATACGGTTTTAACTAATACAAGTTTTAATAGTTATTATTTTAAGGGTTTAATTAAACCATTTACCTCTAGGTAGACATTTATCTCACCCAAGACTGAAGACTCATCTTTTTTACCATTAACAAATTCAAGTAATATAGATTCACAATGTAAAGATTGTTCAACACTTATCTCTGGCGCAGCAACCTTCCATTTTTCATGAGTTATTTTTCTATAGTGTTCACTATCTTTATCTCCTATTATCATTATTTAAATGTTGTGTAACTTACAGTCCCGTCACCCTTATGCATGAAATTTATATGTTGCCTTTTACCATTAGTGTGTGTCATAACATGTGAATTAACCCATGATGATGCGCCCTTTATACTATAAGGTAGTCTAAGGTGTGTTGAGGTACCAGAACTAAACGCACCATCTAAAGCCATTGGCTGATGTGAGTGACCTGTAACTATTTTTTTATTTAACTTTCTAAACCCTACTATACCACCTCTACTACCATTGGGTCCAGAGTGTCCATGTTCTGAATATATTATACCATTTATTTCCAATAATTCGTTAACAGCCAAAGCTTTTATTTTTTTGAAACCATGATTATTTATTATATATGGTAATATACCATCTTTAGCCTTACCTTCAAGTATTAATTGGGCATACTTAACATATGTTAATAGATTTTTCGGTGTTTTTTGTCTCTTTAAGTTAGCATCATCAACTAACCACCTGTCCAAATGTTCGTCATGATTACCCCTTACTATATATGTTTTGTATTTTTTAAACCTATCTAAAAATGCAAGTACATCATTAATTTCTTTTTGAACATCATCCTTATCATCTTCATAGTTTTTATATTGGTCAAATATATTATTTTTGGTATGGTGTGATTGACTTCTGAAGTCCAAAACATCATGTAATAATACATTCTTTGGTTTCACTATATTGAATAAATCAAACGTTTTATCTATTATTCTTTCATCATGATGACCAACGTGAATGTCACCCATAACTAAAGCGTCACATTCTTTATTTCTAGTAACCTTACCATTTTTAACTTTATAATATAAATCAATAAAATCACCTTTTTCATCAGCACTAACCTGTCTCATGTGGAATATTTTATCATCTTCTATTTCAATCATGACAAACCCTAATATATGGTGGAACTCAGCTTTTTTACCAGCTTTAGAATCCGTGTAGTTTTCAACCGTACAAGCACCAGTTGTAATCATTATTTTAGGTTTAGTTACATCCAATACTGGTACTGGTCTCATATGGTGTCTTGGGTGACCTATAATACAACTAGCGTTACCAGTTATACCTTCCATACCAGTTAATGGGTTAACAGATGTAGGTTGTACTTTTATGTCTGATAATAGCTCTAAGTTCTTGTGTGGCTTATGTCTATTAGCGTCTAAGTAAGGTATTACTCTAGAATGCCAAGTATCATTTTCACTATCAGCAAATATTGATGTTGGGTTTTTATATCTTCCAGCTATTACGTGAATGTCTGCGTTATGATATTCAGCATATTTCTCCATGTTTGAAAATAATCGCTCATGTACCGCTGTATCGTTTTGTGCCCAAGTAGCCATTAGGTATTTTTTACGCTTATCTATTTTTTTCTTTTTAGCTTCTTCATACTGGGGTGATTTTGGCTCACTTGGTTTAGTGTACCCTAATTTCTCACACCACCCCCTGGCAGTTCTTGGGTCAACCCCAGTATACCTACTTAGTTCTTGTTCTTTTTCATTCCAAGAAATTTCCTTACTTAGGTATATCTCCTTTAATTTTAACTTTTGTTCTTCAGTTAATTCTTTAAATTTAAGTCTTTTACTTAACATAACTATTTTATTTTTTTGTCACTTCTTATTAGAAACAGAATATTTATTAAAACTACTGTTACATTTAAAAAAACTACTGGGTAGTCCTCTCTTATAGTGGCGTAGACTACAAATAATAAACAAGCTACAGTATTAACTATTCTAAACTTTTTCATGTCTTTCATCAACATGGAAAGTAAAATAATACCAGAAGCTATATATCCTAAATAATCTAACATAATTAATATTTTAACTCAACCCAGTTATCACTATGTTTTAATATTTCAATTATATTGTGTGTATGGTCCGTAACATTATCTATCATAGATTCCAATACTGAACCAGTATACGAGCTAGTTCCGTAATGAGCTTCACCCTTACCACACACATATTTACTACCAGAATATCCGTGAAAAGTATATGAATCCCCATTATCCTCCACAGAACGTATACCACTATTTAATTTCCAAGTATCACCACCTAAATACCCTCCGTACCAAGTTGCAAAAACTTTATACAATGGAGTGGTTTCGTCTTTACCCAATAATTTTATTATAACCCATTTATCTGGTTTATTAGTGCTCATAATTAATTTTTTGATTTAACCTATTTTTTTCCACTCACGAATATGGAATCTAGCTTTATAATCGCCTGGTTCAAATGATTTTGTAGATAACACTATTTCAAGTGCTAATGGCAATTCAGATAATAATTGGTCCATTTCTTCTTTCTGTTCTGTAGTCCAAACAAATGGATTAATATCTTCCATTGATTTGGGGTCTGATGGGTCGAAGTTTTCTGGTTTACCGTGTAAAATTATACCAATATCTTCGTAATGGTCAAAACCGCCAAATGGGGACCCATCATCCTTGGTTGTTATTACCTTATCTTCGGTTAATTCACTCCAAGAAAGGTGTTTAAGTAATTTAATATGTTCTTCTTTTAATGTTAATTTAATTAATGCCATTGTTTAAGTTTTTACAAATATAAGTAATTTAACTCAATAAGACAACCCTACATAAAATAAAAAATAATTTTAATGTACGTCTATATAATCAAGAAATGCTTGCATCCAAAAACAAAGACTATCAGAATAAATAAATGTGGCTATATGTTTAAATATATCATAAGATAAATATACAAACACAACTTGTGTGAATAATAAAACATTTGGTACTAATGTAATTCCTCTGTTATAAAATACTGTTACGGTTATATCACCAAATAAAAACGCTAAGTTTAACGCACCAAAAAATATATGTATATGTGAAGTGTTTTCACTTAAAAACATCCAAATAGGACCACCAAATGCAAGGTCTAAAGTTGTTAGTGTTGAGGCGACAATACTAGCCTTCCTATTTTGAACTATTTTTTCATCACTCTCAAATGGTGCAATTAACCAAGTTATACCTGGTAATAGCAACCCAAATAATAGTAATAATGGTATTCTAATAAGAAATGGTAATATTGCACTACCTAATCTATCCCCGTTTGTCCAGTCGTCAAAAATATTGAGTCCTCCTTTTCCGTCTGGTATTACTTTAGTCCACTTCATAATATATAGTTTTTAATCTTTAATATACCTAAATATAGTAAAAATAAACTATAAAACAAAATTTTTAGCGTTTTTTTTGTTATACGACCTCATTAGTCCATATAACTTCGACACCACATTCCCTCATCATGATGATAGATTCTACCCAGGACACACCCCATCTTTTGTGGTTAAAATCTGGCTTTGGGGCATATAATCGTTTAATACCAGACTGGACTATACCTCTAGCGCAATCAACACATGGAAAGTAAGTGCAGTACATATATGAACCATCTAAGGATATACCAGCTTTAGCTGCCTTGTATATAGCGTCTCTTTCAGCATGAATAATCCAAGACCTCTTTAACGGTGACTCTGTTCTTTCTTTAGTTTTTTTAGCTCCATTTGGTAAAACATTTACTCCGTGGCTGATTATTGTGTTATTTTTTACAATTAAAGCGCCAACACCAGTTTTATTGTCATCAGTTAATTTAGTTAATAAACTAACCATTTCCATATAACTTTTATCCGATTCCGTTAATTTAACCATTATTATCCATTTTTTTCTTTAGTTCTTGCAACACACTTAAGTCCCCTAGTTTAAACGTTGCGTTTGATTTTTTAGTTTTGGTTGGTTTTTTGGATTTGTAATCATTTTTACTTACATTTTTTAATAACCATATAATTCTTTTGTCGTTTTTTAAAAATTTACTTAGAATCCAGTTATGAAATATAATATAAGATTTAGTTGAGATAAATGTATTTGTATCTTTACCCGATATACCCAAATATTTATCATTTGGTATTATATCTTTATCTTTTATTTCACCCTTACTATTGAGTATAGTATTTAGATATTCATTTATTTGACTTTCAACTATCTCACCTTCAGTACTAGAAACAATCCCATCTATTGATAATAGATTTACACCAGATAGACTACAAACAAAGTTACCTTCTTTAGGTTGTTTGGTCACCTTAGATACATTAGAGTTTGGAAAATAGCTTCTAATTAAGTGATTTAAAAAATTATTATAATTTTTGTTACTAAAAAGTTTGTCTAGTTTTTTTTCTAATTGTTCTTTAGTCATTTACTTATTTAAGATTTCCTTTATTATCTTAGATGCCAACTTACCATCATACTTTCCATTATAATTTGATTTTAACCAACCCATTACTTTACCCATGTCCTTCATTTCAGAATACTTATTACTGGATATACAGGTGGTAATTACCAACGTTAATGCCTCCTCAGTCATTTGACTTGGTAAGTAATTGCTTAGTATGTTTAATTCGTAATCGGTTAATGAATTAGTAGCTTCAGCATTTTTTATCATTGATTTAATTTTAGCTATAACTATATCGTCATTAGGTACTTTAGTTTCTCTACTGACTTCAGTTTTTAAAACACCTAGAAAGTCTTTTTTAACCATTTCTTTAGCTTTATAAGCTGACATGAAGTCCTTGTTTATTTTTTCGATTAACATAATTATTTTAATTTTAAGTAGTAATGATATCCAACATTACCATCAATTGCGTAATAAGCCCATTTTACTAAACCCTTCTGAACCTTTTGACCCATTTCATTGAATTTAGCTGGGTTTGAGTTTTCACTAATTCTAACATAATTATTTGGGTTAATTTTTACACTAGTGGACTTATTGTTACTAGTTGTTGGTTTTTTAGTTGTAGTTTTTTTAGTTGTAGTTTTTCTTGTTGTAGTTTTTCTTGTTGTAGTTTTTCTTGTTGTTGGTTTTTTAGTTCTTGCACCACTATTAGTTGTTGTTGATTTTTTAGTTGGTTTTCTAGCTTTTCTAATACCCATATGAATATAAATATATAATAATGACTAAAAAAATTAATCACCATCTAATGTACTGAAGTTATCTTTTAAGAATTTAATACATATTTCAGCTACTGGCTCACCTTCAAAATACTTTTTATCTTCACCATATTTTATTAATGAACCTAATCCGTTACATAAGGTTGTTAGGTCGTCATATAACATTTTTTTAGCCGTATTTTCATCATCTAACACTTCGTTTAACTCTTGTTCTGGTTTGGATACTCTGATTACGTCTTCTCTTTCTGTATCCATGTCTATTAGTACTTTATTTTTCATACCCCAAATATAATAAAAATTTAATAAATAGCAATAGTAAATACTAATAAAATGCGGATGGTGGGGGATTCGAACCCCGACCTCTTGCGTGACAGGCAAGTATGCAAGCCGTTACACCACACCATCCATTAGTCATCGGTACGGGATTCGAACCCGTGACTTCACCTTGAAAGGGTGATGGCTTAACCAGCTTGCCGAACCGATGTTGTGTGGAATCTAAGAGAGTCGAACCCCTACCTCCTGGGCTTCAACCAGGCGAACTACCATTATTCGAAAATTCCAAATTAATGCGGAAAGAAAGGGAGTCGAACCCCTACGAGTCATTAACTCCTAACTGATTTCAAGTCAGCGGCCACCACCAATTGGCTTGTCTTTCCAGTAGCTAATTTTTGTTTCTGTTCAGAATCGCAATAAACTGACACTTGGTCTAGAGAGTAGGATTCGAACCTACAGCCTCCCGCGTCCAAGGCGGGTAAACAACCATCGTTATCCCTCTAGATGTTGTAGGAGTGGTAGGATTCGAACCCACATCTTCAGGTTCGTAGCCTAGTGTTCTATCCTTTGAACTACACTCCTAGGTGGGTGGTAGAACGGTATCGAGCCGTTTTCTTTAGATTCACAGTCTAACGCTTCACCTTAAAGCTTCAACCACCATATTGTTACCTCATAAGGATTTGAACCTTAAATCTCTGTGTCAAAGACAGATGTGTTACCATTACACCATGAGGCAATGTTTTAGTCGAGTAGACAGGATTTGAACCTGTGTGCTCTTGCTCCCAAAGCAAGCGAGATAAACCTAGCTCCTCTACTACTCGTTATTAAAATAATTGCACAAAAAAACCCAATTCGTTTTTGAATTGGGTTGTAATTTCTTTTGAACTCCTTGTCAGAATTTATCTGGCAAAATCAACAAACAACAACCCGTTTCACTCGGCGTCCCACCTTGTGAATTTTGTTCGAATGTATGTATGTCAATTATAAAGTTCATCTATATTTAATTAAAATAGTTATTAATATATATTACAAATATATGTAAAAAGTTTCAATAATATAATTTTTTTTTAATTATTTTTATAATTAATAATTTCTTCCTCTAATATAATACTTTTTTTGGTAGTGTCCAAATATTCAACAGTATATTTTGTGTGGTCTGACCAAGTTGTGTAATCTAGTATCTTAACTGTTGAACTATCTGGCTTTATTATCACAATATCATCAACAGAATATATTGCTTTTTCATACTCTATTTCACAAGATGTAATTAATAATAAAAACAGTATTAATAGTATTAATTTTTTCACGACATGTACATTTTATCAAAAAAATCTGAACCTAACCCCTCTAATTCGTCAATAAATTCAAAACCTACGTCTTCCAGAAACTCCTCACCTTCATATTTTAATTTATTATATAGTGATTTGTTAGACATTTTAAATTCTGAGTTATGTAGTTTAAAAAACTCTGGTTCATTATCATCACAACCAAATTCTAAACACTCAACATATTCTAAATCATTTGGTTGTAGTGTAGTTACTTCAACTTCTTTATTTATACCTTGACTAAATTTTTGTAATATACCTAAAGCACCTTCTCTGGTGTCTCCATCCCTGTCAGATATAAGTGGATTTGGGTATATATGTTGCATGGCTAATTCGTACATAATCGGACCGTAGCCCTTAACGGCAGCAACTTTGTTTACAGAATACTTTCCGTTTTCATCAGATAGTGTTATTATCCCCTTAACGCCTCTTATTCTTTCACTATCATCATACTCTAACATATCATATAACATTAGAGTGTTTTTTCGTATGATAAACAACCCTATATCTTCACTTATGTTAGAGGAGTCATATTTAATTTCATTAAATAATTGTTCCCTTAATAGTTTTTTAATTAGCTTTTTCATTATTAATACGCTTTTTTGGTTAACCAATGAGATATTCCTTTGTTTACCCAATCTGTGTGTGAACTTAATTCACCAAAATAAGGTCCCCATTCTTCCCATTTTTTATTTCCATACTTATCACAAGTAAAAAATTTACCCATCCCTTTCGGAAAAGTTTTCCAATCTGCTTCGTTAAATACCTTCCATATTGTGTTTTTGTCAGATGGTTTTACTGGGTTATCTATGTTGTTGTTTAATTCTTTAGAAAATATATGTTTACTAATGTCTTTCATTATTTAAGATTTCAATATTTTTTATTTTAAATTATATGAGCAAAATAAAACCCATCTATATATAAATATTACAGATGGGTTGTTAAGTAGTACATGTATGTTATTATTTTTTTAAATAATCCCTTATCTTAGCGGCATCCTCATATCTCTCCTCCTCAACAGCTAATTCTAAGGCTTCATTTAATAATGATTTATTCATGGCGTTTCTTCCCATTTTAGGATTAATAGATTCACCTAAATCACTAGAAATCATACTGGTTTTTATTATGGTTCCATTATCTAAATCCCAAACTCTTTGTTCGTAAGATTTTCCGTTTTTATTAAATTTAACCACCTTATCTGGTTCATTTAGGTCTTCACCTAGGTTTTTCTTAAAAAACTTGTTGTACAAGTCGTCAAAATTTTCAAACATAATTATTTTTTTTGTTATTAGTTATATAAATCATAACCACTCAAATAGAATACCATTTGTGATTTACAGACAATATGACATATTATAAATTACTTTACGATTAATTTTTCAGAAAAAATGACTTCATCACTAATGCCTGATATTTGATAAACACCAGGTGATAATTTATCTTTTATGTTTAATATAAGTATATCACTATTTAAATCATTTATGGTTATTTGATGGCACACTAAACTGCCCTTAATATCAAATATTCTTATAACCATTTCTTCTTTTATAACACTATTAAGTTTAATTATAAAATCACCATCATTTGGGTTTGGTATGATTTTAGTTAGAGAATCCTTGTTGGTGTTTTTGATATATAAAATATTTGAGTACTCAAACTGACCATCAAAATCAACTTGTCTTAATCTAAAATATGTATTTTCGGTTGATACTAAACTTGAATAACTGGTTATCTCCATAGTGTTACCCATACCCTCAACTATATCCATTATTTCCCAATTTATACCATCCGATGATGTTTGAACTTCGAAATAGTGGTTGTTTATTTCTGACGCAGTAACCCATGAAACTAATATTTCAGAATCAGACTCTTTAACACTAAAATCTATAAGCTCTACTGGTAGTGGACCGTGAGCACACCAATCATTCCATGTCTTACTACCAGACACCAAGGTAAGTGGGTCTTGAGCAGATGCTGGGGCGCAATATACTACCAACTCACATTCATTATAAGGTCCTGTGTAATTGCCATAAACCTCTAATGTTGAGTTGCAGTCTAAAAATTCTATTCTACCCCCTGGTTGAACTGTTAGCGAACCGTTTATCTTTAAATCAGAATTATTACTTATAGATATTATACCTCCGCTATTGATAACTATAGTGGCTGTGGTTGTTAAATCACTACCAACGCAAAGGGTGTCCCCATCATTTAAAACCAACGTGCTTGGTAATGAACTAGACACATCGTAATCACACTGACCATAAGTCTTTGTTAAGAACAATAACAATGTTAGGTATAATAGTATTTTTTTCATTGTTTAAACTTTATATATAAATATATAGCTATAATTAGAAAGGACCCGATTAGGTCCTTTCAATTACTTTTATAAAATTAAACCATTATTAAAATGGTAAGTCATCCTCTTCACCAGTGTTAGTATTACTAACTGCTGTGGGAATTTGAGTCGGCGCATCATTTTCACCAGATAATTTCCAAGCCTCAAGGCTGTTGAAATATTTAGTTTCTCCATCTTTAGGTGAAACCCATTCTCTACCTCTAACGTTAAAGTTAACTGAGATAACGTCACCTTCATTATAAGTTTCTAACAAAGAACACTTGTCTTGAACTAATTGGAACGATATCACTTGGGGATACTGTTCAGAATCGTCTTGGATTACGAATTCTCTCTTTTTAAATTTTTCAGTGATTTGCTTTTCCTCACCCTTAACGATTAATTTTCCTTTTAATGTAAACATAATTATTTATTTTTATATTATTATAAGCGCAAATATACAAATAAATTTATTACTGTGCAACATAATATTTATTTTTTTATAATTTTTTTAAAATAACCTTCTGGAATGTTACCATTCATCTCACAAAATTCTTTTTCAGACATCACATCATTGTTAATTTCCCAAGCGTTTATGCAATAAAACATAAAAGCTTGCCCATATTTTTTAGTCATAACTTTAAAATCATATTTAAAATTACTAGTGTCAGATTCAAAATCCACAGCATCTAAGAAATTATCCCAAGCTCTTTTTTTAATTTCCATTTTAATTAGAATTAAGTTAAAAAGTACCCAAGAGGAGACTCGAACTCCTAATCAATGGTTTCTAAGACCATTCGGCTTTGCCAATTTCCGCACTTGGGCATAAGTGTACCAAAGGAGATTCGAACTCCTAATCAACAGATTTTAAGTCTGTTCGGCTTTGCCAATTTCCGCACTGGTACGTATAGTTATTAATTGTGTCTAATTATGGTTTGATTTTCGTTTTTAATCTCATCCATATCCTCAATTTCAGTTTCTTCTAGAGTTTCGAGGAGGTTGTCTATAATATGACCCAATATACCTTGAGCCGCCCATTCTCTAATCGTTCTTTTTCTTATTTCATCCATGACTTTTTAATTTATTATGTTTTATTAAAGTTTATATAACAAAAAACCCTGACTCGTTTCCGAATCAGGGTTGCTTAATTATCTTTTAATATGTTTAACAAACAACAATACCTGCTTCGGCTGTGGTAAATACCACTGCTAAAGATAAGACTAGTACAAGTATGTTGTTAATTGTTTTCATATTATATGAATATCTTGTTATTTTTTATAAATATACAAAAAAAATATTAAAATACAAGTTTTATTTACTTTTTTTATTCTTTTATTATACATAGATAATATGGGTATAGTATATTTATTATGTGAACTATCTGATAACGAGCGTTTTAAGATTGGAGTAACTAAAAGAGATGTATATAAACGAATTAAAGAATTGTCTACTGGAAATAGTAATGACATACACTTGGTTTGTAAGTTTGAGTCTGAGTATTATAAGAAAGTAGAGTCTTCCTTACATAGAAAGTTTCACGCTTATAAAACTATTGAGGGAGGGACCGAATGGTTTGACTTACCAGTTAACGAAGTTATCGATTTTACTAAGACCTGTAAAGAGGTTGAGGGGACCATCATATATATGATGGAACATAACCCCTTTTTTAAATAATATTATTGTATTTTAAAAATTTCTAGTGTCTTTAACAAATAATGTACTGTTATTTTCAATCCAAGATATTAAAGGTATTTGTAGGTTACCTGGTACTGGATGTCCGCTCATATATAGTACATCAGCAACTATATGAAATTCTTGTCCGTTATTAAATGTCATTTTACCTAATTTAGGTATTTCGTAATCACCTCCGTGTCTTAATCTAAATACGTTATTCGGGTATTTAACTAGTCCCATAATTTTATTTTTTTTTTAATTTATTATTAAATATTTTAAGATAAGTCTAAAGTGTCACCATCTTCCAACTCGTCAAGTATTTTTTTAGCTGAGAACATTGCACATATATCAGATAATTTATCTATATCTTCTTTTTCAGTCATTACACCACTAACTAACATAAGTAGGTTGCTGGTCTGGGCTAGTATAACATCATCAGATTCATGAGCTTCTTCACTTAACGCATTTGCCATATTAAGCAGTTTGTCTGAAACGTCTAAGTGTCTTTCTTTTTGTTTTTTATTCATAATTTTTGAATTTTACTTTTAATCATTCTACGAACTTCTGCATCGGAAGAACTATTTCTTATCCTTTTAATAATTTCGTGGTCAAAAACAGAATAACTAACATCAAATAATTTTAATAACTCTTTAGTTGCTTTTGTTTCATCAAAGAATCCAAACTTATCGTAAGAGTTAATCAATATGTCTTCAATTTCTTCTTTCATCGTTACAGTATTTATTTTTAATATTAATTTTTAATTAATTTAATAAATTGACAAGACAACCATATTGCCAATAAAGAAACTAGTGGTATAGCTAATATTATACCTAACCCCATTAAAGCATTTATTACAGCGTAATAAACTAGTGAACCAACATCCATAATACTAATTTAATTTAAACCATTCTGGTATTTCTCTATTTTTCCAATTAGCTAAGTGTTGTTTATCTTCATTATAGTATCTCCTATATGCTTCTATAGCGTTAGAAGATTTGTATTCAACTGGCATTGCCTGGGCAAAGCTAGTCATTTCTGAATTTTTTCTTATACTTGGTGTATTGTTAATGCACCATTCTATCACATCTTGTGATTTATGTCTTTTACCATATCTGTATGTATATTCTTTAGCTAAAGCCAAACCTAATTTACATAACCAATTGTAATTTTCAATACACTCCCTAGCCCATATAGTACAAGGATGATTCTTATGGGCTAATTTGTAAGGTATTTCTAATTTACTACCCGATACATGGTGAACACTACATAATAGCTGTGCGTACTCTAATATCATCTTTACAGTATGTTTATCATTATGGTACATGACACACTTATCAATGTCCTCATCCAATACAAAGATATTCATAATTTATTATATTTATACGTTAATAATTAAGAAAGTTTTTTTTCTTCAACCACACCAGATAAATTAATATAATTATCCAGCTTTTGCCAATTAGTAATCTGATTAGACATAACTGGTTTGCCACCCTCTGCGGTATTTACTACAACAGTTACGTGTGGAATTTCATTGTCGGAGTGATACCCTTCAACCTTTACGGCTATTGCCATGTCAGATACACCAATTTCTGTGGCTTTAATTGTTTTAATTGAGTTAATATCACCTTTCATGTCCTCTGGTAGACCTTTACCAAAATTAATAGTCATGTGGTGAGCAAATATTTTCCAACCTTCTGGAATATATTGTTTAACTGCTTCAACTAATTTGTTAGCCGATTGTTTGTCTAAAACTAAACTAGCAAACATCTTACTTTTCTTACCACCCATTGGTTTAGCATTTAAAACTTTTTCTAAAGTTAGAGGTTTGTGTGAATTGTATTTTTGAATCATAGATTTTATACTTTCAAGAGGTACTCCGTGAGTGTTTCTGTCTGCTAATTCTTCAGCTGAAGCTCCACCAGTACCTACATCAATGAATTTAATATTTGAATCAGCATAACCCAATGATAACGCTTTTTCAACATATTTTTTAGGTTCACTTGGTGACAAGTTAGTATTATCTATTATAATAGGGTTAACGCCCTTAATCATAGCTTTACTAGCTAAGTTATAATTTAATTCATGCATTTTACTTAAAGCGCTGAAATTTTTATTCTTTTTCATTGTATCGAAAAAGTCTTTGTAATCACCTGCATTTTCTATTCTATCGTCCGTTGAGAATATCTTACCGTTCCCAACTAGCTCTTTACTTTTGGTTGATTTACCCGCCCCAGGTATGCCAGTCATTATATATAAAACATTAGATGGTTTCGTGATTTCAAAACCAAGATAGTTCTTATTTATGTTTTCCCTAAGTATCCTTCTTATATTGTTCTTCATAGCGTTAATTTAAACCAAATATATATAATTATTTTAATATTACAAAATAAAAATTAAAAAATTTGTTAAAATTTTTATCTTACCAAGGTTGTTAATCGTTTTTTTAGAGGCTTTCAACTTATTAAAGTATCTGTACAGCGATTAATCTTATATTATATATATTTATTAAATATATATATAAAAGTTCCCTTCTATGTTAGAATACCTAAAAAAAATAATGGTTAATGCCGAAAATTCATTTGATAGGCGGTTAAGCATTTTAGTTATAGAGGATTCTAAGATGTACAGCATGGTCTTAAAAAAATATTTAATCAATTCATTACTTGATATAGATATATTACCAAATGTAAAATTAACCGAAACTGGTGAGGAAGCTATTGAGTATATGAAGACTAATAGGCCAGACATAATATTAATGGATTTTAGTTTAGGTGGACATTCGATTGATGGGCTTGACTTAATCAAAAATATTAGGGTTCTTAATAATAGTGCAACTTTAATGGTTTTAACCCATAGTTGCAATATTGACATAGCTAATGAATGTTACAGATTTGGGGCCAACAATTATATACATAAAGAACGAGATAGTTTTAAGGCTGTAATTAAATATATCACTAAATTAATCGATTACAATGACAAAAAAAATCATTTAAATTTTTAACTACCCCACTATAATATAAAATACTAAATACCCATCCTCTCTCTTAACCCTCAAAGTACTACTAATTCCAAGTTCCTCAAGTTTATCCGAGTATTTTTTAGATAAATTAGTTGACCCACCCTTTAGGTCGGATATTTTTTCTTTACCTAGTATTTTAACTCTTTTTTTCAAAAATTATTTAATTTTATTTTTAAATGGATTTATTATCCAAGCATAAACCATTGCGACAATAAAATAACCTACAAAAAATAATACACTAATACCAAATGGTATATCCATTGGGTGTATATACCAATGTTTAGGGTTTTCAAAAATTAAACGACCCAAGTATGTGTCGGCCATATTGATATCTGTTGGTATTTCTAATAGTCCCGCTGAACCCGTTAGTGCTGAAATAATAAAAATGATAGCAAACAATATTAATCGACCATAATTTGTCGCAACTAAGTACAATAATTTCTTTTTTAATTTTTCCATAACTGTGTGTGTTTATATTATATAAATATTATAGTAACGCCTTAAACTTGTCTATTTCCATTTTTTCAATGGCTTTACCCATTTCTGGACCAGGTTTAACACCTAGCTCCTCTTGTGCTTGTTTACCATTAACACTTAAATTAAACCCAATAAATGGTTTTATCAATCTAATAGGTAATTTAGCTAACATACCAAATTTAAGTATTTGTTCATCACCAATCCCAGATTTATTCTGTAATTTTTTAAAAATGTAAACCTTATCTGGGTTATCAAACTGTTGTAAAGCCACCAAAAATGTAATAGCTTTATTTTCAGAAGTAGAGTATGTTAATTTATTTAATACTTTACTTAAATTATTAGGTTCGTTGTTTTTTAATAAATTAGCAATAGTGATTATAGGGTCCTTGTCGTTAGCTACATCAGAAGTATTAATAGTTAAACCTGGGAATATATTACCCCATAGGTTATACTGGTCAATTAAACTTAAAAAATGTTTTACACTCTTAGACGTTTTAATGCCTTTTAAGAACTCATCTCTTATTCTCTCTGGTGATATACCCTCTAAGCTATTATCTTTCTTTAGGGCTGCGTCTACGGCTGGGTCAAGGCCGCTACCAAATCTACCAGCGAACCTAATTGCTCTAAGTATTCTAAGCCTGTCTTCCTCGAACCTTTCTTTTGCCGAACCAACGGTTCTAACAATACCATTTTTTAAATCATCAACACCACCAACAAGGTCAACCACCTCACCAGTGTCAATATCGTAGAACAATGCGTTTATAGTTAAATCTCTCCTTTTAACGTCTTGGTCTATTGTAGTAAATTCAACAGAGTCTGGTCTTCTACCAGACCCAACATCAGTTCTAAAGGTTGCTATTTCGTATTCTTCATCGTCAATAAATACATTAATAACCCCAAAAGCTTTTCCAGTTTCTAGAGTTCTGAAGCCAGCTTGTTGCATCATACTTTCAACCTTATCTGGTAAAGCGTTGGTTGCTAAATCATAATCTTTTGGTGTTTTACCTAATAGTGCGTCTCTAACTGCACCACCTACAATATATAACTTGTATCCATTTTTTACGAATACATCCTTTATTTTCTTTACATCTTCAGGTACGGGTACGTTTACCCTAGTTCTTTCTTCCCTTATTATATTTTCTCTTAATATTTTTTTAATTAATTTTTTCATAATGTTAAGGTAAGTAAATTATTTGTTATAAACAAATATTATATAATATTTTTAATCTAATCTAGATTAATTTATGTTTTTGAAAGGCTTCGTTAATTGCTCTTATTATCGATTCTTTTCGTTGTTGTCTTTGTCTTTCTTTTTCCTTCTTTTGTTTTGCTAAGAGTCTTAATTCCCTTTTTGTTGGTTTTTTTGGTTTTGGATTTTCTTTTCCTTTTATATACTTATCTATATTCCATATAACATTGTTGACATTATTACCAAATTCTATTTGTTTTTCATTTTTAGTTTGTGTATTTTTCTTTAACATAACCGTTTTTATTTCGTTGTTTCTAACTATTGCCCATATTTGGTCCCCAGTTGAATCTTTGTTAGTTACAATATCTACTATCTTGTAATACCCCTCATTATCTATTTTAACATATAGGGGAGACTTTGGATTTGGTTTAAAATCACCTAAAAAGATTATAAATGATTCGTAGTCTGGAAAATTAAATTCTTTAACCAGTTCTAGGTTGGTTAATATTTTATCCTTTTTACTTGAATCAATATCTACGTCATCCATCTTAAGGATTCGTTCACCAACTCTTTCCAAAGCGTGTTCGGTATCTAAAGCTTCTCTTAATAGTTTTTTAATTAACTGTTTCATATATTAATAAATATGACTTTTTACATAAAAAAACCCCAAACTTTACGTCTGAGGTTTTAATAATTTAATTAGGTTATATTTAGCTTATTGAGGCTTCTATAAATTCTTTAAACTCACCTGGTTCTAACCCTTTAGGTACAACATTGTAGTTTATATATGAAAACTTCTTAGTCTCTCCGTCTATGTTCATACTACAGTTGATGTACATAACTTTACTTAAGTCTAAATTTTTAAATGAATACATCTTCTCAATAGCATCAATTTCTTTTGCAGCCTCTATCGGTAAATGAGCAAGTTTCTTAGGTATACCTGATTCCTTTTTAGGTGATAAAGAATATATGAAGTTCACTTCTTCTTTACTCAATTCAGTAATATCCCCTTGGAAGTTCAAGAAGTACTTAGTTTCACCCATGCCTTTTGAAACATCTTGCTTAGAGTAGTAACTTAGCGCCTGAGTGCCTGTGTTTTGGTGTTGTTTGAACGGTGTGCCAGGTATCTGGTCCCAACCTAACCCTCTTTTATCGTCTTTATCTATTTGACCTTCTTCCCAATCTAGTCCGTGCTTATCATATACTGATTTAACTGCAGCATCCTTCTCAGGTTTTATGTTTGTATTTTTCCATTGGAGCATAAACTTCTTTGTGGTATACATTTTTGCTGGTATAGCGTCACCACCCCTAGGTTTTTGAGCAGCAAATGGATTTTTTGTGTTCTTACCCTTTTCGAATTGTGTTTTCCAATCGTCAGAATCTACCATATCAATAAATGCTGGATTACCTAATTCTCTAGCAATTTTCTCTAACTCAGGCATGTTCTCATTTTTAATGGTAATACCTAATTTTGCACTATTGACGTAACCCACAGTCATATACCAACCCTTTTCTGGTTGATATTTTGAAAACATTTTTAATAACGTATCTACATTATCAGTTGTTTCTCCAAAAAATTCAGACATGCTTGTTCTGTTTTCTTCGATTGAATCGTAATCTTCTTTTAATGAATTCTTTGATTCATAATATCTTTCTTCAGCTAAAATATTAGCTTTTTTCATGTGGTACATTTTATCAAATCTTCTCATAACTTAGTTTTATTATAAATATTATATTTTACACTAAAATACTATTTTTTTTATAGTTTTCTTATTCTATCTAATTTACTTTGTCTGTTTTGTTTATAAGCTTGTTTAACTTTATCATAAACACCAGCTTTTTTATTTTTCTTTAGTGCTTCTGCAGCATCACTACCAGCGTGTTGACCACCATGAAGTAATAGTGCGAAGTTTTCATCACTACCCCAAGCCAATGAGTCGTCTACATCAATCTTAAGTCCTAATTCCTTAGCTTGCTCTGGTGAGTATACCACTAATGAATATCTTAAATCATTATCTATAATAGATTTAGCGTTATTCTTGTCCATTGATGCAATCAATTTTAAATTACTAGGTATTGAACCTTTATTTGCAATCCATAATGGTATTGATGTTGTGTACGCATAAAATAAAGTCCCAGGTAGAGTATTGGCTACCTTTATCCATGCTTGCATATATTCTTTATTAAAGAAATCACCAGATTCGTGTATTCTAAATAATTTTTCTTTATCCAATCCGTGGTACTTAAGTGATTTGAGAATCAATTCAGCCATAGCTTCTGAACCTCCTTCCTTATTGGCCTTCATTATTAAGTCCATATTCTTAAATACTTTTTCTTTTACTGCTTTATATTGAGCTTGCGCCCTAGCTGCGTAACAAAGCATTTCTGCTTCCTTTCCTTTTTTAATAGACTTTCCGTCTGAAAACTTTTGACCTGGTTTAGACGCAAAGTTTTTACAAACGGTAGCCATTGGGCAGGTATAACCAGCGGGTAAAGAAAAGTATGGCCACTCAAGTTTAGTGTTGCTGTTTGAAAATCCTAATAAACAATCCTGTAAAGTGTCAATAGGTTCTGTTATTACTTCTGTATCTTGTTCTATGTGTCCAAATGGGTCGAAATCTTCACCTTCTTCAAACATAAATTGTTTTGTATAGTGAGTCCCGCAATTTCCAGCTATAGTTTCGTTTAATCTTAAATGTCTTAATAATCCTTCTCTTAATAGTTGTTTCATTTAATTTAATCCTTTTTATCCCATTTTATTAATTCACCATCACACACATTATTGGCAAATTCTTCATCAGTAATAAATTTCCATTTTTCTTCAGAGTTATTTCTCTTATAAAATATAGGTCCGTCAATATATCTAATTTGGTATTGTGTTTTACTCTTATTGGTTGCCTCCCTTAACAGTGTTTTTATTTTGTTTTTCATCATCCAAGTTGTTTTTTGAGACCCTTTAATTGGGGTTTATTATTGTTTTTGTCTAAGAAAAGGACAGGTATTCTATTTAATCCTAGTCTCATAGCGGCGTAAACTCTATGCCTACCGTCATGATTGTCCACCCTATTACCGTCTAAATATAATGTAGGTGGGTCAATTTCAACACCATCTCTCATCATACTAGCTAAATCTTCTATATTGTCCTCTGAATCATCATCTAGTTCTAGATGTGGTACCAAATATAAATAGTCTTGTGGTTTCATGTCCACAATAATACCGTTTCTATCCTTGTAATTAGAGTCGCCGTACATTGGTGGGTCTGCTATTGGGAACTTAGATACCTCAACTATAGTGTGTTCATCGTCATAAGCATTAACTAATAAATCATCTAGTTTTTGCATTATATCATTTCTTCTAAGTAATTTAAAGGTTATGTTTTCGGAACTATATTCTCCCTTATCTTCAAGACCAGACTTTCTCATGTCTTTAATCTTATCCTTTAGTTGTTCTATCTTTTCAATAACGTTTTGATTATCCTTATCGTCTTCGATATCTTTAACTATTGATATGATGTTATTGTATTTCTTAGTTATAGTTTCTTTGTCAATCTCTGGTTTTACTATTTCTGGTTTGTCAACCCATTCTTTGTTCATTAGAGAATAAACACCTGTTGAATGATGTGGTTGGTCTTCTGGTTGAAGATATAGCTCCACATCAAACCCCTTTACTGTTATATTGTGCTTAAGATTCCATGCTCTAGTCTTTACATCTAGTAAATCCTTAACCATGTCCTTATTATCCCCAAGTTCATTTGCATCAAATATTATATGTAAATCAACATCAGAGTATTTTGACCAATTATAATTGGCTAAACTACCTGTAAGTGTTATATCTAATATTGGTATGTCTAATTCTAGATTATTATAATAATCTTCAGCTATTTTTATAAGGTTTTCTTGTATTTCTGGTTTAATAGTATTTTCATCAACCCATATCTCAGGATTAAGTGTATCATTCATCTTAAATGATGAGAAATCAAGTTTACTTGTTACTTCACCTAATAGAGATTCAAACGAATTAACTTTATCGAGACCTTCTCTTAGTAATTTTTTGATTAAAGATTTATTTTCCATAATAGCTTCTAATTTTTCTTCAATAAGACCATTTTCTTCAAACTCATCTAAATCATCATCTAGAACCCATGCCGAACCATGGTCTTTTATATCTACTTCAGTTGCTTCATCTGGATGAGCATAATTGAAGTCGCCGTAATGTGGTTCGTAAAGTGTTATAGCATCGTCTCTTAGTATTATCTTATCACTATAAGTTTGTGTTGTATCATCAGTAAAAGCATAAGGTGTATCGTATATACTATTATCTAATTCTATATAGTCGTCATCTGTTGTAATATAAGAATCACTACCATATTGTCCGTCTTCTAGTTGTACAGTGTCATCTAATTTAGCATATTCACCTTCATATGCGCCGTGAGTTAATTCAACAGGATAACTATAGTCGTCATATTTAAATGCAAAGTCACCATTGTATAACTCTATACAGTCATCTTTTAGATATGCGGTTCCATCTATTGTTTCTACGTCATCCTCGTGTGCATATCCTTCCACATTTTCATTTGGTTTTCTGTATGATAAAAAAACAGCATCGTCCTCATCGATAGTTTCTCCTTCGTGTTCACCATACTCAATATAAGCACCACCTTCAGAGTAACCACCTTGCGTATCTGTTAACATAATAGAGTCATCATGGTAATCTTCTGTACTTAATTCACCATTGGATGGGCTATAGAATTCAAAAGTATCCATGTATGGATATTTATCATATTCCCCACCGTTTGTTAGTGTTACAGTTTTAGGTATCATACTAAAATTATTCTTTTCTTTATATAAATTGAATAGGTTCCTGTATTGACTATTTATCATGTATACCCTATCCATAAACCATCTGTCGTTATCCATATGCCATAATAAGGCTCTACCTCTAACTTTATTATTGTTTGGGTTAAGTAAGACTAAGCATTTAACATCGTCTGGGTTATCTACATACATCTTTAAATAAGTTTGTGCAGCTTCATATCGCATACAAGAACCCATGGTTTCCCCTTCGTCATAATTATCACAATGATACGCTTTTAATATATCTTCCCCATCAACCACCTTAAAGTCCTCTAGACTACCTTGTTTCAGATAAGATATTAATTCCTCTATTTCGTATCCCTTATATTCCGAAGGATTAACACCTAAGTATTTTAACAGTTTACCTACCTTAAACTTCCTAGCTTTTCTTTTACCTTCTCTATCTTTAAAATAACCAGTTATGGTTTTGTCATCATCTAAATTGTAGTCTATAGTATCTATCGTGACCTTATCGGATATTTTATCTGAAGTTAAAAATTTTAGTAATTTGTCAGCAAATGGCTTGTTTATATTACCAAGTTTTTTCTTTAATGCTGGACCTACAGATATTTCTTTTTCTATTAATAAAGATAATTCCTCTAGTAATGTTATTTTTCTAGATTCTTCATTTAATAATTTTTTAATTAAATGTTTCATACTTGATTAACAATCATTTCAATATTTTTATTCGCACCCCATTCTCTGAATGCTTTTGTGTGCGCAACCCTGTCTTCCCACATTTCAATTTCCCTTAAATTTGGGTATATTGTAAGGTAATCTTCTAGTACTTTAATTTTAAAATCTAATGTAGCCCCCTTGTTGTTATAAATGTAATCATCAAATTTAAGGTTATATTTATTTAATATTTTTTCAACATGTTCAGAAATCTTAGGAATTCTACCAGTCATCATAACAACCAAAGTATTTGGTTTTGACCTTTCTTCATTATAGTCCGCTATTGTTGAACTTATTTGTGGTATATTAAACGCTTCCATATCTAAGCTTTCGCCTCTACCCCACCAACCTTTGAATGGCCAGTCTTGCCCAGTATTTTCTTTGTATTCTTTGGATGTTGGGTTATTTGTCTCAGCATCTCTACCGTCTGGTATTGGTGAATCCACAAGGGTTCCGTCAAAGTCAAATATTGATACTTTGGTTATGGTTTCTTCTAAACCCTCTCTTAAAGCTATTTTGATTTGTGATTTATCCATTTCCTAATGAAAACCTTTTAAAGTTACTTATTTCGGTATCTTTATTCGCTTGTCCCATGAATTTATCATGGTCTTCTGATGTTAGGTCTACTAACTTTCTTGTTAAATCAGATAAAGAACTTATTTTTCTCCAAGCAATAATATCACTTGTGTTGTTATCTATAACGTGAAAAAAATCTTCATATATATCATAATTATCCTCAACCGATTTCATTTCAGAGCTTAACTCCCTATCATACTGAGTAGAGTAATCATCTAGAGTTTCAACCATTGAATCGTACTTAGATATATCAGTCTCACCTAGTATAATAGCGCCTATTGTTTCAAAACTTAACTTGGTGTATAATTTTGAAACATTAAGTGATAATTCATCACACTTTTTAATTATATCAAATATTTTATTTGCATTTGGTGGCAACTTTTTACCTTCCAATTCTTTCTTTATTACATCTAACATTTTCATAGTGAATTACCTTTGTATATAAATATAATAAAATTTAAATAAAAAACAAACCCCGTAATCAATTACAGGGTTATTTTAATAATTAAGTTATATAGTTTAATATTAGATAGTCCCAGTTAGTAATTTACCTAATAATATACTCTTATTGACAAATTCATCATATGTGCCATTATTATCTATAATAATATGAGCACATGACTTATCTATATTAAAAGATTCCTTATCTTCAAGTGGTAATCTATCTGAAGCATCAACCCATATCACTAAATCAAATAGTTTATTTTTTAAACATTCTTCTATTTCTTCTCTATCCCTCATACCAACATAACAATCGGTGGTTTTCAAAACTTCCTTAGCTAATTTACTTCTATCGTCTTTGTTGTAATCTCTAATCATTTCGTACCACTCCCTTCTATGGTTAACTCTATCTTCAAAACATTCTTCTGGTGTCTTATACCCATACTTTGTTTTTAATTCATCGTAAATGAAAATATCCGCACAAGCTTGTGATGATGATTTGAATTTAAGACCAAACTTATCACCTAGTATTTCAGCTAGGCTATCCTTTCCGTGTCTTTTATTACCTATTATTAATAGTGATGGAAACTTTTTTTCTTTATTCATATTTAATTTTTTAAATAAAAATCCCCAGCTTATCACTGGGGATTAATTATACTACGTTAAAAACTAGTTTCAGAAAAGAATTTTTACATTTTGCTTTGTGTGTGTGTAATTTGCTGTATCTTTTCTTTATAAGAAGTAACAGAAAGGAGTTGTTTTCCGATTTTAGTTTTTGGACTGCTGTATCCTTTCTTTAATACTATAATACAAATATACATATAATTTTGTTACGTGTCAACCCCCTTGTCATTATTTTTTTCAATTAATTTATAATCATCCCCATAAATTTCTATAACTACGTATGTTTCAATGGGTTTTACCATGTTATAAATTATGTTAACTACTCTATAATATTTATTTTCTTTTGGTAAAAAGATTAATTCATGTATTCTGGGTAGATTATTGAAATCGACATTATCATCAATTACATTCCATTTTTCATCCAATAGAGTAACTGATTTTTTATTTTTTTTAAATATCTTCATCCTTTATTCTTTTCTGTTCGATATAAATTGATTTCTTTTTTGATTCCCTTCTTTCTTCTGAGGGTTTTGTGTAGGTTTTTCTTTCCCTTAATTCGTTAGTTTGTTTTGTGTTTCTAACTTTTCTCTTTAAAAATTTTAAAGCACTTTCAATATTGCCGTTTTTAACATTTACTTTTATCATACTATCCTTTATTATATAAGTATAGTCAAATATATATGTTTTTTTATTAAAAACCAAATAATATACATTATTTTATTTTAGAAACATATTTATAAATAAAACAATAAGAATATTTAAAACTTAATACTATGGGATGTGGATGTAAACAAAAACCAAAACCTACTAACGCTAATAACAGTACTAATAGCGATAATGGTAACAATAGCACTACTAGTAAATAATAACGGGTTAGAGTAAACCAACCCGTTTTATTTAAAGTTTTAATTGGATTATTTATTTCCACCTGCAAATCCCTTGACTATTGATGCTCCGAGCATTGTTCCAGAAAAAATAAGCATTGAATCAAACATTCCTGAATCGATTTCATAAAAGTGAAACCCATCAACCACAAAAGCTGCAAATGCTAGTATTCCAGCTAATATACCCATAACCTTTTTAGATGACGCTTTACCATCTTTACTATCTTCTATAAAGATACCCTTTAAAAATTCTTTCATAATTATCCGTTTATATATAAATACAAAAAAAACCCTCATAAAGAGGGTTTAGTAAAAAAACAAATAATTAATGAATAATAATCATTACTTAAGACACACTAACAACTTTTAATTCAAAAGTCAAATCTTTACCCGCTAAAGGATGATTTGCATCTAAAATAACAGTATTTTCTTTAACTTCTTTAACAATAACCTTGGCAACTTGACCAGCATTTTCTGTTTGTAAAACATCACCTTCCTTAACTGTATCTGGTACCCTATCTTTTTCAATCTCATGTAAATGTTGTGAACTTACTTCACCGTATGCCTCTGATGAAGGTATTGTAACGGTTTTAGTTTCCCCTTCTTGCATACCTTGTAATGCTTTCTCAAATCCAGGTATAACCATTTTTTTACCCAATTCAACATCAATTGGTTCCCTACCTGTGAAGTTTTCGTCACCCTCTACAGGCATTGATGCGTCAAATACTTGACCATCAGATAATTTTCCAATATAATGTACCGTTACTTTGCTGTTCTCTGTAATTACTCCCATAATCTAATTTTTAATTTATAATGATACAAATATACACTTATTAATTTAAATGTAAACACTTTTAATAAAAAAACCCATCTTTTTTTAAGAGATGGGTTTTAAGGCAAAAAAGTATGGTGGAGTATGTGGGCATGACCCCACTTCTTACTTACTAACAATAAACTTTCTACATGCTTAGTTCGTTTTTTCTAAAAGAACAAAAATATTAAGTTCCCAAATTAGCAGAGCGGTAACTTACAACCTTCAACCGATTGTTAAGTACAATCAGATAAACCTGGTGTCCCCGAAGGAACGTGCATCTTCTGTTAGGCGAATGCTACCTCTCCTTCAAATACTTCTACTGTAGAAGTTTCAAGGAAGTTTTTGTCAACGTTAAATTCGTTGTCGTTTAAAAGTCTTGATAGGTTATTCTAGTGTTTCCATCTAACACTGCATGCTTGTTAACCATTACGTTAAGCAATCAATATCATTATACCCCATAAAAAAAGAACTACTATATATATATTCACAAATATACTAAAACTTTACTAAGTTGTCAACTTTTTTAATAAAAAAAATGGGAACCGTTAAGTCCCCATTAATAATTAGTTGCCCCGTTTATTATTAATTAGTTAATAATTCCTCATTAACCTTATTGACCTTTTCTTGGACCTTGAAAATAAGTCTTTCCATTTCACTTAACCTGTAATCTAACTGATTTACAAGTTCTTTTTCCGTTAACTTAATAAGGTCGTGAAGCTTATCAGTCCTTGAATCTAATTTAGATTCAACTTTAGTTATTGCTCGATATATTTCATCGATGTTTCGGGATAAGTCATTATCATTTTTCTCACCCCTTTTGTTATTTAACCTTTGGTTTTCATCAATTAAATTGATTAAACCTGTCATTTCGTTGTTAAACATTTCGTTCCCAACCTTTTTGTTCAACTTCGTAAACATAACCACAATAGCCGTAACTAATGCAACTACACCTAGAGTTGATAAAACTGAAATTAAAATAATTGTTTCCATATCTATTTATGTATTTAAATTGTTATATGGGGCAACCAATTATTATTTTTTAGTTATAATATCATCTATGATACCATATTCTAAAGCTTCTTTAGCGTTAAGCCAATTATCTCTATTACAATCCTTAAGTACTGTCTTGATATCCTTACCAGTATATTCAGCAAGCATACCAAATAAGTTTTGATTATATTTCTCCGCTTCAGCAATACTAATCTTCATATCTTCAACATGACCTCTAGCACCACTACTAACTTGATGAAGCATAACTCTTGAGTTCGGTAAAGCAAATCTTTTACCCTTGGTACCATTACCTAATAAGATAGAACCCATCGATGCTGCCATACCAGTGTTAACCGTTAAAATATCAGATTCGACATAGTTCATTACGTCTACCATACTAAGACCACTTTTAACGCTACCTCCTGGACTATCTACGTACATCTTAATGTCAGACACCTCTAAGTTGTCTAAGAACATTAACTGAGCACATACAACCGTTGACATCTGGTCATTAACTGGTCCAACTACCCAAAGTATTCTATCCATCATCTGTCTTGAGAAGATGTCCATTTGAGTCACTCTTAATTCCCTTTCTTCAAGGATATAGGGTGTCATTGAACTGCTAGGTTGTGTTCCAGTTAATACATTTACATTATCGTAAATTGAAGCTTGTAGTTTATCCCAATAGTGAAACTGCATTCCGCTAATCCCCATATGGTTCATTGCGTAATTTTTAAATTCACTATAAAAGTCCATATTTGTATTTATGTAGTTCTCCATATTTTAATTAAAAATAGTTTTTTTATATTTTTCCAATGCTTCTAACTTGTCATCCGAATCAACTAATTTTTGTAATGCTTCTTCAGCGTTTTCGTAAAAATCACCAGTAGAGTGGTCGCCAATACCAGCTGGATATTGACCTAATAATTTTAATGTTGTTAAAGCTTCTTCTTTTTCAGATTCAGCTTTACTTTTCAATAATTTGTACAGTTGTTCTTTCATATTTAATCTTCGTTTGTGTAAATGTAGACAGGTGTGTATTCTCCCATCCATGACCCCTTTATATTGAATTCAAAAAACTCAATGGCTTCTTCATACGTCATACCATCGCGAGTCATTAGTATTTCGTATATCTTTTCGACACTATATGCGGCAACGGGACCAAGATTTATTCTCTCGGCAACCCCTATTATCGCTTTGTCTAATCCATCAGCTATTAAAGCCTCTTCGTTGTATTCTGCAACTTCTTCTGGTGTCATCATACTTCAGCTTCTTCTTTTTTAGCATTATAAAGCGTTTTAACGCTTTCTTGAACCACTTCATAAGTTTCTGCACCATATTTCTTTAAAATACCAGTGAAAGCACCTCTTTTAGTGATACCGACATCACCACGCTTGAGTGTTATCTTGTCCTTTTCTAAATCGTATACAATTGAAGCTATAGCTTCTTCTGCAACAATTGACTGGTGTTGTTCTTCTAGTTGTTCAAATATTAATTCATTAACCACTATGTAAATTTCTTTTTTAGTTTCAGACCTCATTAACTGACTTGTCTTGTCAATTCTATATAAGTCTTTCTCTCTATTGTTACTTCTAATAGCAATCTTTAGAGTTGATGGTAATGAACTTTTTGAAATTGTTGCGTTAAATACAGATAATGTGTCCTCGTTTGGTTCGTAGTACTCTGACATAATTTAAAATTTTAATTGTTATTAATTATTTAATTCTTGACAAATATACAACTAAATTTAATTATCGCCAACACCCTTCTTTAATTTTTTTAATTTTTCAATTAATTCTAACTCTTCACCATCAATATTCTTAGGTATATCTATATCTAAAATTATTATCATATTACCCCTCTCGTCACTATTCATTTTATATAACCCCTTTTTAGCTACCCTTAAGTTATCACCAACATCACTATATTTAGGTATATCAATCATTATATCACTACCATCAATGGTAGGTACCTTTACTTTATCACCTAACACTAGTTGTGAGTAATTTAATTTTAAATTATATTTTAAATCATTACCACTTCTTTCAAAGTCATGATGGTTTGTTATAGACACCTTTATGAATAGAGAACCTGGTAACCCACCCTTTACAGCGTTACCCATCCCTGTGTATTGTAGGGTTTCGTTCTCGCTAATACCTTTTGGTAATTCAACGCTAACGGTTTCTTCTTTGTAACTAACACCATTACCGTTGCATGTTTTACAAATGTTTTTAACAACTCTACCTTCCCCTTGACATCTTTGGCAAGTTTGTTGTGCTTGAAAACTGCCCATAGGTGTTGTTTGTAGCACCACGTTAAACCCTCTACCATTACAAGAGCTACAAACTTCTTTTTCTGTACCCCCTTCACCATTACAATCTTTACATGCTGAAGTTCTTTTGTATTTAAATTTTTTAGTTACCCCATTAAATACTTCCTCTAGAGTTATTTTTATATTAAATGAAATATCGTTGCCTCTCTTTTGTCTTCGAACACCTCCATGAAAATTATTCATGAAATCATTCATATTAAAACCTCCCTCAAATGGATTACCCCCAAATGGATTACCACCCATATGCATTTTATTACCAGCATGGCCATATCTGTCGTAGTTAGATTTTTTCTCAGAATCTGATAAAATTTCGTAAGCTTCAGCTATTTCCTTGAACTTATCTTCGTTACCACCGACATCTGGATGATGTTTTTTGGACAACTTTCTATATGATTTTTTGATTTCTGAATCTGAAGCATTTTTATCTACTTCTAATATTTCGTAGTAATCTTTTGGCATAATATTTACATTTACATAAATATAGGTATATTTGTTGAATATGTACAGAGTAATTCTATTAAAAAATGGTAACTATAGTATGACGATGCATCGTTGTAAGACTAGAAAAACGTCATTTATAAACTATAGAAGAATTATCGATGAAAACGTTGGAATAATATTCCCAAGGAAATATGTTAATTACGGTGGGATAAAACCAATAACATATAAGGTTTGTATTGTTAAGGAAACCGAAGAGGGTGACGAGTTTAGGGTTCTTAGAGATAAGATGGGTAGAACTTACACTGAAAAACCACTGGGTGATTGGACAATAATTGATGACCACCCATATGAGTTTGAGGAAACATTTTGGATGTTTGGTAAAGACCCAGTTAAAAATAGGGTTAAGATAAATGACATACTTAAAGTAATGATGGTTGGTGCCTATAAGAAAAATATGACCAAGCAACTAATTGTAGTTCATAACAAACTGGTTCTCTATAATGAAGAACAATTCGAAATGATTATTTGTAAGTGTAAAGAAGACGCTCAAAGACTACATCACACGATACATAAAGCCTGTAAAAAGAATAAGATAAAAAGTATTATATTTATGGGTACAGCATCAGAAGCAACGGTCTCATATATGTATGAAATAATACACGAACATACAGGTTGGCCTTATACAAAAATACGCAGAACTTCAACAAGACCTTAATTAGATATAATTACTAATTAGGTTAGTTAAAAATTCAAGTTCTTTATCATCACCTTTTGGTTTAAATAAATCGTAATGACTTTTTAAATTTTTATCTAAAAAACCTATTATTTGATTCACATCAATATTTATATTTATTGATTTAGAACACATGGCTGGATTATTCTTAACTAAACGGTATATGAATGGGAAAATACAGGTAAATACATTTTCATGATAATCTAAAGTTTTTTCATTTGAAGATTCGTCTATATTACTGATTAGTATTTTTGAAGCCTCTTCCATTAGTTTTGCTGTAACTACCATTTCATTATTTTCCATTCCCTCAAGAAATCCTAAAGAGTGCCATTTTTTTGTTACTTTATCCATTTTCTTTAATTTTTTTAGCAAACGCTGATTGAGCTATTTTACAGAAATATCCCCATATAGCATTGCCATTTTTATCTTTATCAGGATACTCATTTCTTAACTTTATAATAGTGTCAACAACATATTTTAATATTTTATATTCATCATTTGAACCAAATGTAGTGTAAGTATTATGTAAAGATTTACAAGTATTAGCTAGGTCCCAAGCTTCATTTATAAACTCATCAGTTGGTGAGTCTTTTGATTCTAGCCATGCATTATATAATTTAAGGTTTTTTTCTTGTAAGCTCATCTTTATAAACTATATGAGCGTAAACCAATACATGCAATCCAAAGGATTGTTGATATAACAAATCCTGTTTTAACCTCATACCCACTTTGGGTTTTAACATAGCTAAGTTTAAAACATAAACAAGCTAAAATCGCATACAATATATTTAAAATCATAATTATATTTTTTCAAATCTTTTATTAAACTCTTCTTTATCAAGTATTTCATAACTACCAGTAGTATATTTAACTATAAATTCACCTGGTTGAATATGTAGGTCAGTAATGCCATCGCCAGATTGTAGTTTTCTGAACTTTAAGGCAACATTAGATGGTTTGATAAATTTCAATACTTCGTCTTTGTTTTCTTCATTGTATTGAACTGCTGAAATTACTTCTGGTTTTTTTCTATAAAAATTCATATATTATTTATTTACTATTATAACTCTATACTATTTTCTGGATTGTCAATATCATCATCAGCACCATTACCTATGTCGAAATTATTTTGAATGTCTTGAATGATTTTATTAATTTCACCCATTTTAGCTGGTTCAACTTGAATTGGGTTTACACATTCAATCCTTTCACTTTCACCATTTGATGTAGGTAAAAAGAATGCTATTGCATTAGCTTCTTTTTCAGCTAATACTTTGTTAACTTGGTCACTAAAAATTTTAATTACCTCTCCGTTAGTTATTGTTTCCCTATCTATATAAAATACTAGAATCATAGGGTATCCCTTTTCCATATTTATTGGTTTATATATTCGTTATATGTCATTTCGACAACATTATTTAACAAATCTTCTTTGTTATTAACCCAATCTTCAGGTGTGAAGTATGTTGCTAATAATTCGTTAATTAGTTTTGATTTTTCGTTAGAATCGACAATACTAGCTTTAAGTGGTTTGTCATTTTCGTCAAGTAGGTAAACTATTGATTGTGAACCATCTTCTTTAATTTCTTTAGATAAAATTTTCATCATATAATTCTGTTATTTAATTATACTCTAATATAAGAAAAATTATTTAAAGTGTAAACAATAAAAAAGGGTTATATTCAAATATAACCCTTTTTTTACAATTAAGAATGTGTAAGACATTCTTTGAATAAAAGAAGAGTGTTTTAAACCGTAACTGGTGCGTATCTTTCACTACCTATAATCTTCATCATAATTGATTCTGGAGTTATATCTTCACCAGACAATAAGCCAGTTAATAATGCTGGACTAAACCCAGAAACTAATGCCGTACCATCCTTATCGAATTGTACTGGGACATTTTCGTTTCTAGACTGTATGTTCCAATATACAATCTTTGGAACCTTATATCCAGCTTCAGTATAACTTTCCTCAATCATGGTTTGCGCTGTTGGGTTCCATGTATTTGTATCACCGTAACAAGTGATACCTTTAGCTTTATCAAACTCCATATCTGAAAGTATCAAAATCATAGTTGGCATTTCAGACTCAGAAACATTATTTTCCTTAGCTTTACTTAGAATCTCTAAAAATGTAGCTTCTATATCTGTATTCATACCCCAATCTGCGCGAGTAAGTTGGTTGAATCTATCAGATAAGTCACCATTTAAATACTGTAAAGTTGGTCTACTAGAAAACGTCATGAACGCATCTTTAAATGCACCCTCATTTCTTTCTGAAATGTATAAACCTAACGATAAAGCTACATCTAAACAAGTTAACTTTGCACTACCTCCAGCAGAAATACCCATAGAACCTGAAGTATCTACCACTGGTAAAACTCTTTCGTTGTTACCTTCCATGTAGTTTGGTAACGCTTTCCATTGTTCTGAAGCACCTTCTGAAGAACCGTAATTAAGATTCTTCGTTACGTCATAAGGGTAAATAGCGCCAGCGTTTATCTTGGCTTCACCTTTCGACAAGGAATCTAAGTAATCACCGAATCTTATACCATCATTTTTAGTGAAGGCTTTCATATAATCAGACATAGCCTTAGATGGTACGTGACTATAGTTTATGTTTTCATAATCTTTAGCACACATCAATTGCTCAACGGTGTTGGAAAGTTCTGACAACATCTTTCTATACGCCTTTGGTGTAAGTTTTAAATATTTTCTAAGAACAGAAGCAAGCTTCTTTTTTTCTTTATTTTTACCGTTAACACTAGGCATCCATTTAGCGGCTAACCCATTACCTTCTTTAAGGGCAGTAGCAATTACTGATAAAGCTTCAGTTTCTAACTTAGTACCAACTAAGGTTAGCATATCATCCCATCTACCGTACTCTGGTATAAGGTGTAAGTTTTTTCTAAGTGACTCAGTTCTATTATTAGCTATATAAGTAATAATCTCTCTAAACGTACCTCTTTCACCAGCACCACCTCTAACGTCTCTGGCCCAGAAAATTAATTTCATGGCTAAAAGTGGGTTTTCACCATATGCTCTACTAAAGACATTTATTTTTTTCAATTTGTCTTGCCCTCTTAAAGCACCTATCTTGAAAAATAAATCGACACAGCTATTTAAAGAAGTGCTATTAGTTGCCATTCCGTTTTCAGTTAACTTGTCGTTAGTCCTTAATGCGTTCACCAATTTAGTCATGATTCCTAGTTTTAAAATTTAACGTTATACAAATATATAAAAATAATTTACTTTTGTCAACCCTTTTTTAATATTCAAAAAGATTTTTTAGTAATCTTTCATATTCTTTAATCTTTAACTCTTTACTTTCGATTTCTTTTTGTATGTTTTCTGGTACATTTACAACATATTCAGACTTAAGTTTTGATATCTGCCTTTGTATTATACTAACCTCTGAAACATACTTATCGTATAAGTCACCCTTCTCTTTATTTATCATTTTATAAATTATTTTTAATGTAATTGTAGTAATCTTCTATACTTTTACCTAAATCCTTATGCGAGTTACTATTTTCGATTAACTTAATTATATAAATATTATCTAATTTTTCACTAATTTTTTTTGTTTGTTTTTTTGTGGTATTTTTCATTTTAATAGTCCATTATATTTTTTCAAACCACGCTCTAATTTTGCTTGTGGTAGAATTGTAATTGTTATGAAATTCAGCATTATCAATTACTCCATCATCTATAAAGTAGTATCCAACGTTAGCACTGTAATGTCCACCACCAAATGATGTGAAATAGTAGAGTGATAAACTGTAGTCAGTTGACCCTACAATTGAGTTAAGTTGGTAATTTCTAACTACTGGACTTCCATATATTATATAATTATTTTGTGTTAAAAACTCTATAGTGTCATTTGGGTATTCAGTAGCAAATGCTGTAACCATTTTAGTTAAAACCCATTTAGTACCTACAATACCTGAACTATATGAAGTGTCGTAAGGTAACGTCCCTCCATCACTATAATTATCTTGCCATTGAGTTGTGTCATTTTGTTCCTCTGGTACATTAACCCATGGCATATATTCGTCATCCTTCCTACAAGAACAAATAGTCAATAATGTAGCTAATAAAAAAATTTTAATCACCAAAAATAATAACTCTTTCATATCTTTTTTTTTAATCATAATCAAATATAGAAAAAATTAATCAATTGTCCAAATCTTTTTTAATAAATTTAACTTTTATCTCACCAAAATTAACAAACACAGTATCTTTGTGTTCAAAATCAACACCTTCTGGATTGGCTTTATAAAACAAATGTTCATCCATTTTTTTATGGTTATCCTCATCCAATTCGTAAGTTAATGTTAACCCTTCTTTGAATATTTCTTTATTGTTAACTATTTCTGATATAGTATTAATTAGTTCATCGTATGTCATATTAAAACCTAGTAAATATATTTTTTAAATTATTTTTAACTTTTTCCCAAAAACCTTTCTTTATTTTCTTAACCTCACTAGGGTTGTTTTTTAACTCTTCCCCTAAACTAGATTTTAGTTCATTTATAAACTTATCTTTGTTTCGTTGAGTATTTAGTTTAATTGCTTTAATCTCGTTTTCTATTACATCAACAGTTTCAACATTTTCTATAATTTCTTCCCTATCTAAATTTTTGATAAATTCCTTATTATGTTGATTAAACTTGCTTAAAACTTGTTCAAGTGGTATGGGATTTTTCATATTCCGCTTCATAAAACAAATGTACTTATTTTTTGACAATATGTAAATACTTTAGATAAATACTTTCATATTTTGTAATATGTAGTATATTTGTAAAAAATATTTTACTATGACAAATATATTTATTTATTCGTTTATTGTATATGGTATTTGTAATATACTAATATGGGGTAGTAACTTTTCTTGGTGGAGAAATCTACTAAATAAGTTAGGTGAAGGTGATTACAGTCTTTATAAGTTATTCACATGTTTCATGTGCCTACCAACATGGATTGGACCCTTGGTTTCGTTTTTATCGATTTACTTTGGTGATAGTACCTTATCAATCACTGCTAATATGGGGTTTGATTCTTTAGTATTGATATTATTCCTTGATGGTGTTTTTTCATCTGGAATAGTTTGGTTCATAAATACAGTACAAGAATTTTTTGAAAGTAAGACTAAGGGATAAGGGGTTTTACCTTATCCTTTATTTTTTTCCTAATCTTAAATATTTTTGATTTAACCTCGTCTTCGGTTAATCCAGTTTTAATTGATATCTCCTCAAAGCTTTTTCCGTAAACGTCTCTTAAGATTATTAATCTTTGATTTGACCTATTTAGTTTTTTAACTTCTTTAACTACAGTTTTATTAATTTTTAGTTTTTCCATATTTAGTATTTAAACTAAGGTATGAAAAAAATTTTAAATAAAAAAATAAACTTATAGTTTTATTCAGCACATTCTATACAAATCTCACCATTACTACAATTACATATAATTTCTGGTTTCTTAAATTCTTGAAGTTCTATTTTTTCCCTCTTTGGTGGTAATTCTATTTCTTGATTTTTAACCTTTCTAGTCACTGAAGTATCTGTATTTTCTTCAACACTTGTCTCTGTAGTTTCATTAACAACTTCTGAATTAGTATCATCCTCCCTTTCTTCTGGTACATTAGATTCATCTAACTCTTGTTTTTCCTCAACAACTTCATTAGGTGTGATGTCTATGTTAATCTCACTAGAACTATCAAAGCTCAAAACAGGTTCGTCAAATTTAAAGTTTAATAATTTTAACTTAGATAGGTTATTAGTTTTGAATATTTCTTGTAACTCTTTTACTTTAGCTTTAAAAAGTTCGTGCTTCTTTTCTCTTTCTATGTTGATAGAGATTATACCTTCAATATAGTCTAATAGGTCATCAAATGTAACCCCTTCCTTTTCAGTATAGAACACATAGTAATTATTGTCCTTTTCTATTAAGTCTTTTTTGATTATATCTGAATCTGGTATTGTCCAACCGCTCTTAAATGCTGCGTCAACAACTTGCACACCTTGTACGTATCTAATTCCAATGATGTGTGGTTGTAATGAGTCTAGTCTTTCTTGTATATTACTCATAAATGTTTTTTATATAAAAACACCACAAATAAGTGATGTTATAATGTAAGAAATGGACATACTTAAAACCCACAACGAACCATTACCCAATTTATACTTTTGAGGTGTTTCGGTGTCCGATTTTACCCAAGCTTGTGTAAAATAATATAAGTGTCTTATGACATTCAAGGATGACATAACTAACACGGTTAACAATATTTTATTAAGTATATCCATTCAAACAATATTTATTAAGCGTTCTTTCTCTCAGAAATTTCTTTTCTAAGGTCTTGCGCTACCGTTTTAATTTGCTGTAAACCTTGTCTTACCCTAGTTCCAGCAGCTTTGTTACCTTTTTCATCAAACTTAGCAACATCCTCAGAGATACTTTCAATAATCTCTTTTAAATTTTCGAATTTTTTCATTTTAATTAATTTTAATTATTCGTTATTATTTTTTGGCTCTTCGCCTGGCATATACTCTTGCCATTTTTTAATCATTTCGTCAATCATGACTATTTCTCTTAATATTGATTTAATTTCTTTAGTTTTTTCATCAATATCATCATTTGAGTTGATTAACTTTTCAAGTTTATCCTCTATCTTAAGTTTGTCTAAACCTAGTTCCATTAGAATTATATTAATAGTCCTCATTTTCCAATTATAAGGATAATAATTAATAAATAAAGCTTAAATGGGGGTTTTTAGTGTTTTTTTAAAGATTTATCCAAAATATTATATATCTCTATGAAGTTATCAATATCAGAACGAGTCTTTTGTGACCCATATGAAAATAACTTATACCATAGGTTTTTTATGGTTTCTGGTATCTGTGGTTTGGACTCTTTTTGTTCTACTGAGTAATATACTTCACACATAAATTCTAGGAAATAATAGTAAGCTTCTTTTGTGTCAACAAAATTTATACCTTCATCATTAAAGTTTTCTATATTTTTCTTCCAACACCATTTAAAATGATATATCCTGTCTATTTCTGATGTTATATCATCACCCATATAGGTGTCAAATATTAAGGAGAATAATGACTGAATAAAATCACTATATAGTTCAGAACAGTTGTGTTTGATATTATTAGCATTTAATAATACATTAACACTGTTCTCGCTTAGTGGTGTCTTTATATAACTCAAGAATTTTAAACTTTTATCAATATTTTCCATTACAAAACAAATATAATTTATGTCTCTGGAAAATAAATGTTATTTATCCAAATCTGGATTTTTTATTATACTTTCATTGCCTTCGTATGGTATATACTTGCCACCACCCAAATATATTAAGTTTTGTTTTCTATTTTTACCATCTGGTCTATAAGAAACATGAATCCACCCTGGATAACCATTTACAGGTCTTTCGTATATTAATTGGTCATAATCTAAATTCTCTCTAATCCAGTCACCCATCTCTGTGTTGTTAAACTTATTAATACTCTTTCTCCAGTAATAATCATCAATATCCATTGCCGCACCATAATTACGTTCACTAGGGTCTAACCCCACACAATGTTGTGAATTTTTTGACCCGCCAATAGCTTCATTTAATTCTGGTCCCCTAAATACCGAGTTTATCTTTATTGGTTTACCTGTGTGTTCTCTTAATTTATCAAAAACATTAATACACAGAGATTGTATAAGCATTAACTGATTTAATGTTGGTGTATTATCTAATCCTTTACTTATTGCGGTATTACTATGAGTTACTTCTGCCAATGAAACATATTCCGAAACTTTTTCCATGTCTTTATCTTTTTTATTATCTATTATTACTTCTTCTTCTTTCGGTGCCACAATTTGTGGTTCCAAATCATTATTAACCGTTTCAGTTTTTTTTGATGTGAAAAGATTAATTAATAATTGTATTATTTTATAAAACATCTTATTAATAAATATCTATAAATAATAAAAAACCCTCCTTATTAGGGGAGGGTTTAATTTATTTATAAATGGATTACCAATTTATTTTGGTGTATAATGTATAGTACCAGATTGGTCTACCGAGAAATCTTGTGGATTTTTCTGTAGTTTAGTCTTTGCGAAATCAGCCCAATAGTTTTTCATACCACCTTCTTCCTGTGATATAGTTTTAATTAGGTCCATACTCATCGCTAACTCATGTGTTTCATCTTGAATTTCATGACCTAATTCAGCCATTTTTTCTATATCACCAGTTTTAGGTGATAACACATTTTGATAGTACTCCATTTTAGCTTCCTGTGCTTGATTATCTAATTGTATAACTTTACCTATACCAGCAATACTACCTATTGTAATAAGACCAGCAGCTATCCAGTTTTTTAAACCTTCATCTAATGTTTCAATATCATCTCCCTCATACATACCTTCAAAAACTTCGTCAAATCTATCTTCGTAAACTTGAGCAGCTTGTTCTTCTTCGTCTGAAGGTCCTGGTGGTATTGGTAAGTCATCTTCGTAAACTTGAGCAGCTTGTTCTTCTTCGTCTGAAGGTCCTGGTGGTAAATCGTCTTTAAAGATTCCAGATTCTTTTGCTCTTCTAGCTTCCTTTTCTGCATCATCTAGATAATCGTCAAGCTCTCTTCCTCCTCTACGGTAGTATTCGTACTCGTCTTCATCTCCATCAAACTCATTTACAACATCGCTACCGTCTTTTTTTAATAATGTTCTAGCTATTTTACTTTTTAATACATCATTGTCACCAACCATGTTATTAATGTAAGCAATAGCTGCTTCAAACTTTTCATCTCTAGTGTTTACCTTTTTAGCTGCAGCTGCAACCTTTGGGCTATCACCTAATGCGCTTTGAAGTGCTTCAACATCATTTTCATTGATGTCTTTTGTAGCTTCCTTGTCAGCTTTTCTTCTTTGTTTCTTAGACTTATTCTTTAACACTTCAGTCTTGTCAGTTCTACTCTTACCTTTGTTAGAACCACCCATTCCTGATTTAATGTGTTCACCTTCTTCTATTGATTCGTCTATTTCTTCTTCTACCTCAGTAATTGCAGATTCATTAATTAGTTTCTTTGTCTTGTCTAACACGTCACCAAACTTCTTATTTTCATCAAGTCTATCAGCACCCTTAACGGTTCCAAGAGTTTCTTGAGATTTAAATCCCATAAGATGTTTCATTTTGCCCATATCTTCATTGATTTGAGCTTTATTGGAAGATGTTAATACAATGCCTTCATTAATTAATGACGACCACTTAACTTTGTAAGTTTCATTACCATCAGTCATTTCAAACTCCTTACCATCAACCTTATAAGATTCTGGAATAAGTTTCTTTGCGTTATCCATTCCATTGAATGGTTTTTTGAATTTAAGTCTTTTCATAATTTATCTTTTAATGTTTTTCATTAAATTTTGAATCTTACTTACAGTTTCCAAAAATCTAGGACTTTTTTCAAATGGGTATTTTTCTAAACCTATATTTAGAAAAATAACATCTTGAAGTGTTAATTCTACTGACCCTAATGGTTGTTCAGGATTTTCAGATATCATACCTTCTTCAGCGATTTTTTCATCTAACTCAACACCTCTACCCTTAAGAATATCAGCTTGAGTTACCTTACCGTCACCAGTTAAGTCTGGAAAGTCCTTACCTTCCATAAAATCTTCAGGATGGTCGTGTTTACTGTTAAAATAATTAGAATAAACCTTTTCTTCTTCTTTCTTTTCTTCTGGTGTTAGACTATCCCCTTTTTGTTTACCAATTCTATTGTAAAAATCAGATAAGTGTTTAGTTAAGATAGGGTCAGAGTCTTCACTCATGTCATATTCTTTCATTCCTTCAAGGTTTCCCTCACCAGTAAATCCATAACCACCAGTCATTTCAGTCATAAGGTTTTTTGTCTTTCCCCAGATATCATTGAATTTTTTGTTTTCATCAATTCTACCAGCACCCTTAACTGTTCCAAGAGTGTCTTGAGACTTATACCCCATAAGACGTTTCATGTTTTCCATGTCTTCGTTCATAAGTTTCTTATCTGAAGCCTTAAGAACAATTGCTCTACCTTCAGTCAAGCTTCCTTCCCATCTGATTTCATACTTTTCATTTCCATCAGTCATTTGGAATTCTTTTCCATCAACCTTATAAGATTCTGGGATTACATTAAGAGCATTCCCAACACCCTTAAATTCTTTTTTAAATACAAGTCTTTTCATTTTATTTGATTTGTTTTCTTTTATTGATTTTTCAACATATAACCCATGTTCATTACCCTTATGAATTACAGCTGCCTTTTTACCGTTTTTTTTGTGATAGTCAATCATAGCTTGGGCGTCATCATCCCATGATTTTTGTTTATCTTCATTGTAGATGGTGTCTAAAGTTAATTCTTTACCAGCATAATAAATCTTATCTTTGAAGTTTGAGCTTTCTTTGTTTTCTGATATAGCAACACTTTTAGGTGATTTATTATTCATTGCACTGTCTTTAAAGTCAGTACCACTAACACTAGTTTTATTCTTATTACTTAATTCACTAGATTTATCTCTTTTTTCTTTAGATGATTTAATTTTCTTTACTAAGTTTTTACCAAAGTCTGGTCCAGTAAACCCTGCTTGGTCTTCTGGTATAACATTAGCGTAGTCTGGAGAGTTACCCATTGATGCATCACCAGCTATAGCTTTTTCTGCTCTTTCTTTAAATGCTTCACTCGGTTCGTTTTGAAATCTATTCATTTCAAGACCATTCATAGTTTCCATTTCTTCATGATACTCTTTATCAGAATCGCTATTCTCGTATTTTACAGGTTCAGTTTCTTTTTCCAAAGATTTCTCATAACCTTCCATTTCTTTAGCAACTTCTTTTTGATTATCTGCGTTAAACTTCTTTGAATCCGCTTGGATTTTTTCAGTACTGGTTAATCCAACAGGTTTTTTATCTTCTGATAAAAAAGTACTTGTTAAATGTTTTTTTATATTTTTCTTGTCCATAATCTACTTTATTTATATAAATATCTAATATTTACCTAAAATTATCTTATTTCTTGTAAAAAGATTTCATAAGGCTTGATGTATCCGAAAGTACAGTATCCTTAACTGATAATATAATTTTAAATGTTCTGTTTTCAACAGATTTAACTATTGTAGTGTCTTTTACTGGAATTTCCTTAACTACTGTAGTTTTAGGTTCTATAGTGTCTTCAGCTATTACTGGTATAGTGTCACAAATACTAACGCTATCGGTTGATACTGAATCTAATTCAAATATTGATTTATCAAATGAATCTACTTCAGCACTATTAGAGTCATTTAATATTAAATATGACCCCGCTGCAACCACTCCCATAGCTACAATTACTTTACTTATTAATTTACCTGTTTTCCCCACAATCTTTCTATTTAATTTATTATTTACTTATTTCTATAGCGTCTGACCCCTGATTGCAATATGGGAACTCAGAACACTTTTCTTTTACTTTAACTTCTTTACCACCAGCTATTGTTGGTTTTTTCCATGTTGGACCTGTACCTCTTGGTGTATCTCCAGTCATGGCTGGATTATCAAACCCTGGTGTATCATACGCTCCAGAATTTCCAATACCTTGTTCTAGTATCTCCTCTTCATATGGAAATGGTTTAACGTTAATGTCGTCCTTAAGTACCTTTAGTGTTTGGTACACATATTTCATATGGTGTATATATTTTTCAAACATACCTTCATCAGAAATATTTCTACTATAATAGATTAATTTTTTAATTAAATCTGGTAAGAAATAATTAAACATAATATTATCTGTGTCGATATGTTTTAAGTAATTTATAGCCTTTACTAAGATATATGAGCGTTTACTTATATCATCTGGTTTTACAGCTGGTGAATTAATCACAGAGGATAATAAATCAACCACACCGTGTAGTACTTCCGTCTCTGTGTCTGTTTCAGTTTCTATATCAGATACTTCATCATTTATCAACTCATCAACAACGTTTGATTTATTTATTGGTGTATCCATCCCTAACGCCCCTACATAAGCACCAGATGAACCTGCAGTGGTTGCTTCATCTTTTGAACTAAACTTTTCCAATTCTGAAGCTTTTCCACTAACATATCCACTTTGCCAATCATTAAATGATTGATTTAACACTTTCACCTTTTCGTATCCTGGACCTTCTGGGTTTAGTTCAAAAATTGGTTCTTCTTTAAACATATTTATAAAAGCTGCTACCCATGCTCTAACTGTTTCTTTTTCTAATATATTCATGGATACATCACCGTCCTTTAATGATGGTAATTTAGCTTCACCTCTATTTAAAAAATCTACCTCGTCTCTAGTTTCTGGTAGATTAACAAATGGTTCGTAATTTAATATCTCGTTTCCAATAATGTTGGACTCATCTTCTGATAATACTTCTTCAATTGGGTTGTTATATTCTTTTAGTCTTGTTATGTCTAACAATGCTTTTTGATATTCCCCCTTATTGTATTTGTTTTTAAAATATAAGTAGTTCTCGTGGTTTTGATTATTAACTAACCAATTCTCAAGTCTTTTCTTATAGCTTTCATTATCTACTTCAACTCTTTCGGGTTTTCCTTGATAATCTTTGAACATGTCTATAGTCTCACCAGGTTTGTGTTCTTGGTATTTGTCAGAATAACCTTCTTTTTCATGGAGCATTTCTTCTATCATCTCCATAACTTTGTATTCACTACAACCATTATGTATTTCGTAAAGGGCCTCACACATTACATTCTTAACCATGTTTTTATCATTGTTAAATTTTTCTTTTACGATTCTGTTGTTGTTAATTAAACCAGCTAGTTCCATTAGCTTAATTAATTTTTCGTGTTTTTTTTCCGTGTTTTCGTTAACCCCGTACAATTCAGAGATGAATGACTGATACATTTCAGTTATTCCAGGTATTTTAGTTTTGTTGAAGTCTTTTCTAGCATCGTTACTTAAGTTTTGTCTAAATGCTAGGTCGATTGCGTGACTACCTTCCGATAATTTTTCAAGACTAACTATTTTTTCATATTGCTCTTTAGTTACCTTAAGAACTTTATGTTTACCTAAGTTTTTTAACATATCGGCTTGTTGTTCACTTATTTTTATCTTTTTCATCTTAGTTACCTTTATTTGATAGCATGTTTTTCCATACTGACCTCTTTACCCAAAGAGCTTTATAAAGTTGTGTTAATACATTTTTAGTAATGTCAACAACCTTATCTTCTAATTCTTTCTCATTTTTTATTCTATCCTTAATTATTTTTTCAATTTTACCCTTAAACTCGCTTGAATCAATATACTTTTTGATTTCAGTTTTAGCATCAGTTTTAGTGAATTCCTCAGTAAGTCTTTTTTTAATTAATTCTTTCATAAAAAAGGTTTATATATAAATATAAACGAATACCAAAAAAACCTCATCTCTGAGGTTTCTTATTTATTTTCTTTATAGAATGTAATTAGTTTATTAATTATATAGACATCCCTAGCTGAATTAAATGTATTTCTACCTTCTAGTGATTTAACTAAATCATCCATTAGGGGTATGTCATGGTCAGGTATAGTGCTTTTATTTTCTTTAGGTTCTAGTGGATTTTTATTACCCGTTAGTTCTTCATATAGTGGGTTTAGTTCTCCAGTATATGGGTCGTGTGTTGGTATATCTTTTTTTTTACTTCTAAAAAAATCATGCATATGATTACTACCCATGCTAAATTAAGGTTAATAATGTTATTATGGGTAAAACAACTGACCCAATTGTTGATAATGTCTTATAAAATTTTTGTTTTCTAATTTCTTTCTTTTGTTGTTTTATAATATCCAATTGAAGAGTTATTTCGTCATTTTTGTTTTTGTTTATTTCGTTTAGATTTTTTATTATTTTTTCATAATTAGCTTCTTTTAATGATAACTTTACTATAGTCTCTTTTTGTAGTGTTATAGTTTTTGTATTTAAGCTGTCTCTGTCCTTATAAACATCTAAAAGACTATCAGTATACTGGTATTCTAAAACGTCATTTAAAAGTGTTCTAGCGTCCTTATAACACATCTGTACCAATGTGTCACCCCTTTGGTTTATAAATGTTTTAACCCTATTTTCTGTTGTTGAGGTAGTTTGAGAGTTCACCTGCAATTTCATCAGCATTAAGAGTATTAACGTAAGTAGAAACTTTACCTTTTTCATTTTCTAAATTATTTATTGTTATTTTAGTTTTATTTAATTGTGCTTTGGTACTATCAATATTATTAATCAATTCTTGTATCTCACTATTTAATGATTTATTTAACATTAACAATGTGTCATTGGTTAAGATTAAAGTTTGGTTTTTTACCCTTAGACTATCAATCTCTTTTTCATACATTTCAATACCCTTTGAAGGTCTAAATATAAAACTTAGAATTAATGCTGTACCCAATAAAATTATAAATAAATTCTTACTATCCATTTTAGTTATTTTTAGTATATTCACCAATCTTTGATGCCCAGTCATTTTGCCAATTTTTGTAATACGCACTTAACTTGTCCAACATTTCTTTTACATTGTCAGTTAGGTTAACGTTTTCAGCATTTATAAATAGACCATCGTTTTTAGAAAACTGCCACTCAATGTCTGTATTCTGAAAATTTCCAGACAGGACAACATTTCCACTATCTTCATAAATTTTAAAAGATGTTACGTTTATTAAGGGGTTGACCATTTCGCTAATCTTACTAGCCTCTTCTTTTGCTTCTGGACTATCCAATTCATTATTTTCACCCTCAACATCATCAATCTCTATTTCGGTTTCATTTTCAATAGCTCCGTCATCATCAACTTCTTTGTCGTCAATAGTGATTTCTTCGTTTTCGTTAAGTCTATTAACACCCTTTCTAATGGTGTTTAACATTCTTTTGGTAATGTCGTGCTCGTTTTCAATTCTGTTATTTTTCATCATTTTCTAATTTGTTTTTAAAATATTTGCAATTCCATGCTGGGGTTATGTCTGTATAATGTTTATTAAAATTACTTCTGTAAAGAACGCCCTTATAATTGTCGGCATTATCTATATTGGTGTTGTGTGATATTACTTTAACTGGTATGTTAAATTTATCACACAATTCAGAGGTTAGTTTAATAGCGGAGCTAATTTGTTCTTCAGTAAATGGTGCCCAATATTTCTGACCTCTCCAATTTTTTTCTATTACAGTTTCTTTTCTATTATAAATATGTCCAACATAGTTAATGTACTTATTTTTACTAGTTAAGTCTTTGTTTAACCAGCCTTCGTTTTCTAATAGTATAGTTATAGTACTTTCAGTTAATTTAGAACTACCCATATAGTTTGAAAAGAAGTTGGGTGAGAAGTGTTCATATATTCTACCGTCTATACCGATAGTAAACATAGCTGTCTTCTTGTATTTACCATTAAATCTTTTTGTCCACCCCTTATAGTGTGCCATTTTAGTCGTGTTGGTTATTCCAATTACAATCTTATCTTTTTTAGTACCTTGATTTGTGTAATTGTTTTCACTAAGTTTATATGTTACACTATCTATTTTCATTATCTTCTTTTAAAGTAAACAGCACTATCATCACCGTTTCTTGTTTCTTTATTCGAACCTATCCTATTAACTGTATTAGTGTTTTTTCTTTTTGGTATATTAACAGAAAACCCTCTTTCTGGTTGAGTTGGGGTTGGTTCTTCTTTAACCTCTTCAGTTTTAGTTTCTTCTTTAGGTTCTTCAATTATATCCATGTAAGATTTTAACCCTTCTCCAGAGGGAGGTTCTGTTGAAATAGGGGGTACTATTTCAGTTGTAATTGAAGAAGGTTCTTCCTTTGGTTGTGTTACCATTCGTTCTGTAGTAATAGTTCCGTCAGTATCATATATATTACCTTTAGGTTCGGGTTCACTTATAGGTTTTTTATCTTCAGATGATTTTTTAACCACTTTATTAAATACAATTACCATTAATACCGCCATAGGGTCACCTATTAGGATTAATAAAAATATAAAGTACTTCATGACTTCATCCATAGATTTTCCAGTAACTTCAGATAGGTACTTTAAAGGTCCAAGTTCTGCAGCTGTGTCATTACCAACTTTAACTTCAAGTATCTCATTATCTAAATCAAAAATTTTAGAGTTTAAATCATCTGATTTGATATTTAGTTTACTTTGTCGTTCTATAGCCTTATCTAACTGCCTTTCTAGTACTCTTCTAGTTGAAGATGAGGTTGTGGTTATAATCTGACCAGTTTCCTTATCTTTATACTGTATAACGTTGTTAGATAGTCCGCTACTTAGTTCTGAAACCCTTGTATTTATTGAGGTCATTTCTTTATCTATTCCGTTCAATTGTGATTGTATTCCGTCACGTTTTTTTTCTAAAAGAGTGACTTGAGCCTCGACACCTTCTAACTTAATAAAACTTTCTTTGTAGGTTGAAGAAAGGAATCCGTAAATACCTACAGATGTTATTACCATTGTAATTGTTATACCTATAGATAATAGTATTTTATATATAATACCTATTTTCTTTCCATAGGTATGCATTGCGGATGTTGCTATTATTTTAGCAACTTCTATTGCTGAGAAAAATAGTAGCCCCAAAAATCCAGCACCACTAAATACCTTCATTAGACCACCAACTGATACGTAAGCAACTATACCTGCCATAGTTACCGCCATAATCAAAATTAAATATAATAATATTTTTTTCATAGTATTATATAAATATCTAACTACCCGTTTAAAATGTCAAATAACCCGTCAGCATTGAATCTAATTCTTCTAATTGCTTTTTCTTTTATTTGTCTAATTCTTTCCTTAGTTAAGTCATATTTTTCACCAATTGCCTCTAAAGTCATACCATCATATTCTTTGTTGATACCAAAATAACATTCCAAAACCTCTCTTTCCCTATCATCTAGTTTAGATAATATGTTTTTGATTTCTTCCTTTATTTTATCATCTTGTGAGAATATTTCTTTTTCTGTTGTTGAATTTTTATCCTCGATTAAACAATATAACTCATCACCTTCATCATTTATTACATCGTTTAATGATGTGCATGACGGTGTTTTTGGCGCTTCCAAAACTTCACCCAGTTCGTTTGTTAAATCTCCGTGACCTGGTAATCTTTCATTTTCAATTTCAAACTTGTCAATTTCTTTTCTTAAGTCTGATATTTTTTTAATTACGTTAGATGGTAATCTTATAATTCTAGAATTGTCGTTTAAACTCTTTAAGATAGCTTCTTTAATCCACCATACCGCATATGATATGAAGCGAAAACCTCTTGTGTGGTCATATCGGGTTGCGGCTCTGACTAAACCTAGATTCCCTTCGCTAATTAAATCACTTAAGGGTAACCCTTGACCTTGATACTCTTTTGCTATTGATATTACAAATTTTAAATTTGCCTTAACTAGCTTGTCTATTGCTTTTTTGTCTCCTTGTTGTATTCTTTTGGCTAATGTGATTTCTTCTTCTGATGTGATTAGTACGCTTTTTCTTACCTCTTTAAAGTAATTTGATATTGTTTCATCGTCTGACGTACTTGTAAAATTTTTGTTCATTCTGTTTTGTACATAAAAACTCTTATTTTAATTTACATCTAACAAATTAAGATATAAATATAGTTAAAAAATAAAATAAGTAAACCCTTTACTTATTGTTACTTAATAATTTTAATAATTCTTTATCTTCATTACTTAAGTTTTCATAACCCTTTTCGATTATTTGTTCAACCACCACCTTTTCTTGGCCCTCCAAGAACCCTGGTGTTTCTTTAAATGCTAAGATATAGAATTTTTTATCCTCTAGGGTTAAAAACTCATAACCCTCGTCAGATATTAAATGATTTATATAATCTAACCTGTCTTTGTATGATAACATTTCTGGTTTAAATTCAATGTCTGGTAATATTATTTCCTCTTGATAATGAGTCATTGGTATGATTTCACCCGATTTTATCTCATCTTCAATATGAGAAAATAAATCTTTGGATATCATTTTATTCATGATGTTATAACCCGTATTATGACCACCAACTTCAAATATAAAAAAGTTTCTATTTAATGATGTTAGATAACTTTCAATTTCACCCGCTCTGGCAGCGCTTTTAAAGGTTGTGATTAATATCCCTTCTGACTTTAAAACTCTAGGTTTGCTTTCAGATATTTTGTCTATCTCAGCTAACGCCCCGTTAGTTTCTCCCATCACAACTATACAAAAGTATTTAAAATTCATATTCAATAATATTATTAGACAAATATACTGATTTTTAATTTAAAAAAGACATATTTTTTTAATTAAACCTTACCTACATTTATCTTTGATATATTGTCCACTTTATCTATTGTTATTATGTTGTCAGCCCAATCTTTTATAACATCATTTTGAGTTATGAAAAACACTATATCAAACATGTCTGAAATCCTTTCAAATAAAGGTTTCATTTTACTTATGTTCTCTTGCGCCACTCTACCCATAACTTCGTCAAATGTTATAAAGTTAGGTGATGGTAATGATGACATTTTACCAAGTACACATCTTAATGCTATACTGGCTGTCGTTAATTCAAAACCACTACCAGACCTTAAGGACTTTTCAACACCATCTTTAACTAATAAATATCTAACTTCATTTTTATTATCAATAAAAACTTCAACATTAAAATCTGTTATGTCTTCAAGAAGTCTTTGTAGTTCCCCATTTATTATTGGTAGTGTTGACCTAAGTACTAATTTACTAATACCTTTTTTACCAACCATATCAATGTAAAGTTTGAATATAACTTCTATCTCTCGCTCTGCTTTTATAGTTTTTATTAAGTTTTCTTTCTTTAACTTGTCCTTGGTATTTGAATCTGTTTCAATAGCAATGGTTTGTAGTTGTGAATTTATTTTAGCTTTAGTGTTTTCACTTATAACTATCTTTGTGTCTATAAGGCTAATATCGGTATCTATCTTTTTATTCTTTTCTATTGACTCTAGGTTATCCTTATATCTTTTTAAATCCAACCTTTTCTCTTTTATTTCGTTTCTTAATGAATCAATTTCCACTCCAATTCTATCTCTTTTTAACTCTAAGGAGTTTTTACTTTCGATAAGTTTTTTGGTTCCACTTAGTTTTTCTAATTCAGAATTTACCGTTTTTAATTTTCTCTTGGCTGTATCTATCGCCCTGTTTTCTGTCTCAATCTCCTTCTTGTGTTTTTCTATATGTGCTGTATTATCAACATCATCTAATTTCCTATTACAAGATTGACAAATACCACCCTTGATTAAATTTTTAATGGTTGTATCTAGTCTGTTAACCTCAGCCTCACCCAGATTAATTGTCTTAGTTAGTTTTTCTTTGTCTTTGGTTAATTTAAAATCTTTATCTTCATCAAAGTTAATGTCACCAATCTTTTTTAATTCATCAGTTATTGCTTCTGTTTCTTTTTTGTATTTTAACCCCTTATCGGTTATGGTTTTTATTTCACCTTCAAGTTTGGAGGGATTTAAACTTAAGATTTCAGAATCTATTTTATCCTTTTCAGATACTTTTATTATTTTTTGATTAGTTAGTAGTTTATAATTTTTAGTTTCTTTTTCTAACTCATCATCATAAGTTTTTTTACTATTAACTAATCTTTTTAAATTAGCTTCATGACCACTTATCTCTTCTTTTAGTGTTTCGATGTCATAAATGTTACCCTTCATAGATTTACTAAAGGTATTATACATTTCCCTAGATATCTTTTCTTTAAGTGCTATTGGTTCTAAACCTATGAATCTAGTTAATAACTTACCGCTTTCACCTGCTGTTGAATCGATTAAGGTGTCTAGGTTTCTAGATGTGGCTAAAACTACTAAATCAAAGTCTGCTTCATTACCAACTATTTTCTTTATTAGTTGAGTTGTTTTAATAGCGTCCTCGTCATTCAAAGATTCTTCTTCACCATCTGGTAATATCCTATAATAGTTTAATTTATTAGTTATATTCCAACCACCCTTTCTCTTAGGTTTTCTTTCTAACTTTCGTTCTATTATTAATTCGTTATTACCCTCAATTTCTATAAGCCCCTTAACAATTAATTCAGTACCATTACTGAATTGATTAAACACTTGCTCGTTTGTGTCAGTCTTAGTTGTTTTTCCGAAGAATAAGAATTTAACCGCATCTATTGTTATTGATGTTTTACCTCCTTGGTTGGCTGGGTTTGAATTTACAACAGTGAACCCTTTAAATCTATCAACTGGGAAGTGATTGTTTTCTCCATATGATAAAAAATTATTAACTGTAAGCCATTTAAGTCTGTATTTTTTATTTAAATCATATTCTGAGTCAATATTCATCTCGTTATTGACCTTATCATCTAAAGCTATTATCTTGTTAAAATTAGCATCTTCTTTACCTTCCCTAGTTAACCATTCTTTGAATAATTCCCTTTGGTATTCGATGCTCATTATATTTTCTATGTTAGCACCATCTATCTCAACTAATTCACCAGAACTATTTCTCTTGCTGGGCTTGTAGACCACATCAATATTTTGTGTGTTTATACCGTATTTAACCGAGAAATATTTTTTAATCCTATTTCTAGCTTCTTTTGAATAATTTTCTGGTTGGTCTGACCAATATACCTTTACCTTTCCGTTTTTATTTACCTTTATTTCTTTTTTCTCCATAAATCACTAATGTTAGACCCCAAAAATCCTTTCTTATCCCCGTATATGTCCCCTTCCTCTTCTATCTTAGGTTTATTTTTTTCTATTTCTAATTCTTTAGATAAATTTTCTATAGTTTTATCCTTTTCTTTTAACTCTTTTTCTAATTTATTAATTTTAGATAAGTTTTTGTTAAACTCAGTTTCGGATTTATCTAATTCACCCTTTAATAGACTAACTTTGTCTTCTAATTTGTCAATGTGCCCCTTTAGCTTGTTATTAGCCTCATCATCAGTTACGAATACCTCTTTCTCGATAATCTTTTCAACCTCTTTAATAACTTCAACAGGAACTTCTTTAATAACCTCCTTCTCTACTTCTACAATCTTCTCAACCTCTTTAATTTCGGCTGGTTTATCCCATGGTGTCGCACCAAACTTTTCAGATGTAAACCCTTGTTTTACCATCTTTAATATAAAACTATCTACTGAAGATATATCATTTAATCTACAGTACTCCCATATTTCGTCCTTTATATCTTTAGGTAACTCCATTATTCGTTTGTTAGTATTTCAGTGCCATTATCTATATCATCCAATGATTCAATTTTAAATTGATAAAAGCCATAATCTGTTTCAACATCGTGTTCTTTGTATGTCTTAGTTTCAACATCCCATTCTAAGAATCCGTGTTTGCTTATTTTTTCACCAAAGTTTTGTTGAATTAAAGAGCTAGGCATAACTATTGGTATATTATTAAATCTTAGCTCTTGTCTCTTGTGTATATCGCCACACATAACTATATCATTACCCTCAAAAATGTCAAGACTGTGACCATGCTCTATAACGTAACCAATGTCTGTTGATGAGCCAATTAGTGGTCCATGGAACAAGCCGATATATGTCTTGTCATCTCCGTAGTCTATTCTAGCCTCCTCTATGTTTGGTCTGTTACTACCTTCCATTATTGAGTAAACACACCAAACTATATTTTCATCTTCATAACAGCCAGTTTCGGTGTAATATCTTATGTCTGTATCTGGTAGTAATTCAACCATTGGGGTTATACTGTCAACCCTATCCTTATTATTCTCTAATAAATCGTGATTACCTGGAATTATGACTACTGGTGCAATTTTTTCTAATTCTCTTAAGAACCATGTACCTAATATTAGTAACTCGTTAGATATTGTAATCTTTTGATGTACGTAGTCACCAGCAATTACTATTCTAACTTCTTCCCTTTGGTAATCTTTGACTAATTCCTTAACGTCACTTATAAATGTTTTAAAAGCCTCTTTATATTCACTATGCATCCTAAATGTTCTGATATGAATATCGGCTGTATGTATAATTTTTTTAACCATTTAATTGTCTTTTTAATTCTTCTAATCTATGTTGCTCTCTTAGTTTATCATTTTCTTTCTTAGCCATCACCTCTTTAATTCTTGGTAATGGTGGCATTGTTAACACCCTATCCATAAAAGTTTTAGGTATTCTATACTCATCAAACCTTCCAGTGCTCATTAAATGTACTATGATACCACCAAGCACTTTGATATTTTCATATTTAGTACCCTTAAGCATGTCAATAAAAAGTCTTACATAGAGTGGTAGTTGTATCATATAGTGACTTAATGCTGTATCCATATAATCCTCAAATGGTGGTAACATTGGTTCAGTGTAAGATTGTATCTTGAAGTTTTTTGGTTTATTGGTTTTCCAATCTGTTATTATAATACCTAAGTTACCATCTTTATCAAATATAAGCCACATCTTGTCTGGCTGTCCTGTGTATTCTAAATCAGAACTACCTAAAACCATTTCCGTATCTAATAATACGGCACCCCTTCTGTGCATTTGTCTAATGAAGTCATGTCCAGCATCAATCATGGCGTTACCATCAGCGATTTGTTCTTCATCACATTCAAAATGTGGTTTTCTAACGTCTTTATATGAACCGTATTGTTTTAATAGGTCCATTTCTAATAAATAGTGAACCCTAGACCCCTTATTGTTTGCGTAGTCTGCGGTACTTCTCCATTCTTTTAATAATTCATCCTGTGCGAATATATCATTTTCACACATTTCTAATGATTTATCTAGTTCTGGAAAGTCAGTATAGAATTGTTTTATTACAGTAGATACACTAGGGAAGTTGTTCCTTATTTTACCGTTTTTATCCCTCATGTAATAGATGTGGTCATCTTCTACAAAGGATAGGTCTAGTTCTTTTTGCTTTTTTGTGATTAAATCACGTATTTCTTTTGCAATTACTAATAGTTGTTTTTTCTTGTCCACAAAAAATAGTTTATCAACAAATATACTACTTTTGAGTAAACTTAGTATAGTTTACTTTCTAATATTTTTTCTGAACTCCTAAGTAGGTTGATTATCCCTCTATTTCCTTCCCTTTCAAAGACTAATGATGGGTCTGTATCTGTTGGTGGTGTACATCTCTTTATTCTATTATATAACTTACCAACATTTAAGTCTTTATATATGGTTATGGCATCATCTTTAGCGTCATCATCTAGTAAGATTACGATATCTGATTTAGCATTGTTAAATAGCGCTGATTTTAATTTCGGGTACATGATTTTACCTAATAATGGTATTGAGTTTGGGACCACTATGTGGTCAAACACTCCTTCAACCAAATATATTGTACCATCCCAATTAATGGTTTTTTCATTAAATATAAATTCTTGTTTTGGTATGTCTGGATTTAGATATTTTGGTTTATTAGATTTTAACCAAGCTCTAGTTATGAAGTAATTTAAATCACCTAAATCGTCATAAGATGGTATTATAATTCTATTTTGATATTTACCTATGGTTGTATATCCTATATTGTATTCTTCAATTAACTTATCATCTATACCTCTATTTCTTAGATATCTGTAAGCATCACCGTATTTATAATCTTGGTAGTTAGATTCAGATATCTTTTTAAATCCTTTAGGTAGTTCAATATCTGGTCTAATATACTTAGGTATGGAGCTAATGTCGTTAGCGGAAGGTCTTACTATTTCATATTCCTTTAGTATCCTTTTGTTACCGTACCTTTTTATAAGACTGGGCACGTTGCCATGCATGTTGTTGTCAAATCTACATACCCAACATTGGAATTTGTTTTTCTTGTAATTTACTGCCAATTTGTGCTTGCCATCACCATGACTTAAACCTTTATCTTCAGCACATGCTGGACAATCAAATGACATTTGCCCCTTATCTTCATTATGCTCGTAAGGTTCACCTAGGAATTGTTTTAATATATCAGATATTATTTGAGACATAATACAAATATATTAAAAATTGATTTAATCTCCAAATATTATAACCAAAAACCTTCTTTTTGCATGTACCCTAAACAACAAGCGTAAGCGTCACTCATATCAAAGTTTTCATTTTTTAGTGTTCTATTTTTCTTGTATAACCAAGTAACTTGAGGTTCTAAGTCACACACTTTGTCGAATATAATCTGCTTTTTATCAATGTCATAGGGTAGTGAACCGAAAAGTACGGGTTCTTTCTTCTTTATTTGAGCTTCAGTAAATGGTTTTCCAGCTTTAGTCTTTGTTCTCTTACCCATCAATTCTGGAAATGCATATTTTCTTGCATCATATGATGATATAAAATCAGGGACAATACCCAACGTATCATAAACAGACCTAGAAATCATACCGTTAAATCTAAGAAGAGTACCTACGGTATTTACATTATTTGAGCGCAATAGCGGTTCTTCTATTATAACCCTGTCTATTCCTATATCTGAATACTTATTTAGGAACTCCTCTTCAAATATTCTAGCCTTTTCAAAAAGTGTTTGCATATTACTTTTTGGTTTAGGTTTAACTTGAGGTGTTACGTGATGTAATAATTTTAATTTACCTGACTTACCAGTGTTTTCAAATAAGGCAATACCTATTGTTTTTGTTGAAACATCTAACCCTAAAACAAATCCGTTTTGGCTGTTGTTAAAATCTTCATTATACTCCATTATACTAATTTTAATTAAGTATAATTTAATTTGTTCAAATGTAAAGTCTTAATATTCTATAGTAATATTAAATGTTACAAAATCATCTGTCGACTTCTCGTATGGCTTGTTTAGTTTACCTATGGCAATAAGTGTATTACTAGAATCGAACATACCTACTTCGGTAATTCTTGGTGTGTCCCCAGGTGACCAAGTTGTATTGTTAGATACCCCAAATTCACCTCTATTTGCTATACATGTGATTGATTGAGATACTTTGTTTCTAACTGTATCAAAAGTAATTGTGGTCCCAGTAGCTCCAGAGTATGTAGAGTTATAAGAATTTACTATAGTAGGTTCTGTAATAACTAAGAACCCTTTATCTAAATAAGCAACTCCAACTGGTTTGTCGGCAACTGCACTTATATTAACGTTAGTTGTTACATTAAATCTTTCTTTACCGTTAACACTAAATGGTTTACTTTGACTGTAACCTGTGGCCCAGCTTTTAGTTGCGTCACCACCATTTGGTTTTAGTATTGTATCAGAAAATAACATTGTTCTGTTTGGTCCGTATTTTCCAACACTACTTGATGAGTCTACCACTGCAGTATCTTCAGTTGTTAATGGAGAGCCTTTTGTTTCGTATGTACCATAAATATTATACGTTGATGCACTAGTCTCCATTTCTAGTTTAATACTTTTACCGTCTATAAGTTCTGAATATTGACTTACATCAATACCAATTACTAATATATTAGTTTGAGCTATACCACTATATGCGGTATCTAAGTAACCACCTTGAGCAGATGTTAACCCTGTATATGTGTTGAAATCTGCAGCTGTTGTTGGTAGTGAAAAGGAATAAAATAAGTTTGTTAGGGTGTCAGTTTGTGTGTCGTTTAAATTAATTTGATTCTGGGTTATACCATTACCACTATATTGTATTGTTTTATACCCTACGTGTTCAAAACTATTAGTAACTGATATAGATGCTGGGTCAACTGGTTTTTTATCAGTAGTAGCATTATAATTAAGTGTACTCTTTAATATATAGTTAGCCCCACCATTACTTAAATCAACACCATTTCCGTTTCCAGATATAGCTGGAACTTGACCTCCAGTAAGTCCAGATAATGAAACATAGTAACTATCAGAGTCACCAAGACTAAAAGTAGTTATTAGTGTATTTGAACTAGTTGCTAATTTTCTTCTACCTTGTGGTGTTAGTTTTGCAACTAATTCGTATTGTGCAGTGTTTTGTAAAAATCCCATTTATATTTTATTTAAAAGTCAATTGCTAATTCTAACATAACAGTATTACCTGCTGTTAATTTAACTGGTTTACTTAATTTACCAATCATTACTAATGCGTTATCACTATCATATATACCTACCTCAGTTACTCTGATATCTGCTAAACCTGAACCGCTATTTGGTCTAGTGATATTACTAGTTGTTTTAAAATCATCAGCAGATATGTTTATATTAAATATAGTTTTAAATATTGTGGCCCCAATATAAGTTTGTAGGTTACCATAAAAGAACCTTTCGTCACCAAACTGAAGACTATCAGGTGATGCGTTAGTTGCCATACTTAAAGAATCAATAATACTGAAAGTAGTTGAGGCTCCCGAAACTGTTCCGTCAATTAAGAATCCATTTGTTGTTGGGTTTTGAATTTCAAGTAATTTAGGGTCTATTGTTTCAGTTGCACCACTAGTTATTGCTGTACTTGTAAAGTCGTAAACTTTCCATGCGTTTGATAGCGGTCTGTCGGTTGAATCATCAACTATTTGGTATAATACCTTAAAGTCTCTAGCTGAGAATCCCATGCCGTCATATGTACCTTTTTCTTCTTTTCTCATATATGGTAATAAATCTAAACCATCTATGTTAAATTCTATATCTTTAGTACTTGAAGTATTATTTTCTATTTTAGTATAATACTGACAAGGTAATGTTGTAGTTAACCCAGTTCCTGTAGTATTTTCAAATGTATATGTTAGATACATTGTTTTATTTGTAGCCAGGACTCCACCAGTTGCGCCACTGGCAGAAGCAACAAGTTTAGCTTTAAGTGGGGGAAGAGTCCAGTTTCTATTTGATTTATATGAAGTTGCAGCTACAATTTCGTCATCATTTAATACCACACTTTTTAATTGTGGGAATACTCTACCAACAACTTTTTCAGTACCACTAACTAGTGATGGGTCTTCTATTAAGTCAACATATTCTAAATCAGATGTACCAACAAATTTTGTAGCCCCAGTTGCTATGAATGTCATGCCCATAGTGGTACCTGATTCAGTTCCGAAACTTCTTCTGTGGTACATTAAATCTGGTAATTGTAGTTTTAATGTTTTACTATTCGCTCCATCAATGAAAAAGAATTCACCGTAATAATTTGAAATAGTATTATTAGTATAGTGTAGTATTGATATTGATTTATGTGCGTCATCAATTACCGATTCTCCAGGATTATCACAAATATCATTACCTATGCTTTGTCCTGTACAGTCAACTTCAAAGTATGGATACTTCTGACCTAAATAATCATTAGACCCGAACTTCTCAAAGCTTTCATTTGGAGTTGATGCTATACCGTTAACAACGCTAGTACCTGTCATCCCTGCTAGGTTTTCACACCAAACAGAATTTTGATTTAATACTGGTACGTCACCACAAGATACATCACAACATCCAGCAAAATCTAAAGTATTACTATTCCAATATGGTGTAGTTGTTTCAAAGCCAAATGAACCATATACTTCACCCCCTGGATATATAAGGAATTGTGATGTTGCAGTTGCTGCTGATATACCAGGTAATGCTCTATCTAATAAAACGGTATCGTTTAAATTTGTAGTGGTGGTTTGACCTGTTATTTTATACCATAAATGTGGTACTGGTGTGGAGTTTTGGTTTAAAGCTAAACTACCCACAGTATCATTTCCAACTTTAATTAGTATATAATCACCCACACTGTATGTTGTACCTGTGCCTATGTTTAATGAAGTACCACCAGTAATAGATACTACTGTTCCTGTACCATTTGTATAAGTATCACCTGTATATGTTGTATAAGTTGAGCTATTTCCACTAAAAAACCCTCTTTCTAACGCTTCATTATTTACAATCGCTTTTATTGTGCTGATTTGTGAAGCATTTAAAGTATTTAGATTTGCATTGTTGTTACTTGTAGCAGTAATATAAGATTTTATATCTGGTTGTCTATCAAACGGGCTTAATACCTTGCTAGTTCCAGTTAGTGAAGGGTATAAAGCGTTTGCTCCATACGTATCGTGTAATTCTTCTCTATCATAGTTGATTTCAGAATCACCTATACCCCACGATGTGAAGTTCAATTGTCCTTGTGCTAACTTTTGTCTACCAGTTTCAGTTAACTTGATATTGACAAAGGCATTAGTTTTGTTAATTATGTAGCTCATAGTTATAAATATCTTTATTCTTTATTTTAATAATAAATACTAAAAAATAAATGTTTAGTACGAATTATTTAAATTTGTTTGTATTGTTATTTCAACAGTTTCACTGTATTTTTCAGTTGTGAGGGTTTGCCCACATAAATTTTTAAAGTTTTTTTCATTCTTAACCCTATAGTATTGTTTATCACCAAACGTACCTACTAAGTTTATAAGTTGACCATAACTTGTTTGACCAGCAATATAGCTTGTAGTTCCTGATGATACTATAGATGTAAAATTATTGTCATTTGATATTTGAATCGTAAATAACCCATCGTCATTTATTGGTGCGTTTTCAATTGTCCAAGAAACTGTTACACCAGTACCGAACTGGTCACCTTGTATGTTTGTGTTGGTGTTGTAGTATGCGGTTAATAAATCACCCACAATTAAGTTACCTTCAAATATAATCCTCTTTGCGTTTGTATTTGACTGATAGTAATCAACATTATTAGCTAGTGTTACACCATTTAAAGTTACACCTATGTCGTTATTGGTTACAGGTGTCATACTCAAATACATTTCATACTTACCCTTAGTAGTATTATAATAAATAGTATTTGTACCTTGACCGTCCGTAACCCCACTGACAATGGGTGAATTTATGTCAAATGAATCAGATTTAAGATTATTAGTTTCTAAGCTGTTAGTGTAAGCGTATGTTAGTATGTCACCACTAAAAGTTTGTCCAGATAATTTTAAATTAGAAACAACATTATCAGCTAGTTCTAGTTCGTTAATTGTATAATCATTGTTTTGAGATAATGTGATACCGTTTAATGATATTAAATAATCACCTAAGTTTACTGGTAGATTAAATTCTGTATTTGTACCGTCTAATAATATAGATGATACAGTTAATCCATTTAATGTACCGCCATTACTTATTTCACTATCAGCAAGTATTGGTGTGTCTGCTTCTTTGAATACTATAAAATATTTATCCTTATCGGATTGATAAATACCGTATGGGTCTCCATTAATACTAGGTACTGTCGTATACTCATATCCTAATATTTTTCCAAACTCAGTACTTACATCGTGTTTAAATTGGCCCTTAACTATGTATTCACCGTCTGGTGATATTGTGGTTGCTGTTATTGCTGCTGTATAAGCACTTGTACCACTAAACCCAGACCAATTAATATACTCTGAAGAATATATAGGTGAAGTGTTGAATCTATTTAACCCAGGTACATATTTATGTATATTATATCTGAATTTAGCGTTGTTGTCAATAAAGGATGATGTGTTACCAGTAAAATCAAAAGTTAAATTAAATTCAGTTTGGCCAGTTAATACATATACATTTTCATCATTAATCGTTGTGGCGCTTGAACACTCAATACTAGTAGCCCCACTCATTGTATATGATGGTCTATTAAATACTGATATATCAGAACTAAGTGTTGGTACTGGACCAACTGAGTTTCTGTTAAATTTACCGTTTTGATTATATTTTTTTTCTTGGTAACTCATTAATATGATATGTCTTTTTTAGTAAATTCTTTTTGATTATTAAAACTTAAACCTATGTCGCTAGTCTTGTTTAAATCAGTTTTTTTTGTTACCTTTTTAAGGTTTTGTAAAAAAACCTCTAAGTAACCAACCTTAAACCAATCTTCGTGACCAAAAGCGGTTTCACCAAGATTTCCAATATTAACACTACCCTTAATATCACTTATTACTTTACCTATTAATTTTTTTACTAATACTGCCATAGTTATAAATATTTTAAATTGTAGTTATGTTACCTAAATTATCCATTTGTTTTACTGTTCCTAAAAATTGACTATCACAATTTCTATCTAATATATAAACACCGTTACAAGTGTTAATTGATGGTTGTATTGTTGATAAGTTAATTGTCCCGTCAGGATTAGGTTCAATAGGTTTAGGTAGTTCTTGAGTTATTACGTTTGTTGTGTAATCTTTTGCTAATCCAGAAAATGGTGGTCCTCCAGCAATAGCCTCATTAACTACCCAGTTACTACCACCACTTGCACTATTAGGGAACTCATATCTTACATTAAAGTTTTTTGCTAATTCAGTTGGGTTTGTACTGATTATAGTACCGTTTTTAAAATAAATACTTTTAATTAAATTTGATGCTGAGACTAAAGTTGAGTCTCCACCAGGTGCTACAACATTATAGGTTATTTCAAAATCTAAGTCTAATGTAAGGTTTCCAAGTCCATCACTAGTAATCTTTGGTTTAGGTGTTAATACTAATTCTACATCACCAGAAGGATTTTTTAATAAGAAATCAGCTGATATTTCATCTGCTAGTTGCGTTAGTGTCCTACCTGGTGCTTGATTTAATGTTACCTTTGTCCCGTCATAATATTCTAATTCTCTAAGACCCCCAGTTACTTGACCAGTAGAGCTAAATGGTTGGTTGCTGGTTGCTGAAGCTAAAGCTATGTAAATAGAGCTTGGTGGCACTTCAACAGGTGTAACAATTGCAGATGTTGATGCTATACCGTCAACTACAGGGTCTCCATCGTAATAAAAAGGTTCGATATTAGTTGTGTCATTAGTTACTGGTAGTGCAAACCCATTATTGGTGTTACATACTATAGGTACTTCATTAAATTTAGTACATTCTAAAGTACCGCTATTACAGTTAGTTAACACATAACCAGCTGGACAACTATAACCAACTCCTGTCGCATCAGATAATAATATATCGTCACCATTATTAAATAAATCTAAACTAGAAAAAACAGTAACCGCTGCCAATTCTGGTTCAGTTGTCATATTAGATAGTGTGGTAATGTCTGACTCGTATATTTCAACACCAAAAGACTTGACGTTACTTTCGTTATAACCTTCCATTCTTATTGAGTTTAACCCTGAATCAAGTTTGATTTCAAAAACTCTCCAGTACTTGTGTGTTGATGTGTTACTATTTACATTCCATTCAAAAATTTTCTCACCATTTATAAAAAATCTCATTCTATCATCCGCTGCAATACCTATACAGTAAGTTTTTGATACTGGTATGTCGATACAGTCAACAACTCCAATCCAAATTCCTGTACCAACAGGGGCAGGGGGAGTTCCAATATTACCCCATATACCAACATTATTTAATCTACCTTGTGATGATGACCCGTCTGAATCCCATAGAGTACCACTATTTACGTGTATTGCGTGTGGTAACTCAACCCCAGCACCATTTTTTAACTTTTTATTGGAAGTGGTACCGTCTAATGGTACTATTGGAAATGGTTCGTTTGATATATCGTTAAAGAAGTACGTGCCACTTGAACCATAAGCTCCATTCTGACTACCTCTTATTACAGGCCCAACTGCACTTCCTGAAACGCTTGCTGTTTCTGTAAATTGACACTTTTCAAGTGCTGGTGTTGGTGCATAATCTAGTGGTGTTGTTGGACACGAACACGATGTGGTTTCGTTTTTAGCCAAAACAAAAGCTGGTTCTGGTGGGTTTGGAGTGTCCAGACAAAAGTATGTATTACTATTTCTATAATCAAATTTTTGTTGGTCAAATACTGTGTTTTTATATGTATAAGTTGACCCCCATATGGTTGTTGCTGGAACAACTTGTTCTATTAAGTCAATCCAGTAATTACCAACAGTTTGTCCGAATTTATCCATATCAAAATAATCATATTTTGAGCTTGAATTACCGCAAAATTCTTCAGAACGAGTATTGTATCTATCGTACAACATTTTTAATGTTGGGTAGCCGCTTAATGTTTTTCTATTCTTAACATCAATTAATTCAGAAGATAATGTTGATGCGAATTCTTTAACAGTATCTATAGCGCTTAATTCTGTAGTTAATACATCATCTAAATCTATACATCCGTTATCACCGCACTTTCTGTATACACATTTCTTTTTATTATTATCCCAACTAATAGATGGGTAAGTATCCACACCTTGTTCAAACATATTAGCATATGTGGTAAATGCATCATCTATTACCTTACAGCAGTCTGAATCGACTTGATTAGATACATTTTCGTAGTTGTGACTTGTCCCAGCTGTATAACTAACATCATATAATCCTACCGTTCCATCATTTTCTTCAGTTATCCAGAATCCGTCAAAGGTTGTTGCTGTTCTTTGACCTAAAGCATATGCTGAACCACCTTTTATTATCTCAACATCTTGTATTGTGGTAGTTCCGCTATAGTTATCAACAAATGTTGTTAAGCCACTACAACTAAATGTGGTTGTTGATGCTGTTAGTGGTAATTCAATTGTTGTTCCAGAGTAATCTTTAGCAATTAGTGGATATGTCGGACATGGACAGTATTCATCTAATTGTTCAGTTTCTCTAAATGTTCTTTCTATTAAAACACAAGATGTACTTGCTGAGTTACAATTGTCGTAAGCGTATCCAGTAGGGCATGAATTTGCACTTTCTTCACCTAGGTCAAAGGTTTGTCCTATTCTATCAGCTGTACTAAATACTCTAACCGAATTTAATTCAGTTTCGTATCTCATGTTCATTAATTGTGCTTCTGTAGCGTCATATACTTCTAATACGAACCCTGAAACACCTAAAATTGTATTGTACCCTTCTACTTCTATGATGTTTTTACCAGCTGGTAAGCTAACACCAACAACTAAATAACTTTGTGCTGTTCTTGAATACGATGCGCTAAAGTTTTTATGTATATTAATATCGTGTGATGGTGTTGTGGTTGAATTAAAGATGTATTTACCATTAACCTTAACCCTAACATCATCGTCACCAGCAAATCCTAATCTATAAACTTTAGTTTCGGTTAATTCAAAACAATAAGAAACTCCAATCCATTCATTACTTGGTGTCAATCCTGTTGACCATATAGATGCATTTAAAAGTCTACCAGCGTTATCCGTATTACTTATGTTGACATATGGTGTCCCAGATACAGAACCGTCCGTACCTCCCCAAAGTATATTTGGGTTTAATTTACCACTGTATATACTTGAATTGCTTTTACCGTACTCACTCTTAATACCACTAAATGCGTTTGGTGATACGTAGTCTAATGAACCGTCTGTAAAAGTGTTTGAACCGAATCCTGTATGGTTTAAATAATTACCAGAAGAATCTACTAAATAGTCTGAATTATAATAAGGACCAACCCAACTATCTTTAGTTGTACCAGTCCAGTATATAGGCCAAGTTTTATCTGTAATATCTTCAATAAATATAGTTCCTCTAGATAATGAATGTACTGGTTTAGTTAAACCAACTCCAGCACCTATCGTGTAGGTTGTTGCAGACGTTGTAACGCCAGTTGTGGTTAGTTTAGTACAACTATTACCGTCAGTGTCTAAAGTGTATCCAGAGGGGCAAGTAAATGCGCTATATGTTTCTCCACTAGATACACATCCTTCTAATATGCAGTTATTATCAGAAACATAGCACCACACATCTTGTTCAACTGCTCTAGCTGGACTAAGTGTCAAATCAACCTCTTTAGTGTTTACCACTAATTTATGGTGATTCGTATTGTATTCTGTTCCTCTATATTTTAAATTTGAATATCTATAATCTCTAGTAGTGTTAGCTAACCAAGATTTTTGATTATCTGGAATTCTACTTAATTCAAACTTTGGCGGTTCAGATATAAATTCCTTTACATTATCAACCTTAGTACAAACTTTATTCATTTTTATCCTATCTAATAGGATAGAAAAATTAACACAAGTATCATTTATAGAGACTGAAATGTTTATTTTTTCATTCTCTAATAATGATATAACGCTCTCATCGGTAATTACTGTTTTGTATTCTAACCAAGATGACTGATACCATTCTGTTAATTTTTTAAATATTTTTGTTTTTTCTTCTTCTGTACTTGGAAACGGGTTGTTTTCCAAGTATTGGTCAAATATATCTGTAACTAATGTATCCCTTATTTGACTACATAAATCAGCAGACAGGTCAAATAATTCTGTTTCCTCTAATGTAGGCATTAAAGCGGTATCACCACTAATTAATATACCAGTTTTACCACTAGATGAATCTATATAACTATATAGATTACCAGCACCTATAGTTATTAAATCTTCTTCATATACAGTAGTTAAAGCTGTACCGCTTGGACCTAATACTTCAACAGTAAATGATGTGTCAAAGTTTTCAAACATATCTATATATTCACCACATTCAACAGGTGTGGAATTTGACGATGAGTCAGCCCCAATTGACGTTAAGAACAAATCTAATTCATTTATTTTATCATCTAACTTAGCTTGAGCATCACTCTTTGCCGTTTGGTTAGTTACTAAATCATCGTCAGATTTCTTTTTGTCAAATATAGTATAATTACAAGTAGGTTCTATTAACGGGGGGTTCCCTGATGCTAATTCTATATCATTTAAGCTTATTAAATTATTTACATCATCACAACCATACATTGAAGTGTCTGTCCCTCGTGAGCCGCTCCATTTGATATAAGAGCTTGGTGATGGTAGTGATGGTATGGTCCCGTTTGCAACGTTTGCAACGTCTTTATCATCTAATATACTATTCCATGCTATTTCACCCTGAGTTGTTAAACAGTAGTTGTTAAGGGTTAGACCCATACATTCGACCACCAAAGGTGGAGAGTTGTGGTTATCAACAAGGTCTTGATAAAAATCACGTTGATTAGTTAATGTACTTATCTCAGCTTCTAAGTTGTCAATTTTTATTTGATTATCTATAAGTGTTGACCCAGCTGTTGCTGTAACACCATTTCTTATAGCTTTAGCTGTTATTAAATCATCGCACTTAAATAAGAATAAATAATCAAATGATACCTCTAATGAACATGTTTCATTTTCTTCAACTTCAAATAGTGTACTAGAGTTTCCATCTGGATTTAGTACTACTTTGAATAACTCATTAACATTAGTATTTGCTGCCCATCTACATTTTTGATTTTCAATGTCAAATGTATAACCAAGTAACTCACAACAAGGTTTGGTTTCATGCTCATTTACAGGTTGTCCAGTATTATCAAATAACGATACGGTACCGTTATCCATTTCTTTAATGGTATAATTTAGACTATCGTAGTCGCTCTTGGTTTTACAAATCGCTGGCATGTAATTTCTTTATTATAATTATCTCTTAATCTAGTTTATTTTTTCAAAATGTAAATTAAAATATCTTTATTATCTTATGGTATTAAAAAATAATCAGTAGCCCCTATAATACCTATAGCTCTTTGTAAGTATGTTTGGTATACTGAGTTTGTATATGTTGGATTATTATTAATGTGATTTTTAGCAAAATTAGTTAACCTACAAGGGTATCCAACTTTACCAGTGTATGGGTCAAGTATTGTTTCGTAAGGCTGACCTGGAACTTGGGGTACTTCGCACCATGGTGTTGGGGTTGAAGGTGTACCATAAGGTTGGATTGGAAACATACCTGTATCAGTATCCGAAGTTATTGTAAAATCGCCATTTGGTTTTTTAAATTTTAAATAAACATAACCGTTACTTGGGTCTGTATACATATCACTTATTGATGGACCATTTAGCATCCAACTGTTTGATATTAATGGTGACGGACCCGCTAAGTGTAGTTCTGCTTTAGTGTAGTGGTCTTGTATATTAGAACCATAATAGCCGTCAGTAACAAATGTTTCAGGTAAGGTTGGGGGGCTATAATCCTTTCTCAAGCATAAATAACCAGAATTTACTAATTTCCATGACAAGTTTAAATCAGCAGGGTTGTATATATCACCACCACCGATTGTTGGTGTAGGGATTGTATAATTATAAGTTTCCGTATTATATTGGCTTACTTCTTGAATACCTCGGTCAGAAAAATTTATAATATCTAAAACACCAGTAGATTCTGGTGTAGGTTGACCTATAAATTCATAATCATCGTGGTAGTATGGTATACCACCTAGATAAAATCTATCACTATGCTTGAATAACCGCTCTTTAAATATTGAGGAATCAATATCTTCAATAGCACAACATTCTGGACTTATAAACTTATTAATAGTAAATGCGTTTGGTACTGGAGTGCCAGCCATGTCGTATTTTTTATTTGATATAGACCAAAACCCTGAGTTCCATTTATGTATCCAGCAAGTTGTTATATCTAACCTATTAATTTGTCCGTAACATCCAGGTGTAGAACTAAATGGAGTGTAATTGTAATCTGGAGAGTATAATTCTATTTCGCAGTTGTCTAAGGCGGTTACGTCTAGTACGTCTATATCTACTATTAAACATTCATCATCTTCTGGAACATCACAACCACAGTCCGTTAATTCTGTTTGAGGGAATGGGTCTTTAATGATGTTTGTTGTAGAGTTAATTTTACCAGTTAAATCAATACCGTCATCATTTTGTAATGTTACATAGGTGTCACCAGTATATTGGTTTATTAATCCAGAATTATAATTTGTAAATAATTTTGTAGTTCCTGTAGTTACTGTTGTTGATGTAAGTGTAAATGGTGTAAATGAAGGTATAATATTCTCCAATTGGTTGATATACTCCTTACCACCATCATACGGACCAACATGTGGGTTATTTCCAGCTAATATGTATTGACTTGCGTTTTCTCCAGCTGTTTCTCTATACCATTGACCACCTTTTTGGAAGTACATGTTAGGGGTATCTCTTAAAAACTTAGGATATCCATCACTATCAACGTTATATAAAGATAAATCATTATCTAAATCATTATTTTTTAGAGTTGCATAGAATAAATCCATGTCAATAGGTTCTTTAGCCACATAAACGTATTCATCAAAATCTATAAGACCATCTGGAGTACCTATTAACTTAAAAAAGAACTCTATAGCCTTTCTAGTACCCTTAGATTTCCAAATCCAAGATGAATTAAGTATAAGTCTTCTCCATAATTCAATTTCGGCTTCTGCTGGGGTCAATCCTCTACTATATCCAGCGTAACTTCTTGCGCCAACGTTCAAGTATGACTTTACTAAGTCGTTTTCAACGATAGAACTGGTTAATTCCCACCCTAAGACCCTTGCTAGGTATTTTACTAGTTGGTCTGGTGTATTTTTCTTTTTATCGTAAGATACTACGTTAGCAAATGATATACCGTCAATATATTTCTTAATTTCATCAAACTCTCTACCGTAAATCTTAAGAGTTCTGTTCATTTTTTGACCCGCAGTTTCATCATCAGTACCATTGTATGATGGTAGTGTGTCGAAGTCAGATATTGCTTGAGCGGTTAAGAACCTAGTCATTAGGTTTGTCTCAATACCGTCTTTATCTTTACTAATCTCTAGTAGTTTAGTTACGAAACTAACATAATCTGTAGTATCGAAGTCAATATTGTACCCGTCTGATACTGGCCAAGATAATGTTTCTTCACCAAGACTTACCGTACCATCGTCTTCTTGTTTTTTAAATTCAAATTTTGATGTATATATTGGAACTGTAAGTCTATTTAATAAATTTGTTTCATAATCACTTAATGCATTAAAAAAACTCTCTACGTTTTCCGAATTTGGTCTTATATGGTAAGTTGGGTTTGAATTTACTGAACCATTAAACCCAAAAGGGTCACCCTTTGTTTCAATAGTTATAATATCGTTAGTGGGTGTATTTGCTCCGCTAAAACTTATTATATTGTATTCGTTTCCATTAATCGCTACAGCGTATTTATTGAAATTAACTGTAAGGTTTCTGGTAGTGTTTTTTTCATTAAATGTGTTAATGATTGTGCCAGTTTTTAGGTAGTTTATATTAAACTTATTATCTATAAAGTTTGTATCTACCTCAAATCTTGATTTGTTTAAAGCTGGGTCATAAGTGTAGTTGGATACTGTATTACCTACAACAGTATTAGCACCATCTGTTCTAAGTGGTGTCAAATATAGTGAGGCTGGCCAATCTGTAATAATTTTTTCAAGTGTTACTCTAATAAATTCTGTCGAAGAACCAAAATATACAAAATTAGATAAATCACTATTATCTAAATTTAGGGTTACATTGACATTGTTTTTAATTAATGTCTTGTTTTCACCTGGTAATAGGTTATATGTATCTAAAGAGTAATAGTTACTAAATTTGTTAGTGCTGAATATCCTACTAGTCCTACCTTCATAGTTAGTTGTTGTAACAAAGTTACCAAAAGTAAATACAGATGTATTTCCATCAGGGCTTTCTGTTCCTTGATTACCAACTATATCGCTACTAAAGTTTCTGTATTCTATACCGTCACCATAAAATACCCTTTGTGCATAACCGACTACTCTTATTCTATCGTCTTGACTCATTTATTTTATGTGTTTGATACGTCACCGAATTCTTTTCCGAAATCAATATTATTAAGTCTATTTTCTTTAATTTCAAATAATGGTTTACCGCTAAATCTATCTTTAATTTCGTATAAGTTATATTGTTTGTAAATATCATCGTCAAAATTGTAGATAGTGTAAATACCGTCTTCAAGACTCTTACTTTGATTACCAAACATACCAATAGCTAAGCTCTCAATATCATAATCAACAATTTCAACCTCCATAATAAATGGTGAGAAGAAAGTGTTGGTTATAATAACTTCTTGATTAGGTGCCCCGATAAATGGTAATACATTTGGATTAACATTATTTGGTGCTGATGGTGATAACGTACAAAATGAAAGTGTTGAGTTATCATTAAATCTATATCTAATTGCTTTTTGATTAGTATTTGTTAAATTTTGATTAACTGGCTCTGCTCTGTTATTTGAAGTAACTATTCTAAAGAAATTTTTTATTTTTTTATCCGCTACATTTGTATCGGTATTAATATATTCTATTCTATAACCAACTAAATTGTTATTTTCAAAAGATTCAAGTACTTGACTTAAATTGGGGTCAGATGTGTCAAAAACAATTCCCTTAATATCAGGGAATGCTGATAAAACACCACAATCAACTATTCTTGTTCTAATTTCTCTAGGTTTAAATGTTATGGTGTATATACCCTTACTTCCAAAATCACTAACTGGTAATTTTAGCGTGTATAAACCACCAAAAACCTCAAATCCACTTGAATTATTAGGATTATTTATTGGCGTTAAATTAGAAGAATCTAACTTAAACACATTAGTATTACTAGCTTCTCTACTTTCTGAATAAAACACAGTGATTTCAACATCCTCTGGGGACATATCTGCTGGTCTTATTGTACCGTAAACTCCTGAACTCATATTAATTTATTTTATCTTTATTATAAATATCTTGTGTTTATAAATTATAAAAGCCATTTCCATAATTTATTAAATCTTCCATATTCTTTATCTCACCTAATTGCATATGACTCTGTATAACAGTGGCTCTTCCTCTGTCAATAAATAAGTCATTAAATACTGTTGGTGATGATGTTATTCCAAATAGATATTCTTCCTTAGTTGTTGCCGATAATTCTACATTTGTCTGATTAAACCCTTCTGAATTATAATACATTTCAGTAAATGGTATATTAGATATTCCATATTGTTGACTATTTACAGTTCTCGTTTCTGCTGTTGTAGTAACGTAAAAAACACCTTTTTTAATTTCTGGGTTGTTTAAATCTATAAGTTCGCCGTCATCACCATTAATTAAATATTTTATTGGGTTTACGTTGTCGTTGTACTTTACCTTTATTGTATTGTCATATGGAGTGCCCTGATAATCAATATCTGAAGATTTAGTTATGTCAAAATCTATTTTATAAGGTTCGGCACTATCGTATGAAGTTACAACGTCTAATCTATCTTCTGTTAATCCTGTTGTTGGACCTCCACTAATATAGTAATCACTAATTGTTTTATTTGGATTTCTAGTATTTGGAAATGCGCTATTAACAACAACATTAGTTTTTCTTCCGTCTGTAAATGTGAATGTATATCCACTATCAGATAATTTAGTTAATAACTCACCATTAGGTGGTTTATTATAAAAAATACTTGGAACTATAATTGAGTTATCCTTGGCTATAAATGGCATGTCTGTACCGATACCCATATCATCCCCGTCTTGCGTAAAGAACACATTTAGATTAAAGGTTGTTGCGGTTATCTGTCCCCAATTTTCTTTTTTTCTACTGGTGTAGTCATCAAGTGATATTTTTCTTTTAATTAACTCCATTAAATAGCGTTTATTTGGTATAAATTAATTATATAATCATTAGTAGTACTAGATGGTGTAGTGGTTGGGCTTTCGTAAGCTACATTATTAGAATAAGTATCATCTATTTTGTAATAATATCCAGTAGCGTTTCTAGTTAATATATATTTGGTATATAAATTATTTTTATTAGTTGTACCTTCAGTACTACCTATTAAGTCATCAATACTTAGAGTTAAAGAGTCGCTAGACATTAAACCTATTGATGTACCCTCCTTTGCATTATTAAAGGTGGCTCTCATATATAAATTCTTAGATGGTAATGGGTTTGGTAAGACTTCATCTTTAAAATGATATAAAGCAAACCCTTCTCCGTTTCTATCCCTATCTACTAATGTATTTCCTAACTTAAAACTTACTGAATAATTTATAGCTTGTGGTATTGAAAAACCAATCATATCTTCATTACTAAATTCAGGGAATAACGTAATAAATGATATTAGATTTTGGTTACTCACAATATCACTATCGTAAAAATCTAACCTTAAAAATGATTTAGTAAATGATTTCTTTTTAAACCTTAAATCATCATCGTTAAAACCAATATCACTCCATTTAAGTGATGTGTTAAAGGCTGTTGCGGTAGAGTCTAATAAATTAACCGTATATGTTATATTTTCTAATATTCCATCTGTGTTATGTACTGGTAATAATTTAACTTTTTCGTAATCAAATGTAATGTTAACAGCTTTTTCAACTTCAATGTCTATAAAGTCTTTTTCTATTATTTCTTGTTGGCCAACAAACCCACTATTATTACCCACTGGTACATTAATATTGTATCCAGTGTCTCCAGTTAAGTTATTTACAAATTTATATTTTTTAACAAACATTTTGACTCGATTTTACTATAAAGTTATCCGTTAATGCATCACCAATTGGGTCAGCTGGGTCAAATGGAGTAGTAGTATACGGACCAATTGTGTTACCGTCATAATATAGACCGTAATTATTAAATGGGTCTTGCCTTGTGGTCATAAAACATATGTTTCGGTGTAAATAATGTGCTCCATTGGTAAATGGGTAATTAACACCTTCATTAGCTCCATCACTAAACCCAATATCTAGTAAATCTCTCCATAGAAATCTACCGTCACCTAAATCTTCAGCATAATCAGGAATACCGTCAGTTGATGAATCGCCTTGTTCTATGTATGATGAAAAATCTCTTACTGTATATAAGTGATGTGGGTTATATAGGTACCCTTCTCTTCTAGGACCCTTAGCTAGAGGGCTTCCACTATTTGAAGTTTCTCTACCTACTGTATTGAATCTATGTAATACATTAGCAAGTACTGTTTCGGTTAATGTATATTTATTATATTCTACAACATCACCATAAAACTCATCAATAGAATTACTAATATAATCTCTATACAAATCATTCGTTAAGGGTGTGTGTGTTGGAACTGGTGTTGTTGTTCCGTCATGTATTCTTCTTACATTTGAAAGAAGGATGTTGTCTTTGTTATATAATAAATCTTCTAAATCTAAACCTGATTTTAATAACCCAAAGGTGTTGTCACTATCTGTTTTTATGAATGTAACATATAACTCACTAATTGGTCTACCTAAATTATCTTTTAGCCCTTCTAAATCAATATCTTGATTAATTACAAACTGATAGTTACCGTCATTAAATATTGTCTTGCTAAACGCTAAAGGATACATTTCATAATCACCATTATTTATTACTAATTTTTTAAATTTTCTTAAATAATATACAGATAATTGACCTCCAACTATTTTTTGGAGTCTACCGTTAAATGCAGTGGGTAAAGCTGTTGACAATGATGCTGGGTCTACGTCAATAACAAAATAATTTTGAATGTAATCCCCGTTATCTAGCCCCAGCCTTTTGACTGTATATTCACCATCAGTTACAAATGATGATGTGGTGGTTATTTTAACTCTATCACCATTTTCTAGTCCGTGTCTTGTTGATGTAGCTAAAGCTGTCATTGGTTTACCACCGACAATAACTGGCTCGGCTTGAATAAGTAATAATCCATTTATATTAAGCGCTGTGTCTCCTACAACTGTATGACCGCTATCACTAGCGTATGGGTAAGTTACTGTTATTTCCCAATTTTTATATGGTAGACTTGAATTTAAGTCAAATTTATCTTTTCCTGGTTCTATATAATAGAAATCACATAACCCTTCTTTCGTTATATCTGGTTCAGTAAAACCAAACCAGCCATCACGTTCTATTAAATATTTATTGTAAGCTTCTGGGTAATCTATATTATTACCAATTTGTGGGTTTGTAAATAAAGGGTTGTCAAATATATCTAAACCATTATCTGTTTTTTTAAGAGGGTTAGTTGGGTCGTTACCAGTTGGGTTCATTAATGGGTTGCTGAATAATGGACATACTGTTCCTTGTAGCCTATAAATAAATGAAGAGTTTCTTTCTTTATTAAATTGTTCACCTAAGTCAACTATATGATTTATTTCACCTACAGGTAGTAACCTTCTTTCATTATTAAAAGAAACCTTACTAAATGAGTCTTCGTTTATATCAGATTTTGACTCGTTTTCATTTAACCTATATTTGTATCTATTATCCATAAATTTATTAAATTATTGTAACAAAAATTGATTCTTTATTACTAGTGGCATCACATCCAAATGGTTCTTTATTTTTATCATATACAATAACCTTGTATTCGTATGTATAAGTACCTGTAGGGGTTATAGATAAGTAATTATCGGTGAATACATATGTTGTGTTTGAAACATCTTCTAATGAACCAAAGTTTACAAACCCACCACCTGTGTCTCTCATAACTTGTACTTTGTATTTGTAAACATCACCTAATGCAGAGTTGGTGTTAAATATACCTCCGTTTATACTAACAGTGAATGTTCTAACAGTATCAGAAGCGTTTCCACCTATATTTCCGTCAACAGTTAAGTTTGCGGTTAATTGTGTGGCTGGTACGAGTATTTCAGCTGAATCATATTTAAAACACCCTGCGCTATCTTCTACAGTTATTTGGTACGTTTCAGGACCCTTACCTTCGTTTAAGTTATCGAAAGTATCTGAACCACCAGAACTTAGTGTGATGGTTTCAGTTATATTAGGATTACCACCGTTTATGGTTACTGTGTAAGGTGGTGTACCTCCTATTACGCTATCTATTTCTATTTCTCCTTTTGTTCCGTTACATCCAGATTTAGGTGTTACATTATATGAAATTGCTAATGGTTCGGATATCGTTTCTGTTAAACTAGTTTTAGTTGCTCCTATACTATCCGTAACTACCAATTCGTAGCTACCCACTTCTAAATTAGAAAGGTTTTTAGTGTCTAAACTTGGGTCACTATTCCATTCGAAAGAATATGGGGCTTCACCGCCTGTTACATTAGCTATTATTTTACCATCCCCATTTCCGTTACATGTTATATCTGTTTTAGTAAGTGTTACATTTATAGCTGATGGTTCGTTTATTTCTACAACTGATTCACAACTACTAGGTGTTGGTAGTGTGTTATCGGTGACAACAACTTTATACCCTAGCATTTTAGTGGTGTCGGGTGTAATAGATGTGTCGCTATAGTCGTTTGAGTCAAACCTTGCGGGTAAACCTACAAATTCTGTACTGTTTGTTGTAATTGTTCTAGGGTTAGTCGCTCCTGGTGGTGGTGGTGATGATAAAGACGTTAAGCCGCTTTCAACCCCGTCTATTGTATCGTACAAAGTTACAGTATAATCCCCAACACCACCATTTAGGTTTACTGTTATCTTACCGTCAGAAGTGGCGTTTTGTGTTGTGTCGGTACTTTGTACGTTACAACCCACTGGTACTGGACCAGGAACTGTAAATGTACCATTAGCTATGTTACCAACTGAATCAATAGCTTTTACGTTGTATGTACCAGCTATTAAACCGCTAATAGTCTTTGAAGTAGTTGTAGTTGTGGTTGGGTAGCTAACACCTCCCTCTGTTAATTGGTCCCACACAAAAGTATAAGGCCCTATGCCTCCAAATATATTAATACTTATGGCTCCATCTCTTGCAGCTGTTGCTGGGTTATCAGCTATTATTGAATCGGATACAACAAAAAAGTCTACATCTACTTCTGGGGTACATTCAGTAAAGTATTTTCTTTTCATTTTACCTAATGCAGTGTTTCCTTTATTAAGTCCAAAATAGAAATAATATGAGTTATCATAAACCCATACTGGGTTATTCCAGAATGAAGTGTTTGCAGGTCTAATTCCACCGTCCACTCTAAATTCAGTGTAATATTGGTCTTGGTAGTTTACAACTGTTGTGTTATTCGGTGAGTCAATGTAAATTTCAGGCAATGCTGCTGGTGAGATTATATTTGAATTTAGTTTAGTAAAAATACTTCTAACTAAAGGGTCGTCAACATCTGCATTAGTTATTTTTTTGTCTGGGTCTAATGGAAGTATGGATGGTGATTCTCTTAATTCATCTAAACCAACACCTAATTCACATATTCTTTTAAGGTTATTGCAATTATCGCTATTAGTCTTAAACGCAAGACAAGTTATTTCACCAAATAAGTCATAACCTGTTGTTATTGTGTCACTACCAACTTTATCATCGATTAATGGAGGTAGGTTAGATGTAGTATCTGTAAGGTATTGATAAAACTTTTGGTCTCCGTTCCAACTACAGTCAAAAACTGAACCTAAGTTTACTATATCGGTTGCGAACAACTTACTGTTGTTATCATATGTTACTGGTGAATAATATAACTCACCCTCATGATTTTTTATATAACCACTTTTAATGTTTTTAAATCGTTTACTATTAACTCCTTCGTCATTTCCACCATTGTCTTCATCTTGAGGTAGTGCGCCAGTACAGCTATCTATAACATAGTTACTTCTACATTTGTTATCACTATCACTATCAAAATCGTCACATTCTACTTCACAAAATTTTTCTTTTCCGTTCTTTTTTTTCTTATATTTTAATAAAAATGCGTATAATGTTCCGTTAATCCAATCATTATAAAAATCGAATTTAAATATATCTAAAGCGTCAGCTAGTTTAGTTGTTTGACATTTACTCCATCCAGCATCACATCCTTCTGCTGTTAATTTTTGAGCGCTGTCACATGTTTGGTAATTTAATAACGCTTCACCCTCACCATCTGTATCTTTTTTCCATACAAGTGTTTCTCCGTCTTCTTCGGCTTTCTCTACGGTTTCTTCATACCCCTTTCCACTTACTTTACCCCCTGGTATATATTTTAAATCTTCACATTTAAGACCTATGAACGGTATATAGCTCAATATTTCTCTACAGTCACAGTCTGCTATTTTACTTATTTCGTCTTTATTAGGGCCTATACAGAATTTACTTTCACAATCACTACCTACAAGCCATTTAGGGAAAAAACATATTAAAAGACCTATACCTTTAATTACATTACATATCACAACTAATATACCGTTTAATAAAAATATAACAGTGTTTAATAATGATATAAGTACTGTGTTCATTGTGGCTACTAACCTTGCTATTATCTTTATTAATACACAAAGTATGCTGTATAGTGGATTTACGTCATTATCCATTTTGTTAAATGGAAATGGATTTCTGGAACCAGAGTCGTCAACGTTTTTAAGACCTATAAAATTTCTATTTTCAATATTTTTATTTGGTTGTACTCTGGTTATGTGGTTTTTAATTGTATATATATTATTCCACGATAAATCTCTGAAATTTTCATCATTAGTCGATGTGTCAAAAGTAAAATCAGTTTTACTCCAACTTGATGGGTTATGTGGTACTAGATATTTTGCTCTAGTTCTAAGTCTACCTTCATCACCATTAACCATCATTCCGATTCTAAATCTAACTCTGGCGGTTGTTGGTATACCTTTTGATGGGTCTCCAGAAGGGACTAGTGTACCGTCTTCTGACGTAACCATGTAGTCTCTATTCATTGGTATTTGATAAGCCCATGCCCCATCTTCGTCTATAACTTCTCCACCTTCAACGTCAAATCTTTCGATTCCGTTGTCAAAGGTTTTCCTAATCATTTCAATTCTACCACTACCAGTTACAATTTCATCCATTTTACCTAGTTTCTTTCTAGGTCTACATCTTTTATTTAATGCGTGTTTATCATTATCACTAATGATAGAACCCATGAATATGGCTGTTGGGGTTATATTTGTTGCTAAATCAACGTCTGACCTTGCGATACCTATATTACATTGTTCTGTATCACCCCAAAAAGGTGGTACGGTAACGCTAATTGGTGATGTTGTTTTTAATTGACTTAATACTGGACTTTCTTTTCTACCTTTAAACTTAGTTGGTGATGTAAATGATTTTTCAGAAGCTCCGTCTCTTATTAAGTCGTAAGGTCTTTGCGATAAAATACCTATATCTGACATGTCTGCATTAACATGCATAAAGTGAGTACCAACTGGTAATCCGAATATCATAAAGTCACCTGAGCTATTAGTTGTGGTTGTAAACTTGTAGTATTTACAGTATACTTCACCTAACAATGGGTTGTCTTGGATTTCTCTTTTACTTGGAAATGTACCTATTGGGGTAAAACATTCGTCTTTACCTCTACCGTTTCTAGGTACTAGATTATATGGTATGCCATCCGAATCCTTTCCAGTGACTTCTTTGTATGGGTACATACCTAATAATTCTGGGTCTTCCGCATCAACCTCATCAACTGGTATAAATATAGATACCTTGGCGTTAGGTACACCAAGTCCGTTGTTTACTATTACCCTACCTACTACTACGCCATAATCAGAACAAAACCTTCTGTAGGCTTCATCTTGTGAAATTTTAAGCGATAATATCTCAATAAAATCAAATTTTTGATTTACTTGTAGATTTACTAAGCTTTCACCACCCCCAGGTGTTGTTTTTATTCTAATATTGTCTGACATTGTTTTTTATATCATTTTTCTTCAGTTAGTAAGATTACATCTTCTTCAATTTCAAACTTTTCGTAGTTCTCGTCTTTTTCGTTATTTTCTTTTTCTTTTTTTCTATTCTTAAGTGGTTTTGCGATAGATAATATCATGTTGGTTACATCAACGCTGCTATCACTAAAAATACTTTTATATAGTAAAAAGATTGTAAAAGGAATTACTATTACCGCCCCTATAGCTGATGCTATAATAAAAAGAAATAATTTAACTATTATTAATAGTACCTTGTTAAAAACAGATGACTTTTTCTCAGTGTTTTTTTGTTCTCCTGTTTTTTTGTTTTTGTCGTTTTTGCAATTGCATCCCATAATGATATATTTTATATAGTTAATATAAGTTTTTTAGTTAAAAAGTGAAGACTTTCATCTCTTATCTTATTTTACTCTAACTTTAATATCACTAGCTGGTATTTTTATTTCAAACATTCCAACTGGGTCACCAAATAAAGTATATTGACCTAATAAATCTATCTGTCTAGTTTCGTCATCGATATAAGGTTGTGAAACTTCGTTTGAAGAATATTTACCACCACCTACTTTATTAAAGATTCTTAAGTCCACAACATTTAATACACCAGCGACATTGTTTATTTCTTCAATTAATTGAGCTATATAGATATTATCACCCATATCCCATTTATTAATATCAAAATAATCTGTTATAGTGTTTATAACTTGCCCTACTATTTCGGATTGTGAAAATTGTTTATCAACAAATAAATCAACCTCAAATCCTAGATTAAATATCTTACCGTTAGATACTTCAACATAGTCATTTAACATTCTATAATTAGATAAGTATGTTGCTATATTATTCTTAAGAGTTGATGTTGAGCTTGTGCTTAAGGCTCCGTTACTATCTAGTGTTAATGTGTATACTCTAATTTTATTTTGTATCTCAATTACATTATTTCTAAATGGTACACCAAATTCACCAGGTATAAGAGCTATCCTTGTTTTATAGTCTTCTAGTGTTACACACCTTTCTTGTGAAGCGTAATTGTATCTAACTAAGTTTCTTAATTCTTCTACAGAAGGTTCGTCTTTACCACCCAAAGCTGGTAATGGGTTGTTTACTGTAAGTGAGTCCCTTACTAATTGATTATTAGTACTATCTGACCCGTTTACAAATAGTTCAACACTATTTACCGATGTTAGTGTGTTTGGACCTACATTCGTGTTAGCGCCTCCACCTACTCTGTAAGAGATAAACATTGTTCTGTTAGGGCTAACCGTAACACCTAAAGATAGATTGTTAATAAAGTCACCTATTCTATTTACAAGTGATTTATCCACGTCAAATTCACATAGTGAACTTATGTCTTGTGTACCGCCACCAAATATAAGTTTAGTGAATCCATTATCTGTATATTCTTTTATAAATCTTTGGTCAACTCTTTTGAATTTACCAGGCTTAACCGTTGAGTTATCACTAACTATTGTGTCGTCTGGAATAAAAACTATATCGTCAGCTAATGCATTTACTTCATACCATCTAAGGTCTTCATCATAGAATGTACCTGTAGATGGGCTTGTAACATAGTCAGTTCCTTCTAATGTTATTACAGAATTAATAGATAAGACATTATCTTCTGGTAGTACTATTTCAAGAAATGGTCTAACATCACCATCATTAAGAACTCTTTTAAATATTTTAGTAACACCATTAACTACTATTTCTCTTTTGGTTATTGTGTAGTTAATTATATTTCCATTATTATCTGTGTTGGGTAATATCAATCTGTTTGGTAACCCTCCTGTTGTAAATGGTGATGAAAAGTCTATCTCATCTCTAGTTTCAAAAACTTTACCCGCACCACTTATTTGAGCGCCTCTGTTTATAACTGGAGCGTAAGAAACATCAAATGTATCCCCAAGTACTGGAACTGTAACTGAAAAATCAGCAATAGTTAGAGAGGGTCTATTACCTGGAACCTTTAATCCGAATGTCCTTGCCATTGCAAGTATTGAACTCCTTTCTTGTGCGAAATCAATTTGAGTCTCTTGAAACATTCTATCTGTTTGAAAAGACAGCATATCACCTACTGCAGCATTTAATTCTAATAACATCATACCTACAGAAGCATCATTAAAATCATTAAAAATGTCTGGATAATATTGTCTTACAAAACCTATAAGTTCTTGTCTAACATCTGCAAAGTTTCGACTAAAGTAATTTATTTTTTTTGACATAGTTTTTTAAATTTAGATTTGAAGTAATATGAAGTCTGTTTCTTGGAAAGTATCTTCGGTTACAGTATAATCTATTCTAACTACAACAGCGTGTTCACTGTCTTCACTTTCTGTAACATCAACACTATTTATTATAAGGTTTGGTATATATTTTTTAACCGTTTCATTTAGTTCTTTACTAATATCACTTCTAGTAGTTCCATCGTTGAATTCAAAGATGTATTTTAATAGGTCAGTACCAAAGTCAGGCATATAAAGTCTTTCACCTTTTCTGGTTAATAATAAATGCATTAGGTCTGATTTAATAGCTGAATTATCCTCGTTATTTAAATTAAGGAATTGACCAATATTCCCGTCTTTAAATGGGAACTCAATATTTATAAACTTACCATTACCAGCCATAATACATTTTCTTTATTATAAATATATATAGGGTATGTTTTTGAAATGTAAATACAAAAAAAAAGGTCTGATGTAATATCAGACCTTTTGTTTATTAACCTTAGCTGTCATGTGTGAGGTTATCTCATCTAACCAACCGCACACTCTTGCCCTATTGTAAGCACTACCGTTGGCATTTTTAAAATCAACCTTATGTTTGTGTTTTAATGCTTCTTCATGACACCTTTCTTTTGTCCATTTAATATTCTTAAGTATCATATGTTCACATACCTTACTAATCCAACCATTTCTTCTAATATGTTCATATATGGTAGGTGATGATTTTTTAAAATCAATCTTATGTTTGTGTTTTAATGCTTCTTTTTTGCAATTTTCAAAAGACAAATCGTATTTACTACCACGTTTTCTATTAACCTTAGTTGTCATATGTGAGGTTATCTCATCTAACCAACCGCACACTATTGCCCTACGGTAAGCACTACCGTAGGCGTTTTTAAAATCAACCTTATGTTTGTATTTCAACGCTTCTTCATGACACTTTTCTTTTGTCCATTTAATACCTCTACCAATTGGCCTATTCATATGTTTGAAGAATTCATCTGTATCCCATTTTTCTTTCAATATTTTTCTATACGCACCCCCAGAACTATTTCTGAATTCTGTTTTAGTACTATACTTCAATGCTTCTTTATGACAATTTTCTTTTGTCCAATAACCATGTCTTTTTTTACTCATATATTAAAGTATTTTTTTTAGAATTTTAATTAGTTTGTAGAGAATCGAATATTCCAGACGTTGTTTATACCATACAAACATAGGTGTTAACATCACCTATTACGTACCTGAGTGGTTGTATATACCAATTAAACCATGGGTATTAACAGCAAATATTGATTTTTTACTATCTTAGTCATGTTGTATATACCAATTAAACCATAGTTATTAACAGCAAATATTGATTTTTTATTAGCCTCAGCCCATTCAGTTGTATATACCATGCAAACCATAGGTATTAACAGCATATGAGAAAGAAAGTCTCATTCCAAAGTAGTTGTATATACCATACAAACCATAGGTATTAACAACTAATTCTGTTAATAATCTCTCTTTTACTCGTTGTATATACCATACAAAATATAGGTATTAACAGATTGGGGTTGAAGAGAGGCAAAGAAGGTAGGTTGTATATACCATACAAAATATAGGTATTAACAGCCAGAAAGCTATCATACGAAGACGACCCGAAGTTGTATATACCATACAAAATATAGGTATTAACAGCTTACTAAGCGAGCAATGTATTAATACGCATGTTGTATATACCATACAAAATATAGGTATTAACAGCTACAGCCAACCAATCACTTCAACTTCCTTAGTTGTATATACCATACAAAATATAGGTATTAACAGCTTAGAACTTTTGGAAAAGACCAATTTTGAGTTGTATATACCAT